TTTTCAGCCTTGTCGGCTTTCTTGGACTTGGCGCCCTTTTCGGCTTTCTCGCCCTTGTCTTTCTTGGCTTTCTTGCCTTCGCCTTTTTCGGCTTTGGCTTTCTTGCCGCCCTTCTCGGACTTCGACTTCGCCGGAGCAGCTTCGCCGCCTTCCAGCTTCTCGACGACCTTGATCTGAGCCTGGGTGGATTTCAGACCTTCCTGAGCTTGCTTCAGGGCTTTTTCGAGCGAAGCAACGGTGCCCTTGGCAGCGCGTTCTTCTTTACGCAGGCGGGAGACTTCCTGCTTCTTGTTGATGGAGACGTCGTTCTTGGCCATGCCAGTAATTCCTGTTCGAATGGGGATTAGACCGCGAATTCTTATCGGGGTCGAATTGCGTTTTCAGCATACAATGAATTAGTATGCGCAAACTTGTGACGCACGAGGGCGATTACTCACCCTCGCTTGAAACGGTGCGGCCGCTCGCTTATGCAGCTAGGCAGGCTAGGCCGCGCGCCGATGGTGAGGCCGAATCAGTCGAAGTCTTCTTCGTCGTCATCGTCGTCATCGTCGTCGTCATCGTCGGAGTCGTCGTCATCGTCGTCGTCCGAGTCATCGTCGTCGTCATCGTCGTCCGAATCATCGTCATCATCATCCGAATCATCGTCGTCATCATCATCGTCGTCCGAATCGTCGTCGTCATCGTCCGAATCGTCGTCGTCATCGTCGTCGTCATCCGAATCATCATCATCGGAATCGTCGTCGTCATCGTCGTCGTCGGAGTCGTCGTCTTCCGAGTCGTCGTCATCGTCGTCCGAATCGTCGTCATCGTCGTCCGAATCTTCCGGAACGGTCGAACCCACCACTGCGATGGCATCGTCGATGCTTTCGACGCCGGCTTCCTTCATTTCCTGCAGGAGAGCCAGCAGTGCGACAGCCAGGCCAGCGGTCAGCATTTCTGCGGAGAACGCTGGGGCTTTCGCTTTCTTCGACTTCGATTTCTTAGCCATGTTTGACTCCAGATTGTTTGTCAGGTTTGATGCAATGAGATTTTACAGTTTGCAGCAGTGTCGCTGCTTTCACAACGACACTTTACAGATTTGCCTTACGGCCGATCAGCTGGGCTTAGTCGTCCAGGTCGTCGTCATCGTCGAGGTCATCATCCTCGTCTTTGGCTTTCTTCGACTTCTTGGACTTCTTGCCGGACTTCTCAGCCTTGTCGGCTTTCTTGTCCTTCTTGGACTTCTTGCCTTCGCCTTTCTCGGCACCGGCTTCGTCTTCGGCCACGACGGTAATGCGAACACCGTCATGTTGATACAGCTTCACAGTTTCACCACCAGCGGTCTGGATGGTCATGACGCCCTTGCTGTCGTCGGTCAGCTTACCGACAACTTCGCGGATCGGCACTTCGCGGATCACGGTGACGGAAGAGACTTCACCGACGGCACCGAAGACTTCGATCACTTCGCTGCGGTGGAAGCGGCTGACGACCATGCGTTGCGAAGCGCTGGTACGCTTGTGACGCAGGACGACGGTGTCACCGCTGTCTTGCACCAGGAAGCCGCCGATTTCAACGGCTTGCTTGGCGAGGACGGTGAAGGTGAACATCGCGCTTTTGACCTTGAAGCTGGTCTTGGCGCTGATGTTCTTCAGGCGCTTGGCGATCTTGTCGCTACGGGTCAGACGGTTCGCGGTGTTGCGCGCCTTCTTCTCTTTCTTCTCTTTCTTTGCCATGTTTGATTACTCACCATCTTTTTCGAGGTTGAAGGCAACGAGGAAATCGCCACCGTTGAACAGGTTGTCTGCGTACTCGTCAGCATCGAAGCCTTGGATGCCGAAGAAGTCGCCGCCTTCTGCGACGTTGCGGAAGCTGAGGACGCTGGCTTCTGGATCGGTTTCGCGAATCCAGTTGAAGCAGGCGGCCACTGGCTCGTCGATCAGGTCCTGCGAGTTGAAGCCCGCGTAGATCGTGGTCGGCATGCCGGCCTTGATACCAGCGTTCTCCAGGTACTTCATGTGTTTCTTGATGACCTGCTCGAACTTGTTGCTTTCCTCGCGGATCAGCAGCGGGATGCGCAGGTGTACGATGAACTTCACAGTTACCGTAACGTTGCGCACCGCCGCGTCGGCATCATCGTCGTCCAGCTGTGGTTGGACCAGAGCACGGACGCGAACGTAGTTGCGAGCGTCGAGCAGTTCGCCTTCTTCTTCGCCTTCTTCAGGCGCCAGCTCCAGCACCGGAGTGCCTTCGTAGACCGGGAAGTTTGCGAACAGGGTGTTCTCGGCGACCTTGATGTACTCGGCCACCAGGGTGTTCAGGATGGTGCCACCGCCGTCGGCGCTGACCACGATGCGCTCTTCGCCGTTGAGCAGTTGACCCAGGACCTTGACGAACTCGGCCAGAGGCTTGCGCAGTACGCCGATGCGGTGGCTGCGTTCGTTCAGGCTCGACAGCGGCTGGATCACGTTGAACTTCTGGTCGTCCAGCTCGTAGCTGTTCAGCTCGATCAGCTTCTTGTGGACTTCGTCGTTGAACAGGTTGACCACGAAGTTCAGCTCTGGCTTCACGGTCAGGCGCACCAGGCCTTCGATGCCAGCGCTTTCGCGCAGGAGTTGCTCGAAGCTGCGAGGTGCAAACTCTTCTTCCAGATCGACGCCGTCATCGACGTTTGCAGCCAGGTTGGTCTCGCCAACGGTTTGTGCGGCGCGGTCAACTGGCAGGCCGGCAGTGTTGCCTTCGTCTACTGGCTTGGCGCTGGATGCGAGTTGTTGCTGTTGACGTTCGCCGTCACCGATAATGTCGTTCACGATTTGACTCCTTTAACCTTCGAATAAGAGAAGCAACGCTTGATGTTCACACTTTTGGGACTTGGTCGAATGTTCAACCCAGTCACCGTGTACTGATCGTCGAATGCCCGCTCGAACTGAGCAATGATATTATCAAGTCCAGAAAGAGCTTTGTCCTCAGTGTATTCCACACCCAGGAAATCGACTACAGGATGGTGCAGTGTACGGAAGCCCAACGACTGGAGGTGAACCTTTTCTTTCACCAGAAGCTGTGGTGCCATGAGCTTGCCATTCTGGTAAACAAAGATGCCGGAAGCCACGAATCGCAAGTAGTGCTCGGGGAACCGCCGGGAGTAGGCTTCCTGTTCGGCTGCAATCTCGGCGGCGCTATTCTCGATGCGTTGCTCTAGCTTTTGTTTACGCTTTTGGTACTTGGCCAGTTCCGACGCATAACGCTTCGGGTTGGCCTCATACTTGACGAGCTTTTTAAGGACCTCATTCAACTTCTCCCGCAGTTCAATGACCACATGGTCGAAGTCGGTGCTGCGAGGGTCCTTTACACTCTCCAGATACCTGTGCATCAGCGCACTGACGGTGTTGCAGTCAGGGAAGTGTTCGCGCAGCAAATCGCGCTTCTGCTTCGGGATGACCAGGGTACCTTGAACCACATACAACTTGGCGGACTCGCCGAACGGCGCGTAGTTCGTGATGATCTTGCGCGAGCCGTGCATGCCCAGTTCAAGCGGCACTCCCAGCTGGTTTAGTTCGTCGATGGTGTAGATGATCCGTTCACCCAGATGGAGGAACCCACCATACAGGAAAGCGTGGAACGAATCACCGACCTTGTACGCACGATACACCAGGTTGATGCGAACACCTGCAAGGCGCGGAGTGATGATGCAACCACTCGGCAACGGTTGGTCGGTGTATTTCTGTTGCGTGTTGCACTTGCGCATGACCTCGTCAATCGTCTTCTCGACGGCGTTCGGCCACACGAAGTCTTTACGGGCCGTCGACTTGGCGGCTTCGTAGTCAAGCTTTAGAGCAGCAATGGCTGCGGCGTAAGTCGTGCTCGGCGCAGGCTGCATCATGGCGAAGCAGGCCCAAGCCTCCGCCTTGATCAGGGATTGGCTCAGACCGAAGCCTGATGCGTACATCATACCCACGGTGTTCATGTCCGGCAAGTTGCCGTTGATGGCACCGAGAACTATTTGCCGCAGCGCTGTGGTGTGTAGCGCAGGCACAATGTCAATCTCCGAATCGCCCATGCGGCCGTGATACGTGAACCGCATGTGGTCCATCGTGCCACGGTTTGTTGCGACGGTCAGCAGGGAGCGGCCGTACAGGTTGTTGAGGACAGCGTTGAGTGCATCTGCGTTCATACTTCGTACCTCCTGAGCACAGTTCACACTTTCTCGCCGAACAAGCCTTTGAGCTTTGCAGCGCCCATACGGTCCAGCAGGTCCGGTGCGTCAGCAGCCACCTTACCGGCGGCAACCATCTCGGCGTGCGCATCGACAAACGGTTCACAGAAAATCTCAACCACCGTCTGGGCGTTGTCGTCGTGCTCTACATCGTCGCCGTATTGGACGACCAGCACACCGTTAACACCGGACGTCACGGCCGGAATAGCGACCAGCGAGTGTACGCCAATCACCGCGTTCAGTTCCGCAAACTTGTCGATCACCGCATCGTCTGTGGCATCGAGGTCATCCATGGCCGGATCGAGGTTGAGCATTTCATACGGCATCACGGCGAACGGTGTTTCGGAGTCCGCCATAATCATTCGGAGGTGCTTAATCATGTTCTTGTACTCAGTGAGTTAGGCTTTGCCAGTGAGTTCGTCGTTCCACGACTGGGCAATAATGTCGGTGAGCGTTTGCTCCGTCGGACGAATCGCGTTTGTTTGCACCATCGCGTTTACGGCGTGATGGCGCAGTTGGGTATTCAACTCGGAGAGCGTGATTTGCAGGTGACGCTCAACCATGAAGAGGATACGACGCAGTGCCTCACTGTCACGATCCCCAACAGGTTCGTCATTGTGGTACACGACCGCTGCACCTTGCTTGGTGTGGATAATCACCAGATAGTGATCTTCCTTCAAACCGGTAGGGCGGTAGGCAACAAACTCAACAGGCGTGTGCCGTACGTGAATACCAATCGAACGCACCAGCTCTACAAGGCCGGAGTTGAACTCTTGGTGAACCTTCACACCCAGCTCAGGAACGACGGACAGTTCAAACAGCATTTTGATGGCAGACAGCATACGGCACCTTCATGTTAGTGGTTGGGGCCCGAAGGCCCCGGTGGTGTTAGTCGTCGGAGTCGTCGTCTTCAACGATTTCCATGCGCGCAGCATCGGCAATGGACTTGCTGCGGAACTTGTTGTTGCTGAGGTTGAGCAGCTTGACCTCTTCTTCCTCCTCGTCGTAACCGACCAGCAGGAACTCGGTGTCGTCGCCCTTGGCGGTCAGGCGAGTTTGACCTGGGACCATGTCGTCGCCGAACTTTTCTTCGATTTCGTCGCTGGCCAGATAGGCTTCAACAAACCCGCGCACCTTGTCGGCGTTGAGCTTCGGCGCGATTTCGGTGATGGCTTCGACCATGTCGTCAACGGACACGTCACCATCATCGTCATCGGTGTCATCCGAATCATCGTCATCGTCCGAGTCGTCGTCATCGTCGTCAAGGTCGGTATCGGTATCATCGTCCGCCTCGTCGTCGTCAATGTCATCGTCCGAGTCGTCATCGTCATCGGTGTCGGTGTCGTCATCGTCGTCCGAATCATCATCCGAGTCGTCGTCTTCCTCGGGAAGTTCAACGCCCGCCTTCTCGGCAGCTTCACGGATGGTGTCGTCGTCGTTGTCGTCGTCTTCACGGATGAGGGCGATAACAGCATCGAGGTCCATCGACTTCTTGGTGGTGAGGCCGAGCTTACGTGCAATCTTCTTGGCGTCAGCAACATCCAGCTTGCCGAGAAGTTCGTCAGTCACGGCCTGGTCATCTGCATCATCGTCGTCCAGGTCGTCGTCATCCAGCTGGTCGTCATCCTCGTCATCAGGAGCAACGTCGGTGGATTCGCGGTGATCGCGGATGTACGCCTTGATTTCTTTCGCCGACTTCGCAGCCGACATGAAGGTCAGATTGATGGTGGCGCTGTCGTCGTTGAAGCGTGCGCCTACGGCAACGGGCACGACGTTGTAGGTACCGTGCGTGGCGAGTGCAGGGCCAACGTATTCGAGAATCTCCTGAGCCAGGCGCTCGGCGATGGCTTGCTCGAAGCTCGTAAACATTTTCTTTTTCTTGGCCTTGGCCGGAGAGCCTGCATCGTCTTCGTCACGGCTCACCTTGCGAGCGCGTTTGTTTGTGGCCGGCTCGTCATCGTCGTCCTTCTTGTTGCGATTGCGCGCACGGGTGGACGTTGGCTTGCCGCCATTCTCGGCCGCTTCACGTTCACGACGTTCACGGCGACGGCGTTGACGTGGCGACTCGGTCGGAGTGTCGTCGTCCTCGTCCTTCTTGTTGCGGCTACGGGCGCGAGTGCTGGCAGGCTTCGCTTCGGCCTTATCAGCTTTCTTCTTGCCTTTCTTCGGAGTGTCGTAGAAGAAGCCAGGACCGCGTTTGTAGATGCCATCCATGTGCGCCTCTGCGCCTTCTTCGGTCAGCACGGTACCAGCCTTCAACGCAACCTTGGCGACACGGTGGCGCACGCCGTCGATGGTGATGCGCTTACCTTCCATGCCTTTCAGATCGTCTTTGGTGATTGCCATGTTTGAGTCCTCTCTAACCTAACCTAAGTTGGTAACCAATGTCTTGTGAGCTACATGCTGCACACGCAGCCAGTTTAAACGGTTTACAGTGTTTGCGCAAGGCGCCTTAGAACATCGTTGCAGACAGCTCGGGCAACGGTTTCTGGATGGCGATCAACGTATGGGTGATCGCGTCAACCACGTTCTTCGGCATTCCAGCATTCTGCTTGGTGGCTTGTCCAGCGTAGGCAGTGAAGCCTTTCCAGAAGTCGCCAAACTCCTCGGCACGGAAAGCGCGCCAGTCAGTGATGTGCGGAAGGATCGCACGTTCCGATCTGGCCTCGACACCGGGCTTCTGGCTACCGAAGCTCTTGCGCAGCTTGATCGTCTTGTGGCCTGCATCAACCATTTCGCGCACCTCGTCAAAGACGCCAGCAGGTACCTGAATGATTGCGCAGCGTGGCTTGTTGTGTTGCATGTGGAGCACAGGCATTGCTACGGCGCAGTGCTTGTTGTCGTCGACCTGGAAGGCATCGACGGCGTTTGCACCAAGGGCAACAGGCAGGTAGATTTTCTTCTCCTGACTGCGCACCCAGATGGTGTTCTTGAGAACCACGGTGTTGGCGTCGAGGTCGAGCGCGAACAGTGGGACGAATTCACCAGCGTGCTCACCCTTCACCATGTGATTCAGGTAGAACGGCAGGTCACGCAGGAACTGCGGAATCTGGTGATCGACCGCATCCCCGTGATCGTTGATGGTGAAGAACCCGCGATCGTCCAGCAGCAGCACCTTGGCGCGGGACAGCAGAGCATACGCAAACACCGTGCTGCCGCTGAGGCGGCTCATGGCGTATAGGGCTTCGACAATTAGCGCCAGCTCGCTGAATGTCAGTCGGCCGCGAGCGACGAACTGGTCGATCTGCTTGTTGGCATATTGAAGGGCATTGGTAGTGCTTTCGGTTTGGCTAGCACGTTGAACGTTCATGTTTGAAGTCTCACAGTTTACGACCGAGTTCGGCCGGATTGGTATCGTCAGTTATGTACATTACAGGGCCCTTGTTGTATGCAGGGGCCAGCCGCTTCCGCTTCCTGTCTTTCTCTTCCTGAGCAGCCGCTTCTCTGGCAGCCATTTCAGGGTTCTCCGAATAGTCTACGGGCTTGTTGGCCTTCTGCGCGTCGGCTGTACTCGCAGAGGGTAGGGTCCGAAAGCCTGTAGTGTCTTCGTATTGCAATGTCGGAAGGGCGTTGACTGCTAACTTACGCTTATCCGATTTCCCACGACCTTTGAGGAGTTTGCTTACGGCAGCTTGCTCCTCTAGGGCCTTACGTCGCTTTTCCACTTGCTGCTTTTTCGTCAGGCGTTGCTTAGTCATGACCTTCTTCTGCCAGAATGGTTTGTACGCAGGCGGGAGCGATGGCTCGACCGCACTTGGCGCGATAACGGCGCTCGGTGTCCTTGCTCAGGACGACGATTGTTTGCGCCTTGTCTAGGTACTTGGGCGTGTGCTTCCCATCAACTGCGATGGTGCCCCATGTCAGGTTGCCCTCGACCGAAGAGTTCTTCGGGAGCGGCAGGTTTTGTTCGAGCGTCAACCTCGCCATGTCGGCGCTGTCGATGGAAATCAGGTAAGAGTCAGCCATGACCGGCGTGGCTACAACGGCTAATGCAATAATGAGGTTGCGCACAATTCAGTTCCTTGAAATGGCTAACGGACCCGAAGGTCCGTTAGTTTGACGTTTTGTTTGACGATTACCGACCGCGAGTGCGATTCAGCTTCGCCATACCAGGGTCGTCGCTCAGTGAGATACTGAGGCGGGTACGTGGCTCGGGCTTGGCGTGCGTGATCTTACGCACTTTCGGCACGGCACCCTGAGGTACCTGACCCGTGCTCTGTCGAAGGGACCGTTCCAGCAGCATGATTTGATGCGCCAGTTCGTTTGTCTCCGTGTCTTCAACGAGGTCCACGTCTTTCATGTTTGAATCCCCAGGTGACGGTCAGTTACGCGGCTTTGGCCTTGGTTGCTGGCTTCTTGGCGCTATCAGCCTTGGCCTTGACTGGGGCTTTCACGGCAGGCTTGGCCGCTGGCTTGGCGGCTTTGGCCGGAGCTTTGGCTGCTGGCTTGGTAGAAGGCTTGGCCAGCTTGGCGGCAGCGCGCTGTTCGGCACGGGTAGGCTTCTTGGCAACTGGCTTGCTCTCGGTCTTGGTACCACGAGCGTTGGTCGGTGCTTTGACGGCCGGCACCTTCTTGGTCGCTGCGGTAGCGGAGTTCAGAGCGTTGGTCGCGGCGGCGGCCTTCTTGAGGGCAGCTTCGGCCTTCTCGCTTGCGGTGTTCAGTTCAGCCAGAGCAGCGGTCAGCTTGGCTTCAAGGGCAACGACGGTCTTCGAGGCCTTGGTAACGCCACGGCTGGCGGCGGTCAGTTCGGTGCGAGCTTGTTTGGCCTGAGCTTGGGCGGCGACGATTTTTGCGGTCATGTTCGGTAGTTCCTGTTTGATTTGGATACGTGTACGGATTGCACACACCGAAGGGCTCCTGCGCGAAGCCCTTGAGTTTGAACAATCAGGCGACCAGTGCCGTGGTTGCAAACTTCACCCGTGCCGAGAACGCAAGGCTCACCAGCGGAATATCAGCTAGCGGTGCGTCGTAGTCCTCTGCAAACTCCGACAACTGGTACTCGCGCACGGCGTCACCGTACTTGGCGGTCAGTGTGTCGGTCTTTGGGTTGAGCGACAGGTGAATGTTGTTCAGGTTGAAAGCAGAATGAGTGGTCATGTTCGTATTCTCTTGAGTGCGATTAGGCGATGGTTTCAGCGGCGGAGCGTAGCTGGGCGATGAACTTCTCCCGAGCGCGGACAAGCAACAGGTCACGGGTTTCATACGCCGTTGGCTGTGCCTTCATTTCCGCGAGTGTCACCAGATGCGCAAACATATACGTGGCAGTGAGTGCGCCGAATGAGCAACGCACCACGCCCGATTGACTGTCCATTGTCGTGTTAACTTTTGACATCCACTAACCTCAACTAAGTCCGTAACCAATATGCTCGAAGCATCGTCTTGCTTCGTGCGTCCATTATAGCACACTCAGAAAGCGGTTACTAGGCCGTTAACGGTTACGCTCTTAGTTCAGGAATCGAGCGTACTGGCCTATGGTGTTCTCAATCTGTCGTGCTTCTAGTGCTTTACAGATGATGTGCACCGCGTTCAAGTCTGGCTCGCCGATTGCCAACTTCGCAATGTCGTAGTCGATGATCTTCTGGTGGATGGTCACCAGTCGGCGCGTCAGTCTGAATTGCTTGCGTGCGGCCTCGAAGTTTGCGGCCTGCGTCTTATTGAGCACGCGGATATCGGCGTCTTCAATGCGATCCGCGGATGCGACAAGCTTGGCGAGCGCGACTGGGCCGATGCCGTCAACACCTGGGATGTTATCGACCTTATCGCCTTGCATCATCAACATGCACGGCACACGCTTCGGCTCCACCAGATAGTGCTTCGCGCAGTTGCGGTGCGTGAGCTCCAGATAATCCTTGGTATGCTGCTCATACTTCAGGATGCGCAGGCGCTTGCGAAGGAGCTGGGCGAAGTCCTTGTCGTTGCTGACAATCTCGACCTCCATATCTTCGTCGAAGTCGTGCGCGATGCGGGCGAGCGTGCCGATAATGTCGTCAGCCTCGGTGCCTTTCTTGTGCACCACCTTGATACCCATGGCGCGCAGCAGATCGTACAGAGGTTTGCGCTGTGGTCGCAGGCGAGCCTGCTGCTCTGGGTCTTTCTCTCGCGTGCCCTTGTACTCCGGATAAATCTTGTGGCGGTGCGTCGGATGCGGACGGTCAAACACGAACGCGACGTGCGTAGGCTTGCGCGTCTTGATCAGGCTGGTGACGATGTTGATGGTGCCCTTGATCGCGTTCGTGTGGAACCCTTTCGAGGTTTTCATTTCAGGGACGGCGAAGAAGCCACGCATGAACACGTTGCTGCCGTCGAAGATCAGGAGCTTACTCAAGGACGTAGACCTTTGGTATGTAGAGTTTGCGCCCAGCGTGTGCTTTGATCAGGAGGAACCCTGGCGACCGTGCGATCACCTCAACGGGACCGCTCGGCACATCAACACAACGCTGTGCGAGCCGGATGTTGCGAATGGTCTTGGCGTCTGACTTGCCGATGGCATCATTGTACCGCACCCAGTCATCTTGGGTGCGGCAGCCGAATCCCGGCTTCGCCATTAGGGTTGGCTGCGGTGCTTGATAGACCAACAGGCACAGCAGCACTACCCAGACGTATCTCACTGAGGGTTGTCCGGAGTCTTGATTTCATCAGGCTCCTCACCGAACAGTTCGAGGTCCCAAGACTGGGTCTTCGGATACGCGACAGGGAAGTAGTTGGCCGAGGCCCAACGTTCTTCAAACTTGCCGGTGACGTCCTTCCAGGTGAAGCGCACGATCCACAGGGGACCGTTGCCCGTCATGACGACGGCGTGTTCCTTGATGATGACCTGCGCATCGGTATTCAGGAACGAGCAGGCTTTCGACTTGAACGTCGCACCCACATGCTTCTTGAAACCTTCCGTGTCATTGTCACCCGCAAACTTGACGAGGCTGTAGGCGTCATCAGATTTGTGGCAGACGATGGCTTCTGGCGTACCGCGGTCAGTGAACTCATGCGGGATCACGCTTGGCACAGGGCGAACGCCCATGTTTGCGTGAGCGCCTGCAGAAGCCAGCATCAGTGCAGCGAGCAGAACCTTGTTCATCAGTCTTCCTTAGTGAGGTTGTGTATTGCTTGTTGGTAGGTGAGTTTGATCGCGTAACGGTTTGCAGCAAGCGTGACCACGATGGCGATACCGTGGCCAATGGTCACGTACAGTGGATTGTACGGACCGTTCAGGTTACACGCGATGAAGAAGATCAGGAACTGCATCGCAATATAGAACCGTGACACTTGGTTGATGCAAGCTTGGTGCTCGGTGACCAGCTCGGCGTTGGTGATCCAACGGTTGTTGTGAAATTCGCCAACGTGGTGCATCAAACAAGTTCCCAGGTGCGGTGAGTGAGTGACCACGAGGCGAAGATGTTGCCCGACGCCTTGGTCTTCTTGGTTGCAGGTACGTGACGGCGAATGATGCAGCCAAGGTGCGGCACGTTGCGCTTGGAGTGCGTGCGCCGTGCTTCCTTGTAGGTTGCATACGGCTTACTCACTGGGTACCCGTCGATTTCAAACGTGTAGGACACGTCGTTCTCCAGGTCTTGCTTCGCCAGTGCTTGGTCGTGCATCGAGGTGAAGAAGTTGAGCTGGTTGCGGTAGCGCCCGTTGATCGACTGCACCTGTTGTTCGTGGTGAAGGTCTTCCTGCTTGAGCTCCTCACGCATGGCTTTGTACAGGTTCTGCCGCAGGTCATGCAACTGGTCTGGCGTCATGCGGAGCAGATAGTCCGAGTACCAGCTAGTCAGCATCTTGGTGTCGAGGCTGACGAAGGCTTCAAGCGCTTCGCGGAAGGTACCGATGAACAGAGCGTTCTGGAACTGACCGTGTTCAGGGTCGATGATCGCGACGGCGTACACCGACTTTGGCTTGGCGATCGGGACAATCAACTTGAGCGCATCGGCGCGAGCGAACTGCCACTCCTGCCCGAGGTACCGCGTGAAGTACAGCGGCTGCGTGGAGTCTGATACTTCAACGTCACGGTTGAGGACGCTAAACACCTCGCAGATGATGTTGGCGAGTTGCTTAGGTGTCTTGGCACCCAGCATCATACCGATATCGCTACCACCCTTATTCGTCTTGGTCATGTTCTTGATCTACCAGATGCCAGAATTGTGTTTGAGAGTCGAACTTGGCAATCAGTTCAGGTTGACTACCATTTACAGATCGCTTGATCCATGCTGACGTCGAGCCATCTTTTTGGCGGTGTTTCTCTGCGAGCGCCCAGAAGTCGGTACCTTGACTCAAGAGGCGCTTGCTGAATGCCTTGGTCAGCGTGTACTGAATGTCGGCGTCCGGCAGGTCACGCAGAATGTTTGCAGTCTGTGCCATCAGGATGTTGCGCATCGGCGCTTCGTACCGTTCAGCCAGAGTCATGCGGGTCTTGGCAAACTCCTTCCAGAGTTCGTCAAACTCGCGCTTGTGGTGGCGCTGCAGGAACTGTTTACCCTTGCCAAGTTCGTCGTCGCTTTGTGCCTGCAGGTACGAAATCATGTGGCTGTACAGGGTCGAGGTGCTGGCATCAAAGAACAGTCTGGACGCCTGCTCGAAATCGCCGACAGCCAGACCGTTGACCTCACCGTCGATCACGTCCATCGTCAACCACGTGGTGTCGCTCAGCCCAAGATGAAACGGCGGATTGGCAGAGAGCATTTCCATGTGCGACGAATCGAGCGCGAACGGCAAGTTGTCGAACGGCGTGCTCGCAGGAGCCAGAACGCGATAGCGGGCGCGACGGGCGCGGGTGCTTTGGACGTGCGCGTACTGGAACATCATGTTCTTCTGGGCATCGGCCTTGTACAGCGTTGGTGCCCACATGATTACCAGTTCGGCACCATCTAGACCCATTTCGTTCTCGGCAGTTTCGGTACGCTGGGTCGACTTCCAGTGACCACGTGTATCACGGGTGAAGCCGAAGAAGTCGCGCAGTTCGTTCTGGTGGGTGAAAACTGGCTTGCTCATACAAACTCCCATTCATTGAGTGTGGTGTTGCTGTACAGGTACGGTTCGGTGACCTCACCCAGCTTGCGCCAGATGATCTTCGGACGAGCACGCGAACCTAGGCTGTGCAGCACACGGTTCATCAGCGCGTGAACATTCAACGTCCAGCCAGCACCAGCTACGTCACCAATGTCACGCAACTGGTAGCGCACTTCGACGCCGCTACGACTGGCGATCAACTCGTCGGCATGAATGATCTTGACCATGGCCGCAACATACTGACTGACTGCCGCCTCAGCCTTTTCGTCGGCCTGGGTTTGAATCAAGGACAACTCGTCTGCTCTGGCGCTCTGCAGGAAGCGAGCCGTCTCGCGGAGCTTTCCCACGCCGAGATTGGCGAGGTACTCCAAGTAGCTTTGACTCAGCGCTTCGGACGAGTCTTCAAGGTAGGCTTTGAGCGCCTGTGTCCAGTCACCGATGAACAGGCCAAGTACGACGCCTCGGTTTTCCTCAAACACCATCCAGTGGTTGGCAGGGCCTTGCATCACGAAGTCACAACGGTGCTCCGATGGGCGCACAACCGAGGTGTTCAGGTCGGTCACAAACACCGCGTCACGAATGGGTGTGTTCAGCGGCACCAGGGTGCGCAGGGTGCGCGAGCGTGGTGAGACAGCCTTGCCCGACAGACTGTAGGTGAACATCAGCACCGGCTTGCGCTTGACGTTGACCACCTTGTTCCACATGTAGATGGAGTCTTTGAGGCCGAACGCAGTTTGCTCTGGCATCTTGGCGCGCTGCGACGGATAGATGCGACCCCACTCGCCATGCACGTCTTGACTGTAACCCATGAACTTGACGAAGGCTTCTGGTGTGGAAAGTTCGGCGATGAGGTTGTCAGCTTTCTTGGTCATGTTTGAATCCCCAGGTTGGTGGGCGCGTGAACACCCACCATGTTGCGGTTAGTTGAAGTAGCCAGTCACGCGCTTGTGGCGAGTTTCGAGTTTGGCGAGCTTCTTGGCATGTACCTTCATCTGCTGTGCCACATCCCGCTTGTGCTTGGTAGCCGTGACCCCAAGACGAAACGCCCTGTCTTCAGGTGTCAGCTTGGCGACAAACTCCGCGATCGAGGTGTTGGCGCTGTCGAAGTTCGGGTCGACGAAGGCCGTGAACGCTTCGTTGAAAGTGCCGGACGCGATGTGCTTGATGCCCTTGTCGTACTCAAACTCAATCATAACCCAAGCATCGGGGCCACCGAGCATCGTCTCACACCCGTACTCGATTTCGGCCATGATGCCGTCGTCAAGTTCGTCAAGGTCAACGGGTGCGGGGAATGGCTCTGCGCGAACAATAGCCTCGGCTTCGCAGAGTATGCGGCGCTTGGCGCCAGCGCCTGTGACAAACAGGTGAGACCACTCACCGTCGGCCTTGATGACCCAGTCGCTCCAGACAATCTTCTTGGTCCAGTTGAACAAGGCGCGTTCGTGCGCTTTGATCGTCACGTTGGAATTACGGTAGTATTCGGTGTTGGGTCGCGGATACTCTTCGGCGTCGTCACCATCGGCAGGTGCGGTGCCATCAACTTCTGCGCGGTAACCCAAGGCGGAAAGCAGGTCTTCAGGCGTGGCGATGCTCGCGATGGCCTGTGCAAACTTTTCACTCATGTTCGTAACCTCATCTATTATCATAACCAATAAGCAGTACGCTCGGTGCGTCTCTGCATCACCATTATAGCATAACTGAAATCAGTAGTGCAAGGGCTTTAACGGTTACGCTGATAGTCAAGGTATCGCGTGTGGAGCACAGAGACGACAAAGCCCGACACGAGGCCGGGCTTTGACTGTTACTGGTTGCGGAGTTCGCGCAGAATCTCGCGCTTCGCGATGGCACGCTCCATCTGGTGGCAGATACGCTTGGCGATCTTGCCGCTGTTCTGACTCGGGCCTTTGTTGTACGGGCGACGGCTCCAGTATTCGTAGCCGGGACCTTTACTGCCTTTCTTCGTGCGGGACATAGTGACTCTCCGATTGGTTGCATAATCGCAATCGGAAGTCGAGTTGGTAGGTAGGTGTTTTCAAATGCGCGTACCTTTTCGGACAGCATTCGGATTGACGATAGCCACGTGAGGCGCAGCAGCACCTCGTTGGGCAGCGTCTTTGATCTGGTCGAGCAGTTCGTGTGTGTCGGAGAAGTCGAGAGCACCGCTCTGTGGCATCACCACATCTACGCGACCGCGCGCTTCGACAGTGAACGACTTGGTTGCACCGGCCGGGCCTCCAGGGCCGATGTTGCCAGTTGGCCCGTCGCGATTGATGCCCTGCTTGTACGGTAGATCGTATCCAGGTGGACGGACGTAGTCGTCGTGCGTGATGTACGAACCATCGGTGTTCAGGTAACCCCAACCTTCTTGCGTGACGTTGCGTGGATGCCAGATCAAAGTCCAGACGCCACCCTTCGACACACGGACAATGCGGTGAAAGCGCTCTTTCGCGATGGTGAACAGCTTGAAGCGGCCGTGGCGAACATGCTTGTTGCGGAAGATGTGGCCGCTCTCCCCTGGGTAGTGATCGACGACCTGTTGTTCGTCGTACCAACCCTTAACCACGATCGACTTGAAGGCGTACGGGTGGTTGTGAGGGATGCGCTCATTGTCTGCGCGCTTGATGTGTTGCAGGCGCACGCACACAGGCAGCTTCCACTGAGGCGGCACGATGTACCAGCGATCAATGTAAGTGCCGATCTGGCGGTTGCCGTGATGGCCGAGCCACCGTTTAATTGTCTTGAGCATCATCCCTCTCCCGTTAGTCAGTCGTGCTCGACTGTGACAGTGCTTTACAGAGGCCTTATTGCACCACGTATTTCTTGCCACAGTTGCACGGTTTAGGAGACGCCGTCTTGCGAATCTCCTGATAGGTTTTGTTGTCACTGCTCACCGAGAAGAATGCTTCGGATGCGGCACCGTTGAGGGCTTTGTACCGCGTCTGCATCTTCGCACCTTCGAACATCAAGGCGTACGGGAACGCTTCCTGATTGACCTTCTCCCAGCCGGAAATGTCGAAGCAGGTGCGTTCGATTTCCTGCATCTGGAACTGCGGGACCTTCTGGTCAGTCGCAGTCCGATATGTCTTCATCAGGCGGCCGTTGTCGCTAACGAGCATCAGCGCGCTCATTTCGATCTTGTTGTTCAGCGCCGTGTAGCTGATGGTGTCTTTGGTCTCGCGCACAATCGCAGGGACTTTGAACCAGGTGTCACCGTTGAACGTGTGGTTGGACAACTCAGGGCAATACCACGGACGCAGGAATGCGTAGATGTAGCCGTTGTACTCAAGGTTCTGAGGGTTGTTGCTCGGGAACACAAACACTTCCGTCATTTTTCAGTACCTCAATGGGGAAGAAGGTGGGTGTCTTACCGGCGCCGATGTACAGAGGACCTGGCGTGACGGTATACTCATAGGCCTCGATGTTTGCTCGCGTGCGCTTGTTGAAGTGCATGTGGACGAGCTCCTGTTCCTTGTTGGGAAGCAGGCGCATGCCAGCAAGCACGCCCGGTGGATACCGGAAGTGGTCGGTCGCAGACAATCGAATACCGGGTGCAGAAGTCAGGTAGCTGTGCTGGTTACCATCTGGATCGGAGAAGCGCATCACTTCGATGCCCTCGACAAACCCTCCGATCTGAATCCTTACGAGGCGCTCACCCTCAGGTGTCAGGAGCAGGTGTTCGTGACTAGCTGGTTTCATCACGAACAGGTCGGCGATGCGTACAGCCTTGCGCGACTTCGCGAGGATCACGAAGTTGGCGCCACCGATCACGGTGCTGGATAGGGGCAGGTGTTCAAAACTCATTAGGTCCATCCGAGCGCGGAACTTGATGAAGCAATCAGGATTCAAAGAGAATGGCATTGGGCAACCCGGTGCTCTCACACCGGGCCTCGTGGTTACTCGAAGATGAGGCCAGACTTGTTCTTGTCTGGGTTCTTGAGATAAGCCTTCACCCGATCCAGCGTATCGGCAGCTGCGCGTTCGCCAGGTTGCTTGAGGTCTTTGTTGAGCACTTTCAACTCGGCCTCAATGTCCTTGATCTTCGCTTTCAGTGCGGCGGCTTCCATCGCAGCCAGCTGGCGAACCTTCCGATCGAGAATGATCTGGGCGTCTTCCAGCGGAATCTTCATCGACTTCGCCAGCGTCTTCTCGGGATCGTCAGACTTCAACACCTTCGGCAGGAGCTTGAGCAACTGCTCCATGTTCTCGACAGCGAACAGGTAGACCTTGTTGACGTACAGGTCGCGCTCTGCCTTGGCGATCAGGTGATGGATCATCTTGACTTCAAGGCCGATGCGGTACTTGACCCATGCGGCGAAGAAGTCTGGGTAGTTCATGTACTTGAACTTGTTGGCGGCATTCTCGCGACGGATCGTGATGCCGAGTCGGTAGTTCACACTACTGGTGACCTTGCGCTCGATTTCCTCGACGATATCCATGAAGCGGTCTTCGCCGACGTTCTTGCCGCACTCGACGATGAACATGGCGCCATACGGGCCGGCGTTCTTGGTCTTCTTGCCCTGCTTGTTGAACGCACGCTTCACGCCGGTAATCTTGGCGATGGCTTCGAGCGTCTTGTCGATGGCCTTGATCGACGACAGGCCGGCAGGCACGAACGAGCGAATCTGGATGGTGCGAGTCTTGAACTCGGAGTCCATCAGTGGCGCGTAGGTGATGTTGCCCTTACCTGTGGCGATCATTTCGAGGTAGGCTTCTTCCTCGGTCACGTCTTCACAACCGTAGGCGTGCTGAATCTCCAGCACTTGCGCCAGCTTCTTGGCGTTGAACTCTTTGCCCTTGAGCATGGCAATGACGATCTTCGCCACGGACTTCACGGAGAAGCTCGGGTTACCTGCGCGCACACCGTACGCTGGCGCTGGCACGTTACCGTTGAACAGCACGTACGGGAGCAGCGCTGGCAGATACAGCGGGATCACGTCGTCGCCGGAGAAGTTCGGCACCTTCGGCACGACTTCCAGATACTTCGAGTCCAGCAGGAAGCGGTGCGCAAACTTCGACATGCGCGCTTCGGTGTATCGCTGGGCCGCAGCTGGGTTGATCGGCGAGCCCCAGTTACCTTGACCATCGACAGCAGGTGGCATGGTGTTTGCGATAGTCACCATCGCGCCGTATGCTGCGGCATCACCGTGCGGGTGATACTTACCGATGGTGTCGCCGACAGTTCGTGCCGACTTCTTGTAGCCGTTGGACGGACGCAGGTTCAAGCCAGCGAGCGACCAGAGCAGCGAACGGTGCACAGGCTTGAGCCCGTCACGGAAGTCAGGGACCGCACGCTCTTCCACGACATACGAGCCGTAGGTAAACATCGCTTCGGCAGTGAAGCCCTTGAGCGTCTGGTCCTTGATTTCGGTGCCTTCGTGACCCAGCATGGGGAAGCGCGAGTAGCCAGTCATCGGCAGCGTTTCGAGCAGCTTGTTCACTAGGTGCTTTGGTACTTTGGTCTTGCCCTTCACTTTCTCAGGCGCTTCGGCAATCGCCGCTTTCTTCGTTTTCTTGGCCATCAGTCTTCCAGCCCCAGCAGGCGACGACGATACACAGCGTCCTCAGCAACAACACCGCGGAACCACAGCTCTTGCTCGTGGTCTTGGAACGGGTTGATGCGGATGAGTTTGCGCGTCTTCGGGTTGAATGCAATCGGTTCGAGGTAGGTTTCGTCAACCTCACCCCAGCCCTTGATGCGGGTAATGTCTTTGTCTTTTACAGCCTTCGGAGCCGCAGCGCGACACTCTTGGAAGGTCATGCCGCCGTAGAGTTTGCCGTCATGCAGACAGGCGTACAGCGGAGCGAGCACGCACCAAACGCGACCTTCACGGAACAGGTTCGGCATCAAGCGGTAGATCGCAGCGAGGAACAGCACAGCGATGTGGCCGCCGTCCGGGTCCGGGTCGACGAGGAAGATCAGGTTGCCAGTCCGCAGGTTGTCGGTGCTGATGACCGGCGCTTCTGCTTTCGGGTCCAGGGTCTTGATATCGGCACCCATGGCGATCAGCATGTTCTGGACTTCTTCGTGGCCGAGCACTTTCGCGAGCGCAGCCTTGAGGGCGTTCAGTGGCTTACCGCCAGCACCCAGCACTTCCTGATAGTCAGAGTTGCGGGCATTGATCGCGGTACCTGCTGCCGAGTCACCTTCTACGAGGAAGAGTTCGCGGTGTTCAGGCTTCGCTTTGTCCGCCATCGCGAGTACAGACGGCAAGCTGGCACCCTTGGCACCCTTCTTCACGTCAGCCATCGACTTGACAACTGCGGCGAGTTCTTCACGGCCCTTGTTCATTGCCTGGGCGCGCTTGATGATCGTGGTCGCGACCTTCTTGTTCTGCTCGAAGTATTTCTCGAACACTGGGAACATGACGGTCTGGACTTCTTTGTCCACCTTGGATGCCAGCTTGTCTTTCACCTGCGAGGTGTACATGGCGCCGTGCATCCGCCAGTCAAACATACCGACCAGACCGATCAGCAGGTCGCTGCTGGAGAAGCCGTTGCTCGAACCCTTCTTGGTCTTCTTCGGCGCTGGCAGGTACGGCTTGATTGCAGCCATGAGTGCAGCGGTGAAGCCAGTGACGTGCCAGCCACCATCGACAGTCGGCGAGGTGTTTACGAACGTCAGGAAGTTGTCGCTGTCTGGATGATCTGCCCAGACTACGGTGCAACTGATGTTGTCGGACTTGAACGTCAACGGCTTGCCGATGGTGTTGAGTTCGCGCTCGTCGCACATGGCTTTCGGGACCCAGGCCAGGTCCTTCTTGTTGATGAACTTGAAGTCCTTGCGCTGCTTGCCCTTGATCACGGAGAAGCGAATCTCCAGACCCGGGTTCAGGTTGGCCATGTTCTTCAACCAGTGCGCAACTGCTTTCGCTTGCGGACGGGCGTGAACGTAGTCCTTCGGCAGGGGCTTGCCACGACGTGCAGACTCGCTCACTACGGTCTGGTCGAGGTGACCGGCGATGATGGTGCCGTACTTCGCAGCTTTCATCGACAGGCGGGACGCGACGTCCTTGTCAACACCTTTGACCTTGACTGGGTCTTTGCCTTCGGTGGTGATCTTGCCTTTCGAGTACGACTGGAACGCGCACTTGCCTTTGTACATCGACCAGACGCGGAGTTGTTCGCACACGGCGTTCACGGCTGCAACACCAACCCCGTGAGTACCTGCCGAGGTCTTGTACGCATCGCTGTTGAACTTGCCACCAGCATGGGCGCGAGTGAACGCTGCCGTCATGATGGTCTCTTTGCTGCCGTCTTCCAGCTTCTTGTAGTCGGTGGGGATACCGCCAGCGGCGTCGGCCACTATGTGGAAGTCGGCGTCGTAGTCGAGGATGACTTCGATCAACTTGTTGCGGCCAGCGACTGCTTCGTCGTAGGCGTTGTCCACTTCTTCTTTGATGACTCGGTAGGCCATGTCGTGGCCGAGGTTACCGAGGTACATTGTTGGGTTCAGCCGGATGCCGTTCAGGCCTTCGGCAATGATGAAGCCGTCCTGCGAAGCGGACTTACGCTTCTTGACCTTGTCTTTTGCCATGTTCGATGCTCGGTTGATGATGGGTGCTTTCAAGTGGTTTACAGTAACCGTGAAAATGACAAAACCCAGCACGGGGCTGGGCTTGTCTTCGATCACTGGGCGTAAATAACGTCAGCCAGATATTGGCCGGGTTGCAGCACGAGGTGGACGCAACCAGTCTGCTTCTCACACTGGCCGAGGAAGTCGTCCCACTTCTCGTCCATGAGTTTGATGAACGCCGCCGGAGAGCCGCGCTCAACGTAGCGCTTCAGGTAATCGGTCTTCTGGTCACGCGAAGGGTACACCAGAACGAAGGGCATGTTCTGCTCAACCAGCGCAGCGCGCACCACATCATGGCTGGAGACCAGGATGTAGTCGACGGTGGGTGCCGTCTTCTGGATGTGCTCGATATAGTTTGCAGGGAAGTGCGTCTTGTCGAAGGTGGACGAGTCACTGTCCGCAACGCGCAGGCGTTCATCCCGGAACACGGTCGACTTGCCAATGCCGGGGAAGCCAGAGACGATGTTGCTGCCAACGGCTGCGAGAGCTTCGTGGCGACCGCCTGCTGCGTTCACTTCGACGTTCATTGGAACACTGATCTTCATTCGGGTGACCCTCTGTTATTCGCCGCGATTTACGCGACGTGGTTTTTGATCCTTGGGCAGGAAGCCCGCAGTATCCATGTGGACGAAGTGGGGAGTCTGACCACGAGCGACCTTGCGAGGCTGTGCAGATGCTTCGGCCTCTTCGGTTTCTTCCTCGTCGTCTTCATCACCTTCTTCACCTTCGTCGTCGTCACCGGCGTCGTCTTCATCGCTGGCATCGTCGTCCGAATCTTCATCTTCATCACCAACGTCTTTGTCGTCGTCGGCGGGTTCATCGTCGCCTTCGTCTTCTTTGTCGGTGGTGCCAGCAGGTTTCTTCTTCACCGCCTTGCGCTTGTTCTCCGCCTCTTCCTCAGCGCGGCGCTTCTCGATTTCGGCGAGCTCCTCGTCGCTGGGTAGGAGTTGCTGTGCGCGCCCAGCCCGTTGATCTACGGTGGCGTACATATTGGAGTTTGCTTCGGCAGCAAGTGGGAATGTGAGCTTCATGCGACTCTCCGTTTAGGCCGTTTAGGTTTGCGAATGCCTCCGGGTCGACTGACTTTCGACACGGGCTTCTTGACAGGTTTCTTGACTGGCTTCTTCACCAGACGACGCGCACCAGGAGTTTCGAGAACAGATGGTGCTTTGGTGACTGGACGGGTAGTGCCCGAGTCATCCACGTATTTGGGCAGCGCAGCCGAGCGAGCGTACACCCACTTCACCATGTCGGCAAACACAGAGGCGGTCACTTCACCGTCGTAGCGCAGCTTCCACGTCGGGTAGCTGCCTTTGGCGACAGCGCGAGTGCAGCGACCATACGCACCGTCTTTGTCGATGCGCAGGTCAATGGTACGCTGGCCAGACTTGATACGCACGGACAGCGCGTTGTTCAGCTTGGTGACTGTTGCATCTGGATAGTCTGCCTTGATCTTCCGCGACAGGCCAGTGAACTTTGTGGTCGTGTGGTTGATGTGGATGACTTGCGATTTGGTGACCTTAAGGTTCTGCGCGTTGTTGAGCACGATGGCTTCTGCCTCACCACCCATGTTCGTTTTCATCCTCTGCATGAACGCCGCAGTCTTTGCCTTTGCCACACGGGTGTAGTCATCGGTCGTCAGGTTATTGAACTTGACGAAGTTGGGCAGGTAGATCAGGCACTCCTCTTTCTTGATCGCCCGTTTGAGGATGACCATCGACTTGGAACTCGCGCCGCCTTGTGCAGTGAAGTTGATTGCGAACGTCTTGTTCTTGGTCCACGAACTCAGCGGCGTAGGATTGAGCTCCATGACAACGGTCTTGGGCTTCGCGTCTGGATCGTTGACTGCTTCCACCAAACGCTGAGGTAAAGTGATCTGGCGATACATCGGACCAGACGTCACATACTCAGGACGGATTTTGCACTTCATCAGCGCTGCGCCTGCTACTGCGCGTGTGGCCGCTGAACCAAACACCCACTTGAAGACCAAGGGTAATAGCTCGGCGTCTGGTGTGTACTTCGGCGTGGCCGCCAAACTTACTTGGATTTTCACGAGGTAACCTCGATCGGCAGACGGGCAATGATGTGGTCCCTTGCCGCGTCTGTGTATGGGAATTCCTTCAGCATAAGCTTCAGGTGCTTCTCCAATCCGGGCTTGAAGCATATGTCGAGGTACGGGCATGGATCGTAGAAGTCAATCTCCCGTTCGTACTCGGCTTGGCAACTGCACGGCTTGGACTTGATGGCGATCTTCGGATCACGGTTCTTGAATGCTGCAACGCCAGCCTTGAACTTGCGCTTCTCAGTGCTGATGACCTTGCGCACACGTTCGCGCCAGCGATCATTCCAGAACTCAGCGTGCTCATGGAACTCGAAGGGGTTGTCACGGCTCAGGTAAAGGACGCTGAACCCCTTGATGGGCATTTTGTACTTCTTCTCCAGCACGTAGCAGTACGTGGGAATCTGCTTCAAGTGAGCCTTGTGCGGCAGCTCCGATTTCTTCTTGAGCTTGTTCTTGGTGCAGGTCTTGTAGTCAGCAACCCACCAACCGCCACCGGCGAGTTTGACGATGGCGTCGATGTGGCCTTTGAGGCCGTTGTAGTTGATGCACTTCTCCACGTACTCCATTGGGTGCTTGCACTTAGGGCACTTGTTGTTCGTGGTGTTCTTGCGAGTCAGGATACCTTTGCGCCAGCACTTACCCTGTTCGTCAAACAGGTCTTGCGCATCGTGGCGCTTCTGGCAGGTTGGGTTTTTGCACTTCCAGTCACCCCAGACTTTACCAGTCTGACCGATGTAATACTGGATGTTCTCGTGCGCTGCTGTACCGACAGAGGTGAAGTAGCCACCGGATGCAGTCATTCGACCGCGAAAGAATCCGAGGTGAGCACCTGCGGCGAAGCGCATCAAGTGATGAATTGGACAGCCTGGAAACGACGATGGCCGATACTCTGGACCGCGACCGTAGTCGGTCACAATCTCCGTATCCATGGTCTTCTCGTACATTTCACCGAACAGTGAGGCCTTCACGACACTGGGTCTAGCTATCCCGCTCCAGAGAGTCTTGGGGCTGATCGAGGAAAACATAGCTATCCTTATGCGTGTTTTTCTGTAAACAGAGAGAAATTAGACGATTTGTGGCTACTATGGCTAAGAAGACTGAGAAGGTGGTTGACCAGATCGTAGACGCCCTGACTCACGTTACTGGTGAGCTGGAGACGTACGGCGGTCGTACCAAAGAGATGGGCAGTAACGTCCATGTGCTGTGTCCTTTCCACGACGAGAATACACCCTCCTGTTCGATCAACCTGAGCAACGAAGCGGACGTTCCAATCGGTTCGTTCTACTGCTTCGGCTGTGGCGAGTACGGTGGGTGGAACAAGTTTGCTGAGAAAGCTGGACTGACTTCGGTTAAGAAGTGGCAGCACTTCGAGGGGAATACCGAAGGCGGTAAGAAACGCTTCGAGAAGCGCAAGATGGAAATGATGGGTGCCAACAACCTGTCGATCCAGCGACTGTTTGACGAAGTAGGTAACGCCGTAATCCCATGGCCCAAAGAGCGCGAGTGGCGTTCGTACCCAGGCAAGCTGGTGCATCGCATTGGCGGCTACTGCTACAACGAAGAACGTCGTACCAAGATGGACGGCGGGGAACTGATGTTGGTCTTTCCTGTTTACACTAACGGACGGTATCGCGGCGGTGTTCGGGCATTCTTCGAGAAGCAAAAGAACGGGCTGTCCTACCTGACAACCACAGGTGACTGGGTAAAGTCCTACGGGCTGCTTGGCTACGACTACATCGACAAGAAGAAGCTCTGGGGCTGCGACTCGCTTGTACTTGTCGAAGGTCCACGTGACTGGCTTCGCCTGATGCGCAACAAGATTCCTGCCCTGGGTATCTTGGGTGCGAACATGATGGACAAGAAGAAAATGCAGTTGATCGTGTCACTTGGTATCAAGCGCCTGTTCGTCATGCCGGATAATGACAACGCGGGTCGCAAGATGGCGAAGCTGGTGAAAGCGTTCGCAGAGGAAGCGGGCATTCCTTGCGAGTACCTGAAGCTGCCAAGGAAGACCGACAAGAATGGCGAACTCATTAAGCTCGACCCAGACAACGCCTCGCAAAAGATCATCGACCAAGTCAAAAAGATCGTCTATCGTGATTGAGCTAACGAACGCGGACAGGCTGAACATCGGAAGTTTGAGTGATTCGCAGATCAGCAGGGACTATCATCGGTTCCTGCTGGAAGATATGACTACGCTGTTTCGAGAATATCGGAACGTGCAAGTCACGAAACATGAGGAGGACGAGATACGAAGGAGGGTTGATTACCTTGAGTTCAACTACCATCGCATAGTGGGTAGAACGTTTGGCATCATGTTCAAGGTGCGAAGTGGTTGGCTAGATATGTTGCTGTATCCATTATAGGGAGGACCATTCATTTGGCCTCCCTATTTTTTGGCGTCCAATCTACAAACTTTTCTCCAATCGGAGACCTAAAAAAGGGAGACCGCATGGTCTCCCTTTTCTTTGCGCGAACGCCGACGTTACAGGTCTTCCAGCTCGGAGCTGGCGTATTCCTTCAGGTCGCTGTGACCGGCGTGTGCGGCCAGGTACTCGAAGTCTTCCTTGGTCAGGGTGTGCTTCTTGCTGTCCACTTCGCTGATCAGGTCGGCAACGTCTTCTTCGTCTTTCTTCGAGCGCAGAACGATGGACTCGATGAAAGGGTTTTCGGACTCGACACCCAGGCTGGCTTTCAGCTTCAGGTCTTGCGCGATCTGAGCCATGCCAGCTTCGAGGTCTTCGTCGCCTTCGATGACCTGGTAGATGCGCTTGGTTTCGGCGATGCCGCGCTCGTCGGTGGTGATGAACTTCTCGGCTTCGTCGTTGTCGATCAGTACGATCGCGGTCTTGGAGACCATGCGACGGAAGTCCGGGTTACGCAGGATGCTCACCTTCTCGACGAAGTTCGACAGGTCGACAGGAGCCGAGGTCAACGGCAGGCTGACCACGATACGCTCGCCAGCGCTGTCGGTGACGTTGAAGTTGATGTTGCCGGCAGGATTGCTGCGGTTCAGTACGAACAGGCGGCTGTCGTCGGTATCGCGTTCAGCTTCACGAATGGTTCTGGGAGTGAATTTTACTTTGGCCACGATGGTTCCTCGCTTCATTAAGGGAGTCTGCAACAATCTCAAGCTCCTTCGCAGTCCATCGGAAAAGCAAATGGATGGCGAAGCGGTCGAAATCAGGCACGACTTCGTTTGCGTACTCTTTGTCGAGCACGAATGGGATCATCCAGACTTCAAAGTCAAGATGTTTGATACGGAAGAGCTTGCTGCGGAAGGACTTCTTCAACAACCTTCTGGCTTCTCCAGAGAGCAGCTTCATCAGCTTGGTGTTGAGTCCCGCCTCAGGTCGCTCCTTCGCACGGATTTTTGTGGTGAGTGTGTGCAGTGCAACGACAGCCTGCACTCGGCTGACTGCGCGCTTGCGTATCGAGGAGACCTCACGCGGAGTTTTGTCTGGAAACTTGTAGAGGACCAACTCGGAGTCACTGATGGATTTATCGTGAGCAGCGAAGTTGGTGTCCAAGCTCAGGCAATTGCACTTGGTCTTCTCGTTGTACATCTTGCAGGTGGTAATGCGACACTGAGTCCGAAATCGGTACTCTTCGTCGAGCGGACATTTGAACATGGGAAACCTCCTAAACGCCTGAGCGTTCCTTGGTCTCCCTTTACAGTTCCTTAGGCACGCTTCCTTACACTTTTGGTTTTGCGCCGGCTTGTGCGACGTGGAACCTTGAGCGCTGGGGCAAGGCAGGTGAGAGCCGGAGCGCACGCCAGGCGACGCAGGAGCTTCTCCTCCTTCGCACGGGTGTTGACGAAGTTGAATGGCTTGATGCCAAGCTTCTTGCACGCGGCGTAGATACCCAGCAGCATGGAGTCCAGCTGGTGAATGGCGATAGGCACTGGCAGCTTGTTGGCCCGGTTCTCCTTGCGCAGTTCAGCAAGGTCCAGGTACATTTCCTTCAGGTCTGCATGGCGGTTGAACTCGTTCTTCCAGACGCCAGCGGTGATGAAGTCTGCTGTCTCGATGTGCTCGCTCATGCCAGCCATACGGCCGAGCATGCAGTTCACCGATTCGATGGTTGGACCTTTGCCGCCACGAGCTTGGAAGCGCTCAGCCACGAAAATGTCATACTGGCCTTCGAACAAAGGGCGCACGTAGTCCTCGAACTGCTTGAGCGAGGCTCGCATGGTCTTCATGTCCTTGAGCAGGCGTGCCTTGTCCAGCATCGCCGTGCCTTCGCACTTGAATTGAAACTTTCCCTGAACGTACCGCACGCGCATGATCGACACTGCGAAGTTGCTGGTGCCTGGGTCCATTGCAAGGATGCGTAACTCAGTCATTGGTAACGCTCCATCAGTCTTTGAGGCAAAATAAGTATTTCGCACCTCGACCATGCGGAGTAATTTACTACCCAAAGAGGAGAGTCACTATGGCGATCAAACGTGGTACCCGCACGATCAGTCGCGTGAATGCCAAGAACTTCACGCAAGACATTGCCCAGCGCAGGCTGGATGAAACTGTTGCACCATTCAACCGTCAGGTGGAGAACTCGCTGGCCGTTGACGGTGTGGAGGTCGACTACTACAGCATTCAGCAGCGCGTCGGTGTGCCGTGCACCTGCGAGAAGACGGCTGTCCTGCCGTTGGGATCGCACGACTACGACACCGGCGTGGCGCCTGTGATTCCGCACAAACACAGCGACAACTCCGGCATCAAGTTGAAGTTCCAGGACGACGACGTGTTTGGTGAGTCGATTGCCGAGAAGGTGTTCAACGATGCGGCCGACGAGGTGATTGACGTCACAGGCGAACGCCACACGCACTTCGAGGAAATCGACGACGGGCCACAGCAATACGACGATACTGCGCTTGGTGGCGGCAGCGTGAACTGTGGCATCTGCTACCGCACAGGCATGGTGCCGCCGTACAAAGCGTATGGCAAGCAGCGCTTCCTGTTCACGAACTACGAAGTGGCTGACATTGATGGGTTCTTCCTTGACAGCACCGAGCAGCCGCACAAATTCAAGGCGCACAGCATCGGCCAAGGCTGGGTTAAGTTCAAGACCATCGTGCCGAAGTATTTCGCTGGCGTAACGTTCAGCGTGCGCGACAACATCCAGTATCTGCCACAAGGTAAGCTGTTCAACACCGATGGTACGCTGCTGGGCCTGCGCGATTTCAAAGCACATGCTGGTCGGACGCTGGAGTTCCTCGTCAAGGCTTCGCAGTTCACCCACGTCGTGATCGAGTTCGACCTGTCGGTACCAAAGATCATCGCGAACATCAGCGCCGAGCAAATGGCTCTGGACTATGAGCGCCTGACAACCATAAGCGACATTAACGTCATCCTGCCGCCATCGCTTTCCGAAGTGGAGCCTGGTGACGTCATCATTATCAAGAAGCGGAACCTCGCTCTCAAGGTGCGTGACAAGGAACGCAAGATCACAGCGAGCACGCGACGCCTTGAGTGGAGCGTTTCAACCCGAGTGCTGCAACCCACCGAAGCCCTGCGCCTGTTGGCGTACGGGTTCAAACTCTACTGATAGGAAACCTAGATGGAAGCCATCCTGCAAGAAAACCCGCAACTCACCGTGACCACAGTGATCGTGCGCAAGCCGGGTGACCGTGCACCGTATCCAGAGTCGAGCTACGACTTCCCCAACCTGATGGGTGTGCGTAACCAACTCGGTGAAGCCGTGAAGCTGCGTGGCCGTACAATCGGGCGTGTCGTTCTGCACGGCTTGAAGCCAGACCAGCTGCACCCAGAACTCGTTCAGCAATTCGACATTGGCACCATGACCTTGCGCAACAAGGGTGCCGAAATCATTTACCTCGAAGTGGAGCCTATCAATGAATAACCGTGACCTGAAGATCGTTGGCAACATGCTGGCACTCGCTCGCAAGGGTGGGAAGAAAGGGAAGAACAAGCGAAGCGTCATGCTACGCACCGTCATGCCTTTCTTGAGCCAGAAGACCGGCGACCAACTTGCCGACGCTATCATCGGCAACAACCCGACCGAGTTCACGAAGGTGTGGAACCACGTGCGCGCCGAGATTGCAGCGACACTGCATCGCAATCGTGCGCACGCTTCTGCCGATAGTGCTGAAATCGGAGCAGAGGAAATCTCCGACGCGCTGATCCAGCTCGGTGAAAACCACGTCGCTCAAATTTCCTGAAAACCTGCTTTGGCCGCACGGGACCTGCATTTGCACGACTGATTGCAGCTAAAATCGAAAAATCCCGTCGGTGCTTGTTTCGTCAGGATACGCTAGTTCCACGTGACCTTTCGTGCGTTTCTCAGGATCGTCCTCAAAAGTGCGGTCCTGAGGAATCGCGCTGTGCCATGCCACAGAGGACCGCGGTTAGCGTGTAGGTTCGTTTCTTGGCAAAGTGACCTCGCTTTGGTGTGTATGAAGGGCTGTTCAAACGCCCGTTTGAAAATATAATTCGCGATTTGATCAATTTTTGTACAGCGTTTTTGACCCCTCGGAAAGTGAGAAATCGCGCTAGGCCTAGGCCAGACATACCGCCAGCGTCAGGAAATGAGTGCCTCGTGCAAAGTCGTCGGTTTGCACTACTGATTACAGCAAAACTACTGATTACAGCAGTACCCAACTTTTCGCATTTGGTGCACGCCCCGAGCAACCGCGGTGCCGAGGAATGGACCAAACAGCAAATCGACCCAAGCGGCTGCACTACTGATTGCAGTTGTAAAAGTGCAGTTGTTTGGACGAAAAACATTGAAGCTCCAAAGTGACCCTCCTAGGCGTATGCGTAGCTGCGCTAGGACTACGAGGACCTGTCGTTTCTCGCCATGTTTTTGTTTGCCTTCGACCACGCTGGAAGTCAGTCCACACGCTGCTTCCAGAGCGGACGGTTACTTTTTAACCAAATTGTCCAAAAAATGACCACTGACCCCTCAGTTTGCTGGTTTTAGGAACTGTCAACACTCACGAAGTTACTTCGCATCTTCGCACTCACGTCCGTTCGTCCTCATCTGACCATTCCATTCTCCACCTTCGGCACACACGGTGCCTTTTCAGAATGCGCTTCTCTGTAATTCGTCGCCTACCCAGGAAGTCTTCCAAGACGCATCAGGGTGACACTCAGGCACGGACCAGCGGAGCGAAGCGAAGCGATAGAAAAAGAAAAGTCCATGTGCCGAAGGCACAGACCGAACGAAGTGAGGGAAGCGTGTACCGAAAGACACCAGCTCTTTCGAGCACCGCACACCAACGGGGATTTACGTTAGGGCACTGCCTCCAGTGCTTTAACGTAACGCTCCGGCGTTAATCGAAAGGCCAAAGTCTGCTTCCTGAATTCACCTTGTGAACAGGTCGCCTCTGAAAGTTGTTCAGTGCTTAGGTCGGAACGTAGGTTCCAGAGCTATTGGTTGAGAGAACTGGTAGCTGGTAGCTGTCGGTGGGATTTCTTTGACCTCTCGCTTCGCTCGGAGGTCGTGGTCTTTTCTTTAGCCTTCGGCTTTCAGGAGCCTACTCGCTAGGGTGAGGTAACAAGGAAGCTATTCGCCCGCGGTCGAAAAGGCGTGCGGCTGAAAAGTTCGCACAAATCAGAACTCGTCGCTATGCGACAAAGCTGGATAACTCGAACATGGGACTATACCTACGTGTCACGGAGAAATCAATTGTTGATGCGGTGAAACTCACTCAAGGCGAGGAAGCAATCGCGGATCCGCGGAGTTTGTTGGACAAATGCCCGCAAGCGCACAGCGTCCACTATGCAAACGGCTTGCCCGTCGGTTTGCTGTTCCCGATTTCAACGCGGAGCACCGTTGCGCTACTGGAATACGGAGGCTGTTCAACTCCAAGCATGAAGCTCGCGGCTCGCAACATTCCGCGCTTCGGCCAAGAGTATGACCTCTATACGCCAGTCGCCGATACTCAAGAAGGCCGTGAACTCGCTGAGCACTTGGAAGCGCTTGCCGCCTCCGTGAAGCTCGCACGTTACGCGCTGGACCTTGTTGGGCCAAAGATCAAGTCCAAGCTGATGATCGACGAGCTGGGCTTCGACTACCTGTCGCAGGCTCGCGTGCATGTGATTCGGGACGTGATCTACATTGCCCTTACTGGTGTGTCGATGTTGACCCAGTGCTACGAACGGCCCGGTGGCGTGGAGTTTATCACTCGCACCGAGTACCGTGCGGCGATCAAGCAGTCGGCACTGATCCGCCAGAACCTGCTGTTCAGCGATAGCGACTCGCTGGTGCTACGCTCCCAGGCTGCGTTGGCTCCGTTCATTGAAGTGGAAGCGAGCGTCGTCAATGTCCTGCTGACGGATATCTGGGACCGCGTGATCACGGAGCCTGATGACCTGAAGCACTATCTGCGACAGCTCCTGCTGGAACGTGAACTGACCTACGTGTTCACGACTCTGGTGGGGATCCTCCACGCATTCTATGGAGTGGAATGATGAACAGCATCTGGATTGTCGGTGGACTGCTAGTTGCCTACTACCTGTTCGCCTACCTCTGGCAGAAGGCGTACAACGAGATTTACCTGAACGTGGCGCAAGCCATTGTTGACGCAACCAAGTGCGAAGTCCTGTTCGACCAGATCGAGGACGGTACGTTCGATCCTGCCAACGGCGAGTTCTTCGACCTCGAGTTCATGGACTTGAGCAAGGAGCCTGTCACTTGGTGGTACGCCATTTGGCTGTTCGACTTCTACGCTCGCCAGATCATCATGGAGCACAGCACGCATTACATGCAGGTGTTGGTGCCGGAGGACGGCGTATGAACTTCCAACTGGCCAGAGTCGAAGAACTCAATCGACCGCTCATGGTGGTTGGACTCAACGCTCTGGAGTTTGGCAACTACCTGCGCTCAACTGCGACGGTGTCGTGTGCTCCGCCTGACGCAAGCCGAAACGCTGAGGCGTATCTCGAAAACGCCTTGAGCCCGTGGATTGACCCGAGCGCGGAAGTCCTGTTCATCGAGGCGCATGACTACACCCGCGACTTCTTTGAGCGCCGGCAGTTCATGCACGTCTGCAACGCCCGCCACTTCATGTTGTTCAGGCCTGAGCATTCATCCGAGGCGCTGATGTTCCTGCGGATGAATCGACTCGATCCTAATGCGCGGCGCATCTATCGTGGCTACCAGCTCTACCAGAGCACGTTGAAGGCTCTGAACGTTGGCGCACTGTATGACGATCTGGTGCAGTGGGGTTCCTACCTGCAACTCGTCCGCGATGTTGTGATGGCGCGCAGAATGCCGTGGAAGCGCAGCTACCTGACGCTGCTCGCGCCACGTGTCATGCTGGTTCAGTTGCTCACCGAACCTACCATGGAAAAGATAATGTATGCACTCAAGTGTGTGCGTGACTCTTTCCCGATGGAGCTCCACCGCGATCGTTTCATCTGTGACGAACTCGACAACCTACTGTGAGGCAAACATGATTCCGCTCGAACAAGATTTGTTGCTCAACATCCTGAAGCCGCTTGGTCTGCATGTGATCCGCGGCCTCGATCACGGTACTTACATGGACGTCGCAGGCAACACTCGCGTCGTTAACTACACCGATGTGGCCACCACCGTCGATACCGACGACGTGCGTGAGGTGATTCCACGTCTGGAGCTCAAGCTGCGCGAACTCAAGGGTGATGCGACTGCCGTGTACTTCCTCGAAGGCCACGTATCGCAGGTGTTGCTCACCAAGATTCCGCCAGTGCCGCAGACAACGATCACGCTCAAGGTCGCATTCGCCCGTCGCGCCGACGATCACCACCCGTGCTTCCCAGAAGTTCAGGATTTCGATTCCCTGGTTGAAAGCCAAGCGCCGCAGTCTTTCGGCACTGCCGTCGAAGCGATCAAGGCTGGCTATCGTGCCTGCCGCCAGAACTGGAACGGCAAGAATATGTTCATCTACTACGTGCCTGCGTCGACCTTCACGGTCAACCGCGCGCCGTTGGCGAGCATCTTCCCAGAAGGCAAGGTCATCAGCTACCGTGACCACATTGATATGTACACGGCGCAGGGTGACTGCGTTGCCTGGGTTGCCAGTCAGTCGGACGTGACCGCCAACGACTGGATCATCCTTCCACGCAAGGCGGAAGTGTAAACCGCGATTGCTAATTCATTGACAAGCACGGAGATTGCTATGTCGGATTCAGTACAGCTTACCGTTGCAGGCAAGGTTAGTTTGGATGACGTTACCGCGATCAAACAGATCGCATTGAACGACAACTTTGACCTGTGGCGGATCGACTGTTCTCAGGAAGTGGCGCCAGTTCTGGTGAATGCCATTCAGGCACTCCAGCTGAACCTGAGAACTGTGAAGATCACCGAACAAGATTTCGTCTTTGCGTCTGATCTTGCTGCGGGTGCAATGATGCAAGCTGCGGAGTTTGCGTTCAGCGACTTCGTTCCAGCCGAACAGGAAGTGCTCGACGGTATCGAAGCCTTCAAGACTACCAAGCTGGACGCGATCATCCTGCGTCAGTTCGGAGCTGATGGTGAAACTGTCAAGTATCTCAAACTGGCCAACGTGGTGCACGCCAGCGTCAAGCGTGCCTTCAACGGTGCAGACGGTACCGAACTGTTTGCTGTTCACAAACTGGCATTCGGCCGTCTCACCGAGCACGTCGAACAACCTGCGTAAGGACACACCTTGCTGATCTTCATTTTGAGCCTGTGCAGCGTCAGGCTCCAGACAGTGCAACACCCGCCGGAATCGGGTGAAGCGCTGCAACCACAAACAGAACCATCGCCTGCCGGAAGTCAGGCTGCGCGATGTAGATAGGGATGGGTACCTGATCCGGCCAGCGATCCCATCCCGCACAAACCACAAAGGCGCCGCCATTGGCTGCGGTTGCTGAATCGAGGAGAGGCTTGCACGAAGCCAGATGTACGGTGCAGGCCAATCTCGAAATGCTAATTCATTACTCGCACTGATGAACGGTTCAAGTCCGTGTATGGGTGAAAGGCCCACGAAACTCTACGGAGTCTGCGACAGCCAACGGCCTGATAAGCTGTGCGGCTGAGTTCAGCGGTCAAAGGGGCGATTTCCCGGACCGTCACCACGGAATCTCCTGCTGTGGTTAATGGGTGCATTGCGGAGCATAGGCCGCGTGAGTCTTGCGTTGGCGTGCCGTTGCGTTTGTCTCTGCGCAACGTACAAGGGACTAGAGTGATCGCTTATCAAGCGCACGGTTGCCTTCTGTATTACTGGATGCGGTGTTGGGCCTCTAACCCAGGAATCAGTTGCTCACTCGGCTTCTTCGGAAGTCGCAACCACTCCCACCTAGAAGTGTAAAGGAAAGAAAGCCAACACAACGCAGCTTCGAGCCAGCCAGATCAAGCCCTTCAGCTTTGGGTAGTGACAGCAGGAATTCCGCCGCGACATTAGCATAAGCCTTCCATCTTCTAGGTGGGTTTCATTTTTCGCCTCAGGCTCGACTCCTTACTGAGAATTTAAGAGACGTTACAGGATCGCCCGCTGCGCGCAGGATAGAGAACAGATGCTACGGTCGAACGATCGGGCTACCCAATTTCAACTCCTGGCACATGGTGAACTCTAATCTCCTTCTGGTTCTGACGCGGTAACGAGTCTGAGGCACCTAATCATTCGTCTGGTACCTACGCGGAGCCGATGGAATGCAGCACGTCAGATAGAGCGTTTGGGAATACGGCACCCGAGCTGTTCGATAAGGTAATGCCACGCTGCTTGGTACGCACACTGGTCCACGTTGCCCGCCCCAGCAACGAGTACGTGCGGTAAGTTTACCTGCTGGCACCAATTCTGTAAAGCAGAGTCAAACAATTCTGCTTTTGGTAATATACATGCTCAAGCGAATCTTCAAGCCCTTCTGCGAAACGCGGTACGATGCGTGTGTTTGGACTGCCTACGCGCTTGTCGGTGTTGCGCTGTATTTCACCAACACACTTGTGAAGTACGGACACGTCGCACCCATCGGACTCAGCATCGCCCTTATGTTGCCGAGCGCGAAATTGCAGATAGCTAATTTGTTGAGCAAGCTACGATCATAGACCCGGTAGTTCAGTCGGTTAGAATGCTGGCCTGTCACGCCAGAGGTCACGGGTTCGAGTCCCGTTGGAGTCGCCACATCCGAGAGCACCGCCATGCAAATTTTTGTGAATGCAAAGCCGCATGAGTTTGTCTGCCGCACCATCAGCTACGAAGAAGCCGTCAAACTTGACGGTCGAGACCCGAGCGTGGTGTACACAGTGACCTGGTCAGTTAAAGGTTACGGCGGCGGTGTCCTCACACCTCGAGGCAGTCCTGTCGAGGTGAAAGAAAACATGCAGGTGTTTGTCGCGTATACCGGCAATGCCTGATTCGTTGCAAAGCGAGCACACCCAGCAAGCTTGTGGTGGATTACTGGGAAACGTAAAAGAGCGCTGACCGTACGCGGAGGCTGCTTCGCAACTTTGAACGAGCTGTGCCTGTTAGCCAAGATATGATTTGCACGTTTATCCTTGGCGATGCGCACGAAACCGCACACTTCACCATTCCCGCTTAGCTCAGTCGGTAGAGCACACGGCTGTTAACCGTGGCGTCCCTGGTTCGAGTCCAGGAGCGGGAGCCACAGGATGTTAGCTCAGTTGGTTAGAGCAGCGGCCTTTTAAGCCGTTGGTCCTGGGTTCGAGTCCCAGACGTCCTACCATTTTCTACGGGCCAGGTGCATGGCTGCAACGCTTATTCGCTAGTGCTGCCGCGCATTGACAGGTAACTCCTGTACTGGCTCTGCCTACACGCTGCTTTGGAAACTGATCCATGAGTCAGATGACTGCGGAAGAAATCAAGCTGCTGTTTACCTCGTGCTCATTGGACATTGTCCATTTGGACCAGGGTCAAGTTCCGAAGCTCGGCGACAAGTATGTCACTGTCAACGAAGTGCTGGCTGTCAACGACACCAGCGACCGTCGCTTGCTTCTTTCCTCGATCCGCAAGGTGATGAAGAATCATCTGCGCAAGATCAAGAACAAAACCAGACAGGCGTACACCTACGGCGGTTCATTCTTCACGAATCCCGATGGTAAGTTCTGTCTGGCGGTGAGCGTTGGAGTGGCGCTCAAAGACTAATGGGACGTTAGCTCAGTCGGTAGAGCACCGGAATGTTAATCGGCGTGGTCCTGGGTTCAAGTCCCAGACGTCCCAACTGTTCTCCTCGTGAGAGGTAATACGTGTAGCCGTAAGGCACCATTGGTAGACACTCATCCAGCTGCCATGCTCCTTGAAGCCAGCCCTCCCCAAGCGCCGCGCCGCCGAGCCTCTACACCAAGCAGGGTAAGAGCCTGCACCTATTCGGAGCCTAGCTCCAGCATGAGCCCGCGAAAGCGGAGACTACCGATAACTGCCCAGGGTTTTCCGGCTCGGCAGTTGTTGCGTACGGGGGAAGGGCCCGTTGAGTAGGCATGTCTACAGCCTCTCCGCAGACCGCAGTGTTGTTCGGGCGACAGTGCTGGTGTGCGGGAAACAGTGGACACTAAGGCGGCCTTCGGGTCGCCTTTTTCATTTTCACACGCTACCGAAGGTATATCATGGCATCAGGTGTATTCTCCCACTTTGACACACGCGAGCTCCAACGGCGGCTGTATCAAATGCTCGCCGTGTTCACCTATCAGGACTCTGTGTTCGGCAAGATCGAGGTAGATAAAGGCTTCCAGACCAACTACGCCTCGATTGACGTGCTGCACAACATCTGGCTGTTCGTGTTCTACGCCCTGCTCGCCAACTACGGTGACAAAGCAGCCACGATTCACGACTGGTTGTACTCAGGCTACGGCATTCGCCAAGCGGACGGGTCGATATACTACCCGAACCGTAAGGAGTGTGACCAAGTCCTGTACCGTGCGTTGCGGGCAGAAGGTGTAGCTCGCTGGCGTGCTTGGATGTTCTACGCTGGTGTGCGCATCGGCGGGCGCAAAGCTTACACGGCCTCGCCAACCGAAGTACCAGTGTTTAGCATCGCCGCATGACCTCTCAGGGCTGCCTTCGGGTGGCCCTTTTTATTTTTACCGTTCGTCAACTTTCACGGAACTTTCTGCTGGGTATGTCGTCTAATCTAATAGGAGGAGACAGAATGTCTTCTTCGCAATGTCCAACCACTGAGGATACTGCCATGACTACCGACAAAGACCCGAAAGAAGCTCAAAAAGCCAACGACGAGGCTCAGGCCAAACTGAACGGCGGTGAGAGCAACGATCCCAACACTACCAGTGCTGGCGACGTGAAGGGCAACAACCAGAACGTTGCTCCGAAAGACGGCGAAGTCAAAGTCCATGTTGACGTCACCAAGGAAGCTGACAAGGACCCATCGCGCGAATACCCATACGCCAGCCACACTGTTGGCACCGAGGGTGTGAACGCAACTGGTGCAGGCAGCAGCGCATCCAAAGTGGCATCGACCGGCAACGCTGGTAACCAGCCGATCATCAAGCCTGATCCAAACGCTTCGGCGGAAGACAAGGTCGAGAAAGAAGACATTCGCGACCTGCAGCCTTCCAAGCAGAAAGCCGCTGCCAAGGCCGAAGAGAAGAAGCTGCCGAAGGACTACGCTGTCGAAATCAACGGCCAGCGTGAAGAAGACCTGGACATTCAGGAAGCCTCGGCCAAAGCCTTCGAAGCTCTGTCGTACGGCGGTGCTACCAGCTCGGCTGTGTATCGCAAAGACAACCGTCTGGCCACCTTCGCGACCGAAGATCATCACGGTCAAAAGCGCCTGGCGGTAAAGCCTGATGATGGCAAGATCAGCGACGACGAAGCTGACGTGCTGAACAGCTACCATCAACGCATCGTCACCGGCAATCCGAAGTAACACTCGGGCTGTATAGGAGGTTGCTATGTCTCTTGTAGGCCTTTTGGTGTTGGTGCTGGTCGGTGTGCTGATTTACTATCTGCTCACCCTGCTTCCTCTGCCTCCGCGGATCAAGCAAGTCGTCATCGTCATCTTCATCATCATTGCCATCATCTATCTCCTGAGCACGCTGGGAGTGGTGAGTGGCTTACGCTTGTAAGCAAACGCAACATCCTCTGAGGCGGCCTTCGGGTCGCCTTTTTGGTATCTGTAAAAGGACTGAGTGCATGAAGCTGAACATTCTGTGGGACGACAGCGCAACGCGCACTCGCCTGCTGGACGAACTCTGGAAAGAGAGCGTACCTGATCTGGACTTGTTTATCACCCATGCTGCGGCGAGTAGCGAGCGCACCTACCCTGAGTTCGACATTCAGGTATACGCCACCCTGCCAAGATTCCCCGAAGTTGTCTGCTCCCAAATACGCAGGCACGATGTTCTCCACGTTGCAGCGTCCACGCATGACGTGGACGCGCAAGGCTATCTGGACTTCTGTGACTACGTCCTGCGACAACATCCGGACGTCCTGATATTCGACCCATTCAACAAGGACCGCACGTATGACGAACTTGTTTCCTTCCTCCGAGAGAGCCGCGGAGGTGTTCTCGAAACTGACAACTCTGGCTGCTGAAATGGGTGAGACGATTGGTGAGTTTGACCAGTCAGCCACAACGTTCAAACGCAAGCCACCCCACGACAACGTGCGCGTCCAAGTTACGGACACTCTTCTGGTGTTCTTCGCTCGTGGACCCTACAAGGAACCACTGCGCGAGTTCTTCGAGAACCCTGTACATAGCAATGATCCAGTTAGACTGCGCAGTGCCATCCGCGCAATGGTAATACGGGAGCCCTAGTGGTTCCCGTTTTCATTTCCCTTGGTAATTTTTCCAGCATTGACTGGGAGGTTACCGTATGCAAGGTCTGTTTGGAAACAACGCACCGATGAAGAAACGCAGACAGAAGCGTTCCGAGAAGTACAAGCAGTACCACTATGAGTTCCACGGTCGGCAACTGCTGGTTCAAGGCTATGAGCGCCAAGCGCTGGAGTACCTTGTCGAGAAAGGCGGATTCGATCCTGCCGATATTCGTACCGAGTGCGAAATGGGTAACGCCTTGAACATTCGCTACAAGTACGGCAAGCGCTGGCGTACCTACATGCCCGATATCTTCATTCGTAACCACAACATCATCGTGGAAGTGAAGTCGAAGGCGACGATGGGCCTGATCAATAACAAGAAGCGCGGCTGGAGCATGAACAAGGCGAAAGCCAAGGCATGCCAAGAGCGCGGCTTCAAGTTCTGCGTGCTGCTCATGACCGGCTCTGGTAAGCGCATCCCGTTACCGAAGCGCTGGATGTTCATGCAGAAGGATGAGTGCCTGCGCATCATGCGTGAGGAACTCGGAGTGGTGATCTAAACTGTAAACTCCACCTATCTCCCACACAGATAGGGTGCAATCATGCGCGACAAGCCAAAGTCCAATCTCAAGGATCACCTCATTCTCGCAGGTGCTGTGGTACTCGTTATCGCAGTCCTCCTAGGGGTCGTCTTCGCTATCCGCTGGTTCGGCGCAGTCACCATGCAAGACCGAATCGTAACTCCACGTGCCGGCGTTGAATGCCTCGTCGTGTCTGCGCATGACGGCGTCGGCGTGTCGTGCTATCACATTCCCAAGAACTAACAGGCTATTAAGCAAATGGCAGAACTGACCATCAAGGACCTCAAAGAGGCCAAGTACAACCCGCGTGTCATCAGTGAAAAGCGACTGGACAACCTGCACCTGTCCATGACTACCTACGGTGACCTGTCTGGTGTCGTCTTCAACAAGAAGACCCAGAACCTAATTTCCGGTCACCAGCGCTTGAAGCGTCTGCGCGGCAAGGACGTCAAGACCAAGATCGTCACAAAGCCTGTGAAGGACGCCTTCGGTACCGTTGCAGAAGGTCACATCGTTGCGAAGACTGCGAGCGGCGAAATCCGTATCCCACTCCGCATCGTGGACTGGAGCGACAAGAAATCCGAGATGGCGGCCAACATCGCAGCGAACGCGCACGGTGGTGACTTCGACCGTACCAAGCTGGGCGCCATGCTGGAGAAGCTCGACGCAGGCAAGTCGTTCGACGTGAACGTCCTGGGTATCGACCCACTGAGCCTGCGTGGCTTGATGCCAAAGATGCCAACGCTCGACTCCAAAGGTCGCGAAATCGACAACGATGGCGAAGGCAAGGAGTCGTTCCAAGAGTTCGGCGAGGACAGCTTCGAGTTCGAGCATTGCTGCCCGAAGTGCAAGTTCCAGTTCAACACCAGTGCCAAGTCGCAGCCTGCGGCCAAGGCTGAGCCGAAAGCTCCGAAGCTCAAGCTGAAAGAGAAAGACGGCAAGAAGGCCAAGGACACGTCGAAAGACAAAGAGAAGGTCAAGAGTAAGGACAAGGGTGACAAGCCCAAGAAATCCAAGCTCGCGGCTCCGAAGAAGACAGAGCTGAAAATGCCAGCGAAGAAAAAGAAGTAAGGACGCAGCCATGGCCAATGAGAAACGCATTCCCAAGATCCCTTCGATGAAGAAGATCAACGCGCTGCCCAAGCACTTCAAAGGCATCAGTTCTTTCAGTGGCTGTGGCGGCTCGTCTACTGGCGTGAAGATGGCGGGCATCCAAGTGCTCGCGGCTACCGAGTTCATCAAGCCGGCCATCGAAACCTACCAGAAGAACCACAAAGGTACCATGGTCATCGGCGAAGACATTCGCAAGGTTGACTGGGCAGCCATTCGCAAAGAGCTTGGCCTGAAACGTGGCCAGCTCGACTTCTCGGAAGGTAGCCCACCGTGCAAGTCCTTCTCCACGTCTGGCACTGGCAGTGATGACTGGGGCAAGGAAAAGCTGTACAGCGAGAACGTCTACCAGCGCACAGACGACCTCTTCTACGAGGAAATGCGCAAGCTGGAAGCCTTCATGCCGAAGGTGTTTGTTTGCGAGAACGTCAAAGGCATGGTCGAGGGTGACGCGAAGGGTTACTTCGTCGAGATTCTCCGTGACCTGAAAGCGATCGGTTACAGCGTGCGTGCGCAAGTGCTCAACGCTGCGTATCTCGGCGTGGCACAAGCCCGTGAGCGTGTGATCTTCGTCGGTGTGCGCGACGACTTGGTGAAGAAGGGTTTCAACCCTGTATTCCCAACGCCTCACAAGTATGCCATCAACGTGAACGATGTTCTGCCTCACGTGGCGTACCTGAAGTCGAAGCACAAGGGTGACCTGAAGTACGTACCTGCGTCGATCCCTTCGCCAACGATCGTGGCCAGTGATGGTACCAACAGCGAGACTGCTGGCTTCTCCTCTGGCGGGTTCATCGAGACCCTTGATGGTGATCGCCGCAAGTACACCATCGACGAGTTGAAGACCATTTTCACCTTCCCCGAAGACTTCATCTTCACTGGTACCTACAAGCAGCAGTTTGAACGCATCGGCCGTTCGGTACCGCCGCTCATGATGTACCACGTCGTGCGCGAACTCCGCAAGCACATCCTCGAAAAGCTGTAAGCAACGCACAAAGGGAGCCTCGCGCTCCCTTTTTGTGGCCTTGAAACTGTAAATGACCAGTAAGCCCACATGGGCATCAAACATGGAGTTACGGACATGCAACCAATCGAAACCCTGCGCGACGATCACGTACCCGGCCAGAAGTGGGAGTTCAACGAGGACGTCGCCAAGAAGTTTGACAACATGCTGGAGCGCAGCATCCCAGGCTATGGGTCGATGCGTGAACTGGTGTGGCGACTGGGCAAGAACTTTGTCAAGACACCGTGCAACGTCATTGACCTCGGTGCAAGCCGCGGTGAAGCGAGTGCCAAGTTCATCGGTGCGTTCCCAGAAGCCCAGTTCTACCTGAGCGAAATCTCGGACCCGATGCTTGAAGAAATGCGTGGGCGCTTCGCCGACCAGTTCAACGTACACCCGTGCAGCTACGACCTGCGCAAGAAGGCCAAAGAGATTGCCGACGCTATTCGCTGGCCGAGTGCGCACATGAGTGGCAGTGTGGAATTCCACAAAGTGCAGACGCTGCCGACTAACCTCGTGCTGTCGATCCTCACCATGATCTTCGTGCCGATCAACTTCCGACCATCCATTCTCAAGGGTGTGTACGATGGTCTGGAATCGGGTGGCGCCTTCTTCATGGTTGAGAAGGTACTCGGCAATACGGCAGTGATGCAAGAACTGCTGGTCGATGCCTACCACGAGTACAAGCACGACAACGGCTACAGCTGGGAAGACATTGAGCGCAAGCGTGCAGCCCTCGAAGGTGTTCAGGTCCCAGTGACCCATGAGAACAACATCGAAATGCTGCGCACCGCTGGCTTCCGTAGCGTCGAGACGTTCTTCCGCAACCTCAACTTCGTGGGCTACATCGCCATCAAGGACTAAGCAATGCGCGAACTCCAATTGCTCCGCAAGCGTGTGAAAACGCTGTGGAAAATGGAAGAGGGCCTCAGCCCGAATGAGCGTCGCCTCCATCAGTGGCAAGTGTCTGCAACCCAAGCAGGCATCATGTACACCGTGGGTAAGGGCGATGCCAACACGTTCTTCTATGCCGTCAACGGCAACGATATGAAGTTCGTGATGCCAGACGTGATGCTGAAGTTGCTGGACGATTGGACCAACAGCGATTACGTGGCGTACACGATCACCAAGAAGAAGGATATCAGCGGCATGCCTTTGCGCACGTCGCCAGCCGCCTTCCTCAAAGTGACGAAGGACAAGTACCTGGGTTACTACATCGTGGGCATCAAGTCCAACGGTGACATTGTTCGCCTGCACAAACTGGAAGGCGGACTCCAGGGTAATCACTGGGTCAAATTCAAAGGCAAGAAGAAACGCTAGGAGCGATCATGGATCAGAAGACGCGAGCCAGAAAGCTCCGTAAAGCCCTCGTTGAACGGGCAGCGTCGTACGGCGTGAAGAAGGTAGCCGTGCCAATGAGCAGCGGTGTGGACAGTCACTGCGCCCTGTTCGCTTGCCTAGAGGCTGGGTTGAAGCCGCATGTGTATAGCTTCCACCTCGAAAGTGTCGAGAGCCGTGACGTGCGCATTGCCCAACTGACAGCGAAAGAGTTTGGGCTGCCGTTCACCAAAGTCACATTGCCCACTGGCCAGAAGCGTTTGATGAAGGACGTCGTGAAGCTCGCCGAGTTTGGCTGCCGATCGAAGACCGACTTCGAGTGCTTCTGGCCAATGTACCATCTGCTACCTAAGATCAAGGAAGACGTGTTCTTCACTGGTCATGGTGCAGACAGCCTGTACTGCCTGAGTCGCAAAGCCTGCCAGCACTACGCTGGGCGCGAAGACGAATTCCGTGCACTGGCCTTCTCGTCCAACAAAGCCTTCCAGAAGGGCTTGATCGAGAAGTGGTGTGCAGAGAACGGTGGCGACCTTGCGTACTGCCCAATCTTCTTCACGCCGAAGATTCTGAAAATCTTCCAGGGTGCGACGCCTGCTGACCTGAACAAGCCTATCCAGAAGGCAGTCAGCCGCATGGCCTTCGAGGAGTATTTCGACCGCGTGCGCGTGTACGTTCACCAACCGTTCCAGTTGGGCGACACCGGCATCAAGGCTGGGTTCGAGGAGCATCTGCTCGAAAGCCCACTGAACACCAAAGGCTACAAGTCTGTAGTCGGCATCTACAACGAGCTGGTGCGTACTCACGGTCCAGCAGTAAGCGAACCAGATACAGGGTGGGACGACGAATGAGCACCGTGATGACCAAGTACACTCGGATCAACCTGAACACGGCCGAGCTGTACTTCAAGCAAGCCTGCGCCGAACTCTACCCAACGTTCGATCACCCGAACAAGGCACAGTTGCGCGCAGCCTACGACAAGATCATGGACGGCGGTGTTGAGCGTCCAGACTTCGAGCGTCCTGCCGAGTGTCCAGCCCTGACGCCTCTCCAGATCGAGTTCGCAGAAGGCGTAGCCAAGTTGGTTGAAGAATACTTCGACTCGGCATCACCAAGCGCGACCGCCGTGCACACCTTCCTCGCGTTCGAAGGCCTCGACCCGAAAGAAGGTTACCACATCAGCGAAGACAAGCATGTGATCGACCTGTTCGCTCGCTTCGTTGACCTCGGCAAAGGCGCCTACGACTACATCGCTCGCCGTGCAATCCAGCAGACCCACGTCGATCCGCGTTTCATCGTGATCCGTTTGGCTAACGACTGCAAGCGCTACGGCGTGCGTACTCTGCGCGCTCCAACGTCGGAAGGTGAAGTGATGTTCAGCCTCGATCCGCTTGAGCATCACAAGAAGTTCGACAACCAAACCTTCATCCCAGCGATCGGCGGTTACTACGGCATCGTTGGCAAGACTCGTTCCGAGGACTGACCATGTCTCAGTTCAAACTGAAAGACTTTCCGATGCTGGAGTACGACTATCCGACCGATCAGATCGAACGCTCTGGGGGCATCAGTCAGGACACGCGCTACGACTACGTTGCCAGTTCGTTCCTCAACGGCCTGATCAACTACGGCAAGAATCACAAGTGGTTCCTGCTGGCACGCTATGGGTTGGAGAAGCCTGAGGCTGAGCGTGTCGATGACGACGATGACAACGACGCCAACTGGATTGCACCCACCGAAGCGAACTACCAAGCGTTTGCTGATCGCGTGACCGCAGATCGTATGCAGTGCTTCAAGCCCATCGGCGATGACTGGCTGGTGCTGTACGAAACCGAGGCCAGCTACTTCTTCATGTGGTATGACCAAGACAGCAGCGATTGCAGCGTCGAGCGCTTCTGCCGCCGTTCGCTTGCCGATCCTGTGTACGGCATCACCACCTTCGAGCAATTCGTCGAGGCACGTATTTCCTGGTTCAAGGAAGCTCACTTCGGCGAGAGCGAGCGTTGCGGCTACTACCCGCAAGGCCAAACACCACAAGAGCGCGTTGACATCCTTGTCAGCCCAGCCCAACAACCGAGAGGCTGGTTCAGCTCGTAAGGAATTTCCATGGCCAAGAAAGACAAAGTGAAGAAAAAGGAGAAGAAGTCCAAGTCTCCTGCGATGATGGCGATCCAGAAGGACAGCTATATCATCGTTCGTGTTGGCACCAAGCATCATCTGTGCCTAGCGATCAACCCTGAGCGCAACCGTGCAGTGATCGACCGTACTCTGGCTGACGAAGAACATCAGACTATCGAGTACGATGACCAAACACTGGTTGCCAACCTCGGTCTGAACCCGAAGCCAGGCGGTAATGCGTTCGGCGTGAAGATCAACCCGTACATCACCAGCGTCGATTCCAAGTATGGGCCGATGCACTTCTTCCGTGTGCTGGAAGACCTGGAGAAGAAAGCGCTCAAGTCCGCGCTGCGTCGTACCTACGATGCGATGCTGGAGAACAACCTGAACATCTTCCCGCTGGGTAGCATCAAGCTGTTCCCGAAGCGCGGCAAGTACGCAGGTTGCTACCACATCAAGCGCTCTATGAGCGAGTTCACTGACGGCATCGACCTGTACCCAGACACGTTCACCGACCGTGCGTACAACGAGTATGTCCTGTACCACGAGTACGCGCACGCCGTCTGGTTCCGCATGGTACCGGGTGCGTACAAGGCGCGCTGGATCAAGCTCTACCACAAGCGTCTGGAGCTGAACAGCATCCTGAAAGATCGGTTGGAGTCGATGCTTGGCGAACTGATCGAGTTCAGCGGCACGTTCAAGGAATTCTATAAAGAGCTTGAAGATCAAGACTCTCTGGTATTCCGTGAAGTGCTCAGCCACTACAAGCGCTACCACAAGCTCGACGGCCGCAGCCTCGAAATCCTCTACCTCGAGGACAGCGAGAAGTTTGCCTCGATGTGGCCGAAGCGTACCACGATCGTTGAGTCGCGTCCTGATCTGTCCGAATACTCCATGGTGAGCCCGGACGAGTTCTTTGCAGAGGCATTCGCATTCCACATGACTGGGAAGACGATGCCTAAAGACATTACCAAGGCTATGGAGAAAACCCTGAAGGCGCTCCAGAGCATCTAAAGGAGTTCACTGATGAACGACCTCGCTACCTTGAAGTCCCTTACGAACATTATGCCGATCGCTACTCTCGGCAATCGCCCGCGTGACATTGCGTTCAACCGCTTCAAGTTTGAACGCCTCAGCGCGCACGGCTCTGTGGAAAACGGCATCGTCCTGACAATCAACGACGACGCCTTCGAAGATGTTGAGGAGTGGATGGACTACATCCACTCGCCCATTGGAACTCAGACGGTGCATCGCACTGCTACAGCTGAGGACCTGCAGAGCCTATCGTTGGCTATGCCTGCAAATATGCTGCGCAAACGCAACGTCACCAACTACGTGACGATGCTGACCGACGACAAAGTGGTGTTTCGTTTCGTGACGGCTCGGTGGCGAGGCGTGGACTATCCGATCGAAGAACTCAATCGGTACTTCACCCAGCTGCGACTCGCGTACTACCTGAGCGACGAAGTGGGCGTTATTGATCTGCGAATTGCGCTGGGTAGTGTAAACCATCATTACACCAGCATACATCAACTCGAGGACATCCTGTACACGATGGCCTACCATTTCTTCCGCGAAGATACGGAGCTCTAATAGCATGGCGAAGAAGCAGAAGGCTGCGATTGAAGAGACGGCATCAGCCACTCAGTCTCTCGCCGTTACTCACCGACCGCGCACACTCAAAGACGTTGTTGGTCAAGACGACAGCGTTTCCATCATCAAGGGTATGATTAAGCGCAACCGTTTCCCGGGCGCCATCTTGATTAGCGGTGTCACAGGCACTGGCAAGACGACGCTGGCGCGTATCCTTGCGACGTACATGAACGCCGACGATCCGAAGAACGTCCGTGAGTCCATGGCGTACAAGCTGGGCGAGAAGCATCCAGACGTCACCATCGTCAACGCAGGTACTCACGGTAAGGTCGAGGACATTCGCTCTCTCGTCCGTGGTGCCAACGCTGCGCCGCATACCAACTACCGCGTGTTCATCATCGACGAGGCGCACAAGCTCACCGGTGCGTCCGCAGAAGCGCTGCTGGTTCCTATCGAAGAGCCTAGCATCCACACCATCTGGATTCTCTGCACGACGAACCCAGAGAAGCTGGTCGATACCATCGCCGGGCGTTGCACCAAGATCAACCTGAACCGCATCGAACCAGAGCACATCGTCTCTCGCCTGCAGTACATTGTCGAGCAAGAGAAGATGGACTTCGTCAAAGGCAAGGAAGGCAAGAAGGCATTGGAGCTGATCGCCGCCATGTGCGACGGCAGTATGCGCAACGCCATTGCCCACCTTGAAGCCGTGATGTTCGCGGGCTTCGGCGGCAAGAAGCTCGACGCAGAAGGTGCACTCAAGGCATACGTCGAATCGTCGGCAGCAGACCTTGACAAGGCGGCAGCATCTGTCGTTGCAGCCACGATGAACCTCGACCTGCCTGGGTTGATCGCCATCATCCGTAAAGCGCAGAACCCACGCGGCATCGTGTACAAGACACGCGCCCTGCTCGACTACCTGATCGGTGCGAAGACCAAGACGGCGAAGTTCCTGCCGTACTCCGGGCGCATCTTCGAGCAGCTTGCCAAGAAGATGGATATCAAATACGGGCTCAAAGGCCTGGTGATGCTCCAGCACACCATCGTCGAACTGGAGCTGCAACTCAACTCGACCAGCATCGACGAATCGGTGCTCCTGCAAACCTATCTCGGCCGTTTCGTGATCGAGAACAAAGGCTAATCGAACATGCTCAAGCTGACTGACGTTGAACTCACCGACGTCGTCAACTTCAAAAAAGTGAAACTGGACATTACCCGACATCCTTTTACGGTCATCACTGGCCATAATAAGGATAGTCGCATTTCCACAGAGACCAGCAACGGTGCGGGCAAGTCCCTGCTGTTGTCCTCTGTGCCAAACCTTCGTTATGAAGCCGCTCCCCTCGCCACCACCAAAAGCAAGAAAGACATGCTTGAGACGGCGAAGTCGAGCATCCGAATTGGGCTTATCGGAAATGACGGCAAGCCCTATTCGATCACTCAAACAAATTCCAAGTTCATCATTGAATGTGACGGCACCGACAAAGAAGTCAGGACCATCCCTCTCCAGAAGAAGGAGATTGAGCGGATTTTTCCGCTGACTGAGGATGAGTTCTATTCGTATGTGTACCTGCAGTCGCAACGCCCGCTGTCGTTCCAAAGCGACAAGCCAGCGGCGCGTCTCCAGTACATCACCTCGCTGTTCCAACTGGACGTGTACGATCGGTTGAAGCGGCACTTCACCCAAAAGCTGGGCGAAATCAAGAACAAGCAGGTCGAGTTTGACGTGGTGAATGCGCAGTTGGTGAAAATCAACGGCATCCTCGAACGTCTCGACTGGGACAAGGAGAAGTCGGAGAAGCTGGAAGAAGCGCGTGGTGTCATCAAGGCACTAGGTGACGAATCCAAGAAGCTGCACTCCAAGATCGAAAAGCTCAAGGGTGCCATCGCCGCAAGCGAGCGAATCTCCAAGCTCAAGAAGCAACGGAAGAAGCTCAAGCCCAAGCTGTCACGCAAAGCTGCACAGGCCGAGTTGCAACTGCACGAAGACCTGGCCGAGTACGAGTCCGACCTTAAGTCGTTCCGCGCTCAGGTGAAGCAATACACCAACCAGCTTACCGAAATCGGTGAAGTGAGCGCGCCTGCTGTGCTGAAAGCGCACATGGCGAAGATCGAGAAGGAGCTGGAGAAGGAAGAAGAGTGGTTGACCGAAGCGCATAGCAAGCGCCAGCAGGTTAAACAGATCGCCAAAGACTTGGAAGAGGCGGAAGAAGCCTACAAGGCCGTTGGCGGTAAGCTCAAAGAGGTGAACGTTGCTGTCGCATTCGGCACTGCCGAGTTCGAGCGCGTGCTCCTGCAATACCAACCTGTGATGCAACTGGCTTCGATTGTCGATGACTGTGCAGATGGTGAGTGTCCAACTTGCCAGCAGACGGTTAACGTCAAGAAGTTCAGGAAGCAGATTGATCAGGCGAAAGGCAAGATCAAGGAAGCCAAGCGGTCCATCAAGATCACTGACGCCGCCGTTGCGCTCGCCAAACTGCGTACCAAAAGCCGCAAGCTGGAGTTCAACGAGGAAGAGTTCGTTGAGCGCCGTGAGAAGTATCGCAAGCGCGATGCCAAGCTTGACGAGCTCCGTGAGAAACTGAACGACGCACGCCAAGCGCAGAAGCTGAAAGATCGACTGGGTGAACTGAAACAGCCGAAGGAGCCTAAGGCGATTCCGAATCACACTCGGAAGGACCTACGCGCCATGCTGGAAGATCACTCGGAGATTGCACGCATCGACTCCGTGCTTGAAAGTTTATTGGAAGATTACGGAACTATTGATGTAGATTCGTTGTCTAATAAGCTAGCAGAGGCAAAGCAGCGGTATGCAAAAGTCGAGCGCAAGTACAGCCGTGCGCAGGACATTGTAAGCTCCTACGGTTCCAAAGCCAGTGAGTTCAAGGTGCTCAAGCGCGAGCGCAACGACGCCCTTGTAAAGCTGGAAGACCTGAAGCCCATCATTGCTCAACGCGACCTCATTAAGTCGCTGGAGAAGGCGTACTCCGCCAAGGGCTTGAAAGTAAACGCCGCGAACGAGATTCTCTTCCAGATCGAGGAGCAACTCAATCGCAACTCCCACCTGATCTTTGCCGAGCCGTTCAAGTTCAACGTCTTCGCGAAGGAGAATGGTGTGCATTGCATCGTTGACCGTGGCAACGGGAAGAAGCCGACTGACGTCCGCTTGCTCTCTGGTGCCGAGAGCGACTGTTTCAGGTTGCTCTGGTTCTTTGTAATGCTCATTATGGTGGAAGATGACCGTCGTACAAACTTCGCCGTACTGGATGAACCAGATAGCCACATGGACCCGACCACTCGGTCGTTGTTCGTTGAGCGCTACCTGCCAGCACTGCGTTCGCTGGTGCCGCATGTGTTCCTGATTACTCCTCTGGATAAACACCTGTACACCGAATGCGCGTACCTGACGGTTGTCAAACACAAAGGCGTTTCACAGGTCATGGAGAACTACAATGAAGATGGTGAGCTTCGGGTGCCACGCGCCAGACGAAGTGCTGGTGAGGCTGAATCGAGAAAAGGGCGTAAAAAGAAGCCACGTTCTGATGATCGAGCCCGAAGGAAAGCTGCCTAAAAAGAAACCTGACGGCGTCCAGTACGTCGTCGCGTTCTCTTTGAAGGACCTACGGCGTAATCTGGTTTGTCACGCTTCCTTCAAGGACGTGACCTTCCTCGTGTTCGATACACCAATTGCGCTTAGCGCTTTCAACATCCCGCGTATGGATTTCAAAATCGGCGGTGACATTCACATCGACGGCTTTGAGTGCTCTCCTCTGAATCTCAATTTGGATGTAGAGCCCACTACGCTTGTGCGCACTGGGTTCGATATTGTCCAAGCGTCGGTGGATGAAGTGAAGACGCTGCGGACTCTGCTCAACCAACTGATGACATTCATCTATCAGCTTCCCAGGGCTACGCACCAAACTCCGATCAAGGAGCTCGTCTGTGGTTGGATGTGCTCCACTCGGACACTGGTGACACTCAACAACAACCTGGATAAGTTGAAGGGAAGTCCATTAACGCCAAAGCAGCGCGCACGGCTCAACGAAATCTTGTCTTCCGAGACCGCCTTGATCTACAAGGAGGCGATGCGTGAAGGCGGGGAGTCGAATGACCTAGCCCGTCGCTATGGCATCAGCGCGTATGAGATAAACTACATGCGCGCCATCGTAGCCAAGAGTTGAGGTCTATCATGCCCAAGGTCGTTCTTTACCACGCAGAATGCAATGACGGCATCATGGCCGCCGCCGTTGTGTCTTACTTTGAACGTGATCCAACCATCACGTATCATCCCGTGAACTACAAGGTACCCCTGCCTGAGATTCCCAACGGTGCAGAGGTAATCATGGTAGATTTCTGCCATGACGACCTGGGCATGATGCTCAATATCCTCGACACTTGCCAGCACCTGACGGTGATCGACCACCATGCGAAAGCGGTGCCGATTCTTGAAGCGCTGTGCAAGGCCAACGAGGACAAGATCACAGTGGCGTATCACAGCCATGAGTCTGGTGCGTCGGCTACGTGGAAACACTACACGCAGAACCCGATGCCGAAGGTTGTGGAGCTGGTGCGCAATCACGACCTCCACGTTCACAAGACAATCGAGGACGACTACTTCTTCTACGGCGTGATGACCAAGGAACAGACCATTGCGTACTGGACCTCGCTCATTCTCGACAACAAGGAAGTGAACAACCTCGTTCTTGCCGGGCGTTCCGTCCACGCTTTCATCAGCAACACGGCAATCCCGCAGATCACGTCGAAGGCCCGCTTTGCTTCACTGCAAGGCTACATGGTCCCTGTCGTGAACTGCAACCGCGTGCTGCAATCCTTGGTCTTGGACTCGCTGCTGCCGATTCACATGGTGGCTATTGCCTACGAAGACTGGGGCGATGGAAAGCGTAAATGGAGTGTACGATCTGCACCACAAACGAACGGTGTCGCTCAGCGCATTGCTGAGGAGTTCTTTGGCTCTGGCCATGAGAACGCGGCCGGCTTCCTGAGTGATGTGGACTTCCAGCTCCCATACATTTCCACGGATACCGCATAATGCTCGAAGCTCTCTCAACCAGCGACTGGCACCTTGACGGGATGAACAAGCACTTCTTGGATGCTGTCCAACGACAGCTCCGAGAGGTGGAGAAAATCTACAAGTACGCGCTGTCCAAAGGCATTCAGCACGTCTTCATCCCAGGTGATATCTCCGACACGCCGCACATGCCGGAGTCCACCTACCTGTCGCTGCTCCTGTTCCTGAAGAAGTACGACGGTATTCTGAACAGCTACTACATCGGCGGCAACCACGATCGCAGTGACTCCACCACGACGTCCTGCGACCTGCTCCAGTTGTTGTGTGAGCACAAGTTCTTCAAATCGTTCCGTATCTTCCTGAAGCCTGATCAGGATCGGATCGACGGGCAGTTGGTCAACTTCTGCGCATGGCCGTGTTACGAAACGCTGACCGAGAAGGAAGGCGCGTTGAACTTCGCCCACGTCGAATACAATGGAGCCATCGGTGACAACGGTCGCTCCTTGAAGACCAAGCATGAGTTCGCAGCCCACAAGCGCGACTTCACGATCAGTGGCCACATCCACCAGTATCAGCACATCAAGTCCCGCCGTGTTGTGTTCAATGGCAACCCGTTCCAGAAGAACTTCGGTGAGAGCCTACCGAAGGGATTCATCCACTTCAAGGCCAAGTGCGAAAAGAACGAAATGCAGTTCCGCCATCGGTTCATGGACAACCAGCCGAACTTCCGACTGGAGACTGTGTTGATTGAATCGCCGGCCGACTTTGCCAAGTTGCGGCAGGACAACAACATCAGGTACAAGCTCCTCATTGCGCCTGACGTGTTGATCCCGGCCGATCTGCGAATCAACTACCCGAACATCACCGGTGGCTTCTTCAACGCCGAGACCAAGGCCAAGAAGACGGACGATGGGGAGATTGTGGAACACGTTGGTGAGGTGGTTGCTCGCCCACGGGTGAAACCTACCCACGGCCTGAAGGATTACTTGGCGGCGGCCGGCCACAACAAGAAGGAAATCAAGTATGCCCGGGATTTGGTACGGGATGCCATGAACTCCTTGGGAATCCAAACGGACTCCTAGGAGATTCCTAGGACATTCCAAAAACATTCCTGGGTTTTCTCTGTACGCTCGTCTCTTGCTGTAGATAATGCTAATTTTTCTACATCGAGAGACTTGCATACCTTGGCGCTAAGGTTGTGTCCTGCGTCCTCGATGCAAAATACAACCCTTACCCAGATGGAGATTGCCAAAATGGCAAAGACCCGTGCCGTAAAAGACCCGAAGGCTGGTAAGTTCGCCAAGCCGAAGATGGTCAAAGTGGACAACAGTCCAGAAGCGAAAGCCAAGGCCAAGAAAGCCAAGCAAGCTCGCCAATCGACCAAAGCCGCCACCAACGCCAAAGCTCGTACCGAGCGCAAAACCCGTACCCCGGCCGAGCGCCTGGAAGCCGGTGAAAAACGCGCCATCCGCCGCGCTCAGAAAGAAGGCCGCGACCCGCGCGCTGCCGCCAAAGAGTACCGCGCCTGGTTCAAAAAGCAGCAGTCTCACGGCGCTGCCAAGTCGAAGTCGAAAGAAGCGGTTGGCAAGGCTCGCGAAAAGGCCAAGTCCGCTCGCACCGCTCTGTCCGCTGCTGGCAAGCAACTGTCCGCGAAGTACAAGCAAGCTCGCGCTGCTCTGAAAGGCCTGCCGGCTGACAAGCGCAAAGCGAAAGCTGCTGCCCTGCGCACCAAGTTCGCCGCGGCCAAAGCCAAGCTGGCTACCAAGCGTACCAAGCTGTCGGCTTCGCACAAGAAGACCATCGAGAGCATCAAGTCGAAGCTGGCGAAAAAGCACCCAGGCGCCAACCCGCACCGTAAGGTGAAGGCTGCTCCTGCTGCTGCCGCTGCTCCAGCGAAAAAGCCTCGCGCCACCAAGGCTCCGGCCAAGAAAGCCGTAAAAGAAGCCGTTAAGTCGGCTCCGGTGAAGAAGGCAATCAAAGCCGAAGTCAAGAAAGCAGTTAAACCTGCTGCCAAGACCGAAGCCAAGAAAGCTGTGAAGGCTCCGGCCAAGAAGGCTACCAAAGCCGCGGCTACCAAAGCCGTTAAAGCTCCTGCCAAGAAAGCGACCAAAGCGGCCGCCACCAAGGCAGTAAAAGCTCCGGCCAAGAAAGCCGTCAAGACCGCAGCAAAAGCACCAGCCGCGAAGACCTCGACTCGCGCGCGTAAAGTCGCCCGCGGTTAATTCCCGCGCCGGCTAAGCTACACCAAAATACCCGGGTCTCCTAACAGAGGCCTGGGTATTTTCGTTTCTGAGGTCCAAATCGCTAATTTATTGTCACGAACTAACGTGGCAGAGCATTCCGATGCAACTACAACCAAAGTCAATTGATACCAGCCAGAATGTCGTGGACATTCGTAAGGCTCGAAATGCCAATGAGCTAATCACTGTCATTGGTCGGATCAATACTGCCTTGCGTGCTCAGCAAACCCTCAACAGCACCGAGCGGACGAAAGTCAAATTCGGCCCGCTGTCGAAGCTGTATGAAAGCCTCAGTTGGGTGTTGCAGACGCAAGCTGAACTGCAATGCGCCATGTCTATGGTGCAGCATCTGAACGATGCCAAGCGCGAGCGCTGTATCTCCGCTATCCGAATTCTCAACGCTGATCTGCTTGACCTAAAGCGGACGCTTATCTCCAGAGTCAACTCGGCTTCACGGCCTCTGATTGGCGAACGCATGAATGACCTAGCCAACGTCATTCACGACTTCCTGCGCCCGCTGTGCGAGAAGCTGTATTCGATCCACATGGCAGATCAAGATGCCACTTATGTGGCTTTTGTCGCCCGTGACGTGCGCGCCAATAGCGGGTTCGTATCGCCTGAGGTCTGCATCAAACTCAAGGAAGAAGACGGCCAGTTCTACGTCTCCCTCCCGTATTCACCTTTCGTCGAGACAGACAACATCCCAGTGTCGTCGACCAAAGACCTCAACTACTTCCTCAAAGGCACGCTGAACTATCAGTCTGCTGCGGCTCCCAAGCCCAAGGAAGAGAAACTGCTGCGCATTGAAGGCGTCACCAAAGTCGATATCACGGATTCCCTGAACCTGTGGTTAGACTCGGCCGTTCGTCCAGTCGATATCAGCAATATCCTGCGCGCGGTCCTGCCCTTGATCAAGGTTGCCTTGGCTCAGAAGCCCATGGAGATTCTCCACCGCTTCAACAATGAGCCGGGTAGTAAGCGCCTGCAGTTCATCATCGCCAAGCGCAAAGTGATTGACCAACGTGCGCTCAATCGCTTGACCAAGATGCTGGCACTGTCGCGCTCCCAAGTAACCCAAATGAATTCCATACTGGAGAAGCCATGAGCGGCAATGATATTGAAAGCATGAGCGACCAGCAGCTCATTGACTACGCCACCAAGAAGATGCCGAAGTATCGGCTAATCACCGCGCGTCTGCGCTCCTTCATGAAGTCACTGTTCGGCTTCCGTCGCAACACTGCAACGGCTGCTGGTGACTACAAGATCGACGTGACCGAAGGCGACGGTATCAAGACTGGCGGTGGCTTGCGTCTGAGTTCGTTCAAGGCACCCAGCTTCACCAAGCTGAAAGCTCACATCGGTGCACTGCAGGACAGCGACGACATTGACGAGTTGGATCGCATCGTCACCAAGCTGTCGCGCTCCGACAACCCGAACAACTCGCGTGCCGCCAAGGCAATCTTTGCCCAGCACGCCGCCATGACCGAAGAGTACAACAATGCTCTCGAGGCCGTGGAGAACTTTGCCAACAAGCACATCCCAAGTGAAGTGGCAGAAGAGTTCCAGAAGGCACAAGACGCGGTCAACGCTTTCCTGAGCGTGTACGCCGACACCAAGGTTGCTCTCGACCCAATGGTGCTCGTTGGCAGTGAAGACGACCGCATCGACTTCGTCCAGTATCACGAAGCGACTGAGTACACCGAGTCCAAGCTCTGGATTGTGGTCACCTGCTCGCTCGCTGTCGTCGGCCGCGAATACGTGCTGACCACACACGTCAACATCCTCGATCGGTTCCAAGCTCCGTTCAACTATGACGTGGGCGATGCGGTCAAGGATATCAAGAACGACGTGCGCTTCCTGTTCGCGTCCGAAGGTGTCGTGGCCGTCACAGGTGCTCTTGCGTTCAAGGTCGATGCAACGCGCATCACCAAAGCACTCAAGGCACTGGACTTCGTCAAGGATGTGCAGATCAGCAAGACTGCCATCAACGTTTGGGTGAAGTTCAACAAGAAGACGCCTGCGCAGGAGACTGAAATCTTCGCCGTAATCGCGTCCGATGTTGAAGTCCGTCGCAAGCTGGGTCGTTCCAATCGCTTGCATAGCACCTGGACCGAAGACAAGCACTGGCAGTTCGTGATTACCCAGCGAGGCTAATCATGTACCAACATTTCCCTGACCCGCTGTCGTTTCGACTGTCAGCATGGCCGTGGGGTGGTTCGTCCTACATCGGGACGTTCAACTACCGCGCCCACAACATCCTGTTCAAGCCCATCCTCGACTACCTGAAACAGGAGTTGGAGAAGAGCCCAACGGTGAAGGTTCGTGATACCACGTTCACTCTGGTCAACGTGTTCAGCGGGTTCACGGATATGAGCTACGGTCCGATGCTCAAGCCACATGCGCGCGTGCGCAGAGGACCAGTGTCATTCACCTTCGCCATGACGCGCCGCCAACGTGAGTTCGCGCTGCCCCGCCAGATCATCTGGAACACAGGCATGACTGCTCTCTGGGGTCCGAACCTGCAAGAAGGTCACGACTACCTGACGATCAACCTGCCGATTGATTTGTGCGTGCAGTGCAGGCTGAACAACACCCTGCGCCGTCAGCTGGAATGGTTGTACAAGATTTGTGGCGGCTTCACCAAAGCAATTGCGCTGGATCGAAACAGTTTCAGCCTGCGCAGCGACGACGTGAAGTTGATCCACGACAACCTGTACTTCAAGACCATCCCGCAGATGATGTGGCGTTACCCATGGGAAGACTGGAAGTATGCGCGTGAGTTCTGGGATCGGGCTCCTGATGTTCTGGAGTTGGACACCAGTGATGAATTCGTGCGCTACTTCCTGACGTACCAGACGAAGTTCTTCAAGAAGATCGACGACCCCAATGTCAAGTCCTTCTTTGAGGAAGTCCAGCACATCGTGCGTTCTGGTGTACTGGACATGGTGCAGAAACAACCCACTTCGGTGAGTAGCCTCGTTGCGCCTTTCGTTTCATCCATGGATCGCCACGACATTGACGCTGGTGTAGCCGTTAACGTTGAGCGCATCGTTCTCGACATTTGCACAGGTAAAGGCAATGGCTAACATCCATAAGTGCATGGAGGGCGTCACGCTGCCGATCATCGAGGTTATCCTCGACGAGTTTGAGCAGCCTGTCCATCCAGCAAACGATACGGCGGGCCCTCTGGTCCGCTTGTACGACACGGACAAGTCGATCATCGCAGAGGTCATTGCGACGGTCGATGCGCGTGAGCCTGGCGCTTGGCGTGCAGACCTTCCGATCCCGAAGATGGGCCTCACTGACGAAGTGGAGCTCAAAGCTGTCTGGATCATGAAGGGTAACGACGGTGAGTCGTACCGCATCACTCATGGCATTCAGGTCAGCCCAGAATCCGAAGAGCGTACTGGCGATATCGTCGTGCTCTACGGTGATGGTTCCAGCTTGAACGTGGCGCTCCCGTTCGCATTCAACAAGGGTAAGAAGAAGGTCGAAGCAAACCCACGCAAGGGTACGCCAGCACAACCTGCAGTCGCTGGTGATATGCTCACCTTCAGCCTGTATCGCAACAACCAGCCGCTCATGGTCAACCTGCCTTGGGATGATGCTGGCGTAGCGATGGAGTGCTTCTCCAATCGCACGATGGTGCGCTTGCCGAATGCTGCTGGTCTGCCGAAGCTGGAGCCGTTGCTGCTGACTGTCGAGCACACGCCGCTCAAAGCGTTCACGCCGACCATGTACACCTTCAAGGTCTGGGTCATCACACCTCAGATTCTCGTGGGTTGCGCATCGTTGGAGCAGTACATCAACAAGGCCCGCCTGAGCAACGTGATCCCTGAGCTGGACTACACGCAGAGCGACCTGCTGGAATATCTCGCCCGTGGCCTGAACCTGTTCAACTCGTTCCCGCCACAATTGACGGCCTTCACGGGTACGAACATGCAGGGCCTGATCTTCGACGGCTGGTTGCAGTGCAGCGCCTACTACGCGCTTGGTGCACAGCTTCAAGCAGAAGGTGCAATGGCGTTCGACTTCTCGGGTCAGACCGTGAGCTTGAACGTGGACCGTACGCCTGCGATTGAGTCTGCTCTGGGTCGTATCGAATCTGCCCTCGACAACCATGTGAAGCCTGCCAAGAAGCTGCTCGCCCGCGCTGGCGTCAACTCTGGTGATGGTTCGCAAGGTGGACAGTTCATCGACGGCAGCCGCCAACTGGGTCGCCTGTCTGTTATCAACGCACCTACCACGAAGTTCGGCTATGGTCGCAACACGTCGTGGCTGCGCAACGTCACGTAATTTCAAGGAGAGACAGCCAATGTCGCAACTCACTCCCAACTTCAAGCTCGCAGAGTTCGAGCGTTCGGATACTGCTACTCAACACGGGCTCGACAACACCGTGCCCAAGGCGCTGCTGCCGAACATCCAACGCCTCGCAGAGTTCCTGCAGAAGCTGCGCGATTCCATGCAGTTGAAACGCATTGATATCACCTCGGGTTACCGCGGTGATGCACTGAATCGTATGGTTGGCGGTGTCAGTACCTCCAGCCACTCGAAAGCTCTGGCCGCTGATATCCGCGTGCCGGGCATGACCGTTGAGCAGTTGTACGTGGCTATCCGCGACTCTGATCTGGAATTCGATCAGGTCATTCAAGAGTTCGGTAGCTGGGTACACGTTGGCCTCGCTGATGCTGGCGTGAAGCCACGTCGGCAGAAGCTGCGTGCAACGAAAAACTCGGCCAATAAAACGGTCTACACCCTCGACTAACGGAGACAGCCAATGTCCACCATGTCCGCACATAAACACGCCCGCAACAATGTCACCGCAGCAATTCGCACTGTCCGCAAAGGCGGCCCTGAACTCAACCTGCGTCGCGCTACTGCCTGCGCTGGTAACAAGTTCGCTCGCATCACCGGCACCATCCTGGCTACTGCCAGTGCTACCGATATCGCAGCCGCCGTGCGCAAGCTGAACGGCAAGCTGTCCCCAATCGAAGGTACCTTCGTCACCGTCGCGTCTGACGGCACCACCAAGACCATCGAAGGTGTTGTTGGTTTGCTGCAAGAGCGCATCGTGCTCTCCGACGAAAACCGTGACCAGTTCGAGTCCATCGCATCCAACATGTACCTCGATTCCGAGGAGCGTCTCTGGAGCGCGAAGAAGACCGACGCTGGCGAAATCCTGATCAAGTCGCACGCCGGCGATGATCTGGAAGTCATGAAGGGTCTGATGCAGTGCGTCGCCTCGTCCACCACCTGGGAACGTGAAACTTCCGTGGCGACTGCCAACCTCGGCACCGCGCGTAACGAAGTCGAAGGCGGTGACCTGATCACCTACGTCAACCACGACGGCCGCGTCACCATGGGCTTCGCTCTGGCCTCTGTGTACGAGACCGAAGAATCGACTGCCAGCGTGCTGCTGGTTGTTGACCGTGAAAACGACATGGAGCAGATCGACCGCAACTTGGTCGTTGCCTGCGTCAAAGCTGCCGATATCGAAGCCGACGAGACTGCCGAGTTCGAGGCCGTGGCTGCTGGTAGCCTGAGCATCGAGCGCATCCGCGAATACTACCGCAAGATGTTCATTCGCCGTCCGGAATACTTCGAGAAGTTCTGGGCTCGCTTCACCAGCCACGTTCGTTAATCAGTGGCTTCCTAGCGGTCAAGGGGAGCCTCCGGGTTCCCCTTTTTTAGGTCATGCGTATGCCAAAAAGATCGAAAGACTCTAAATTTGACGTCTCTGGCGACGTGGACGAACGTGGACGCTTTGTAAATCGCGACGTTCCAGACGATGCTCGACGTGGCGCCAAGACGGGTAAGAAGAAACGCACCTCGGCTGATGCCAAGAAGGAGCGCGTAGCCAAGCTCGTTGCGGATGTCGAAGAAGCTCCGAAGAAGAAACGTTCGCACAAGAAGAAAAAGCCTGAGGATGACCTTGACCTCGCCATTGCGGAGAAGCCAAAGCGTTCTCACAAGAAGAAAAAGGCAGACGGTGAAGCTGTTCCCAAGGAGCCCAAGAAGAAACGGGTACGGGAGAAGAAAATCCGCGCTGTCGATGGCGACGCAACCATGCGCCAAGTCACCAAGATGGTGAAGCGCAAGGAGAAGCTGGACAAAGAATTCGCAATGGTTCCACTCGACAAGAACACGGATGAGTTTGACTCGCAGTACCGTGAAATGTTCGAGAACCTGCAGACCATCATCGGCCTCTTTGAGGACAAGATGCTGGACAACCCTAACGGTCGGGACGTGTACGCACTCAGCACGCTGTACTCGCAGATGCGAGAGGTGATTGCGGACATCCGTAGTGCGAAAGACGTGAGCCAGCAGATTCTGGAACTGGAGAACCGTGCATACGGCTCCTTCCTGACACTCGTCGGCCAATCGTTCGTTCACCTGTTCTACCAGATGCACACCAACATCAAGGCCACAGTTAAGAGCCGTGACCAGCAGGAGCAGTTGATCGCCAGCCTCAAAGGACTCTGTAAAGACGAGTCAGACAAGATTCAATTGGGCTACCAAGCCATGCTTGAGCGTGTACGGACGGTACTCACATGAAGCGGCCTAAGGTCCACAAATCGAAAGCGCGTATCACCTCGGGGCCGAAGAAAGCCAGCACCGTGGCGAAGATACGTCGCACCAAGGAGCAGTCATATGGTGATCGTTGGACCTGGGCCGCTATCTGCGCAGAAGTGAAACGGCGTGCCGGACACAAGTGCCAGAAGTGCAGTCGGCCTGAGTCCGAGTACGGGTTGCAGGTTGACCACATCATCGAGGTGTCGAAAGGCGGTCAGACTGCCTTCTACAACTTGAGAGCCTTGTGTCCGTACTGCCATGCTGCACGTCCAAGCCACAAAGCTGCCAAGAACCTCATCCTCCATGAAGCTAAAAATCGTGAAAGACGTCGAGTTTCCAAAGGACGTAACTGAGGATTATCGTCCTGTTTGGGACGCATTCTTGAACATGAAGGCAGTCTCCCAACTTCGAGTGTACTCTAACTCGGACAAGGCTGTTCCAGAGTGCTTCCGAATCCTCATCAACCAGGCAGGTGCACGAACACGGCTCGCGAACAAGGTCACCGACTTCGTGGACGTGCGTAAGCCATCGGGTTTGTTGCGTGGCTTCCTGCGTAAGACCAACATTCTTGACCACATGCGCGTGCGCTCCCATCAGCAGTCTATCTTGCTGTCGGAAGCTGCAAGCATCTGCGCCGCCTTTGAACCCACGTTTGTGGGTACAGTCGTTTTACGGCCGCAGCGTTTCGACCTGAAGTACCTAATTCAGCGTACCCAAGGTTTGCTGTACAAGGACATGCCCATTCAACTGATGGCTACCATGCCCAACGGTGACAAGCGCAAGTTTCCAAACCTGAAGACGATGCGGGAGCGTGACTTCTTCATTGCCTTCGAGTCGCCGGACCTGCGTGTGCTCATGGCACGCACCGAGAAAGACCTGATCATCAAGTATGAAGCGAAGTTTGGTGTCATTGTGCCTCTTTACCAACGCCTAGACGTTGCTCTAAAAGGACTTTGGCGAAAATCAATGATGGGAGTTTTCGCATGAGCGAAGCACTTGATAAAGTCCAGAAAGCTCTGACGGACTTGGCGGCCGACGCCAAGAGCGCAGACGCAATCAAGATCGTGGACACGCTGAGCAAGGCTCTGGCTACGGCGCAGCAAGACCTGCTGTACGAGCGCATGCCTTCCGAGGACAATCTGCCGAGCGATGGTGAAGTCACCGCGTTCAAAAAGCAGGTGTACGACCAGCTGCACAAGGAGCGGGTCACCGACCTGTTCATCGCCTACGACAGCAAATACTTCGCGAAGTTGAAGCCGATCACTCGGCTGTCCATCGTGCAGGTGCTGATCGTGATTGCAGGCGAGCAGACGCAGCCAGTGATTCCGTACTGGCAAGCCATCCTCGACTCCCGTGGGCATAAAGCGTGAGGTTATCATGGGTTCCACATTTGAATTGAACCGCATTTCTGCGGCGATTGACCTCGCGAATGCCCAGCAGGCCGAAGCGAGAGAAGGTGAGTTCCGTAGTGAACTGGCCGAGATGTACAAGGTGCTGGCGTCAACCCAAGATTCCGACTTTGAAGCGAACATGGTGTCGCTTTCCAACGTCGGTTCCACGCAGCTTATCAAGTCGCTGCAACCAGTCAGCCTCGAACCGAAGCTGTACTCGGCCTTCAACGCATTCTTCTTTCGGAAGAGCCGCGCGTCTATCCTGGAGTTGTTCAAAGAACTCTCCGAGGTCACCAACAGCCTGAACGTCCTGTTCACGTTCATGCGTCGCCTGCTGGAGAATGGCCGCACGCTGTTCGCCATGGAAAGCAACAAGCCTCAGTGGACTGCACGCATTCAGGAAATGGCGGCTGACGCTATCCGCTTCCGTGAAATCCTGCAGACCGAAGCTGACGGCTCCAGCCCGCTGACCGCGTCGATGTACTCGCTCATTGGCGCGATGATGGCTGGCAACAAGCACTCGGTGACTCCTTCGACCACGTATGCTGGCGGTGTGGACGTCAACCTGCTGCGCTCGACGCACGACTCCATCCTGATGTGCTCGGACCTGGGCTATGGCGACTACCTGGAATCGAACCGTACCCAGATGGGTTACGACTCGAACAAGCTCCAGTCGTACAGCACCAACACCTCGCTGGCAGTCATCAAGGCCGCGCGTGGTATCTTGGCTACCCTGTTCGGCGCCAGTGCAGAGTACGCATCGTTCGAGCCGCAGCGCGTCAACCTGCCGCTGTACTTCGACTTCACCGAACTCCAGTCCATCCTTGAGAAGGAACTGGGTGTTGATCTGGGTGTCAACTTCTTCGACAACATCACCTTCGGTAGCGATGGCAAGACCTTCGCCGAGCGCTTCTGCCGCCTGACTCTGGTGTTGCACGCGGAGAGCATGGCTGGTGAAGCACTGTCGAAAGAGTACAGCGACCTGCTGGCAACCAACCCGCCAGAAGAGTTGCTCAACTCGGAGACCCTGCTCAAGAAGCGTGTGCAGGACAACGTCACCGAAGAGGCGTCGCTGCTCAACCGTAAGGTGGGTTCGACTATCACCTTCACCTTCGACAAGCCGACTGCCGCTTTCATCACGCAGACCGAGAAGTCGGAGCAACTCAACTACACCACCTTCGACAACTGGTTCAGCATCTGGGCTTCCCAGTACCTGCGCAAGAAGGGCACGTCTGCCAAGAACGCCCTGACCGACGGCCGGATGAAGATTCGCAACATCCCGCGCTACGTCCTGCCTGTGTCGAAGATGGCTGCTGTCACCGACGCTCGTAAGGCCAGCGGTATGTCCGTTGAGTCGACCCGTGCGAACGAAGACGGCCTGTACGTTGCACCTGATGGTACCCTGGCCTACCTGCCGACTGCTGCTGATCGCTCCAAGGTCACTGGCATCCAGGAGTTCGAGCGCCTGGGTAACGAAGTGGGCAAGATCGCTGCGCAGTACGGCATCAGCTCCAGCCTGTTCAGCGAACCGTACGACAAGCTGGCGCGTTACGGTATCCCGTACAACGTCTATCAGGAAGTGCAGGAGAACTGGAAGAAGCTGATCGGCTTTGAAGACAGCCTGCTAAGCTACGACTGGGACTACGGTCTCCGTGTGTACGCTTCTGGTCGTCCGGGCATCGTGCGTTGCCGTCAGCAGATCGGTGCAGTGAAGCCTGATGCGTTGACCATCGCTGACTACCTCGGCTACAACATGGCCAAGGAAGGCGAAGCGCCGATGCAGAAGTCGTTCGCCGACGCATTGGCTCTCATGACCCACGCCGATCCGCTGGGTATGGAAAACCCTCCGAGCTTTTACTACGGTAGCTCGGGTGAACCAGGCCGTTTCATCAAGGACAGCCTGTTCCACGACATTTTCCTGACGTACTTCTTCCACGCGTACAAGAACGAAGTGCCTGGCCTGCAGGAACTGATTACCAGAGCGTTCAACGACCTGGGCATTCAGAAGCTCGACGAGGAAACCCCACGCCGCCAAGACCGTATCTACAAAGGTCTGCTGAGCGAGACGGGTGAAATCAAGGGCGCTGGCCGCAATCAGGACAAGGATATCGAGCTCCTCCAAGAGCTGATTTCTCGTACCACCGACGCGTGTAGTGGCAAGTCTGGTTCGTGGGTATACAACGACGTGCGTGAGAGCGGTGGTGCCGACATGGACTACTTCACCACGAACGAGCAGATCGCGGATCACGAAGACTACTTCGTTCCAGATCGTAGCCCCGCGCATCACTTCGCTCGCCTGTTCAACTTCATCGGCGGTAACGTCCTCAAGCAGATCCTGGACGGCATCAACTCGCTGACCGTTGAGCAACTCACCTCTGGTGAGAAGTCGATGGTGACCGAAGAGAACATTGCCGAGGAAGGTCAGACTCCGAAGATGGTCAAGCGCACTGCGCTACGTCCTAACTCGGGCACCATCCTCGACAAGGTCAAGCCGATTGCGATTGTCTTCGGCAAGTACGCGCAGAACTACGAGGCCATCGAGGCAGAAGCCGAAGAAGGCATCAAGTCGATTGAGCGCGACACTAGCGTCGGTGTGGAAGACATTCACTTCGCTGGCTCGACCGAAAAGTTCTCCGTGTTCCCACACCAGCTGGACACTCACCGCTTCCTGCGTAAGAAAGAGCCGCCGAAGTTTGCTGTGCTCGACATTGCGCCCGGTGGCGGTAAGACCTCGATTGGTTTGGGCGACATGGCCTGTATCATCAAGGACCTGCAGTCCATCAACAAGAAGGTCAAGCCACTGGTGCTCTGCCCAGACGGTCTGATCCTCAACTGGTGTGACGACATGCGCCAGTTCGCTGGTGACACGTGGAACATGATCCCGATCAACGGTGCGATCTTCAACCGTTGGGGTGCTGACCGCCTGCAGGAAATCATCGCGACTGCGCCACCGAACACCATCTGCGTTGCAGGCTTCAACTTCCTGCGCAACAACAAGATGTCGGTGGTTATCGGTAACGCCGTGATCGACGTTGGTACCAACCTGGAGTTCATCAAGGCCTTCAAGTTCAACTACGTCATCATCGACGAAAGCCACAAGCTGAAAGGGCAGAAGACTGCGAAGCACAAGGTCGTCAAGCAGTTGACCACAGCTTCGTTCATCGACTACCTGCGTATCGCCACCGGTACCCTGATTGCTGACCGTGTCACTGACATTGAAGGCCAGGTAGCGCTGTACTCGCCGCACATCTTCCGTAAAGGTGAGCTGGCTGGCTCGAACTTGGCCGAGGCCTTGGAAGAGACACTGACGCTGGGTGACGATGCTGTCCAGCTGTGGAAGGTGAACACGCCGCAGCGCGCACGGCAACGTCTGTCGCGCTACGCCGCAGTTGTCACCAAGAAGAAGAAAGAGTGGGCCTTCATGTTGCCTTCTCCGATCGAAGAGTTCCACGCTGTCAAGTTCCATGTGGACACCGATCCAGCTGACGAGCAACGTAAAGGCGAACTGCATCGCCAACTCTATGACCTTGTTGTTGACGAGTCCGTGGAGGAACTGCAAAAACTCGTGGCCGCCGCCAAGAAGCGTACTCGTTCGGCGGATGAAGACGAAGATGACGATGACGACGGCGACGACGGTGAATCGTCCGAAGACGGCGAACGCTCGCAGGACATGGAGCTGGGCGACGAAGACGAACTCGGCATGCTGGACTCCGAGCTGGTCAAGGCGTACCTGCAACGTATCGAGCGGCTGATTATTGCGCCCGAGCAAGACCCTGCGTTCCCCAAAATCTTCGGTGCGTACGGCATCAAGAAGTACACCTCGCGTAAGGCGAACGTGATCGCTGGCATCGTCAAAGATCACTTCAATCCGCCTGAGTGGGACCCGGGTGTTATCTACACCGAGTACCAACTCGTTGCGCGTAAGGGTGACCTGTACCTGGCTCGTAAGCAGGATCAGTCGTCGTACCGTCGTGCGTTGCTGCCTCGCGACACCATGGGCAAACGCCCAGAGGACAACAACGATATCTGGAAGAAGGAGCCGCCGGGTAAGGTCATCATCTTCTGCCGCTACACCAACTCGGTGAATGCTGTATACGACGCGCTGCCTGAGAAGTACAAGGCAATGGCTGTCAAGTTCACGGGTAAGGAAGTGGACAAGTGGGGCAACCTGAACGCCTTCAAGTCTGACCCGAAGGTGAAGATTCTCATTGCGAACGAAATGGGCATGTCCGAAGGCCACAACCTTCAGATCGCATCGCGCCTGATTCGTGTTGAATCGCCGTGGGGTCCAGGTGAACTCGACCAGTCTGCATCGCGTATCTTCCGTCCTGATCCTAAGGGCGCTGCTGAAGGTGAGATTTACCGTGAAGTCGTGTTCCTCGACTGGGTGCTCGCTGACAACACCATGGAAGTACCGAAGCAGGCACGTCTGATCGCCAAGGTCTTCAACAAGACCCGCTTCGACGAGGCCGAGAACCCGCTGTACAACGACGTGCTTGGTAAGAACGCGCTGCCTGAGGTGAGTCTGTCGATCACCAACGTGCTGCAGGAACGTCCTTCCTTGCATGACTTCCAGAAGTACGTGAACAGCTACGCGCAACTCAACGGCATCATGCGTGCCGAGTTCCACGAAATGCGCGTGACTCAACCTGCTGAAATGCTGCCTGTTCCTCAGACTCCGGTCATCGAGGGCAGTGCGCAGATCAAGACCCCGTTCGTGTCCGCACAAAACATCAAGGACCCGAATGGCTGGAAACCGCTGCCGCTGTCGAAGCTGCTGCGCGATCCAGAAGGCCAACCGTACGTTGAGAACCCACAGTCGCTCGTCGGTCAGCCGATGATTACTGACATGGGCAACGGCATGGTTGTCTCGGTCAAGGTCCGCTACGTCGGCACTGCGAAAGAAGGCGTGGTCAACAAGGATCGCCCGATCTCCAGCCTGCAGATCAAGCTCAAGGAAACCGGCGAGCTGGTTACCTTCAACGATATGGGTATTGTCTACGCACCGACTGTCATCAGCAAGAAGGCAATCGAGCAAAACTTCGCGGTGAGCCTGGCTTATCGTAAAGCGGACATTGCCCGTGCAGAGCGTGCAGCGAAGGATCAGGAACTCCTGGACCAGAAGGAAGCTGCGAAAGAGGCACGTCGCAACAAGCGTGAGACGCGCCAAGCCAACGTTCGCGTGCGCTCCATTGACGCTGGCGAGAAACGTTCGCGCAACATCAAGGAAGGCAAGCCTGTCAATCAGGGTGTGAAGTATGACCCTGGCATGAAGATTCCTACGACCGTACGTCGTGAGGATGAGGAGACGGAAGATACTCCGTTGAAGTTGGCCCCGGCATATTACCACGGCTTCCTGACGCTTGAGACTGACGACTTGGATTACACCAAGGCGTTGAAGAAGTTCAAGTTCAAGGAAATCGGCGAGTATGCGTTCATCACCGTGAAGCGTCGTGATCAGGCGAACAAGGTGATGGACTACATCGAGGACAACTTCCACCTGAGCGATCAGACGATCGACCGACTGGATGCGTTCTTCAAAACGTTCGCTCAAGGTCGCCGTGGTCTGTATCAGATGGAGCTGGCTTCGCAGCATGAGCTGCCGCACTTCTTCGCCACGCGCAAGCAGATGGTGAAGGATCGCAAAGAAGTCCGCATCTATCCGTTCTTCATGGAAGACAAGGTGATGCTGGTGGTCGACGTTGCTACTTCGCCGATCATCAAGAAGCACATTGGTAAAGCAATCGAAGGTGCAGCGACCAAATGGCAGTTGTCTCCGGGCGCACTGATGTACTTCCCTGCCAACAAGGCTGACTTGAATGCCAAGGTCAAGGAGCTGAAAGCGGCGGGAATCAACATTGCCGAGCCTGACGTGCTCAAGGCAGAGATTGCGGAAATCAAGTTCCGCGCTGCCAAGAAACGCAACTAACTGAGGATGGGGACTTCGGTCCCCTGATTCTTGAGGAGAGTGCAATGCAAATCACCAAAGAGAAGATGATGGCGCAGCAGTTGGTGCTTTTCCATCTCGGCTACTACAAGGGTAACATCGACGGCATCTGGAGCGCCGCCACCATCCAAGCCAAGAAAGACTTCGAGGCCGATGTGTCGTTCCTGCCTGCGTACCCGAACGGCGGCCTGCCTTTCGGTGAGCGCGACAAGTTGCCGAAGAACTGGGTCTACCAGGCCAAGGGTTTGATCGGCCATCGCTCGCTCGACGCTGAGAAGGCGAAAGAAATCATGGCAGACCACACCAAGCGCATCGAAGCCTCGCAAGCCCGTGCGCAGGCAGAAGTTGCCAAGACCGCTGGCCAAGTCCAAACGCCGCAGCCTACTGCCGACGTGAACGACAAGACCACGGTCAAGGAAGAGCGCCTTGTCACCGACAGCCCACAGCGCGAAGACACTGTGCAGTCGAAGACAGCGCGTGCCCAGGTCCTCGAAACCAACGAGGGTAACCACGACAAGAACAAAAGGAACGGCTAAGTGAAACACCCTGCTGAGTTGACCTATGCAGCATTCAGACTCCGGGGTGCCACGCGACGTTACCTGTTCTGCCGTACCGACGAGAAGCCTCACTTCGGTGACAACACGTTCGACTTCCTCGGTTATTTTGGTTTCGGCAGTGGTGAGTTTGGAGGTGAGCACCCACAGCAGTTCGACGGACTGCGCGTCAAGGTGCAAGTCTTCACGGACCCTGAATTCGCTCTGGCCTATATCTCGACGCTGATGACTCAGCCGACGGATGGGTTCAGTGGCTTCTTCACCCACGACGGCTACACGTTCCATGTCGTGACCGAGGACGCAGAGGGTGTTCCACTGACTCACCTGAAAGCGCTCAACTGGCACTACTACACCAACGTTGGCGGCTCCAAGAAACTTGCGCATGACCACATCGTGACCTTGAATCGTCGCCATGTGCTGTTCGCAACCTACGAGGAGCAGAGTGCGTTACTCACGCGCTACGCCAAACTCGCTGGAGTTTTCTAGCACCAAGGCGGCCTTCGGGTCGCCTTTTTCTTTGGAACTGTAAACACACCATAGTCTTTGACTAGAGGTCCGTGACAATGCCGAAGTGCGATCACGTCGAGTTGGACTATACATACTCCAAGAAGTTCCGTAGAGTCGAGAACAACTATGGGTATGTCCGGCTCGCCAAATCATCCAAGAAGAACGCGAAGAGAAAAATCCTGTTCGTGCTCGATTATGTGCCGACCGAAGACCTACGCTCTGGTCGGATGCTGTCTGGTGCCACTGGTCAGTTGTTTGACAACCTGATCGCCGTGGTCGAACGCCACTATCACTCTGAGGTCAAACTCTCCGAGTGCAACTGGCTGGCTGTGAGCTACAACGCTTTCAAGACTGCTGGCATGCCTGAGCAATTCCGCACAGAAGCCAAGCAGGAGTTTACCGAGCGCATCAACCACATCATCACCGAGTACAAGCCTGACGTTGTGATGACGTTTGGTATGGACCCACTGCGTGCGCTCAACGGGGAATACATCAGCAAGTTCCGCGACAAGAAAGGCATTCACTGGGAGCACTTCTACGGTGTGCCAATCAAGACGAAGGCCAAGTCTGGTGGCAAGACACACAAGTACAAGCACGTCAGTTCGTTCAGCCTGAACACGTTGGTGAGTGCCACAGGTAAGGGTGAGCCGATGTACCTAGCCGGGTACGTGGCGCGCAACATTATGAACGCGCTGTACGGCAAGCTTCGATACGAAATGCCGAAGCTGGAGTTCAAGACTCGACTGGTTGACTCCATCGAGAAGTTTGACAAGATGATGGAGACTCTGTACGACGCGCCTGTTGTCGCAATCGACACAGAGACCAAGAACCTGAACCGCATCGTCAACCGATTGCTGACCATTCAGTTTGCAATCGACGAACATGCGGCGTACATCGTTCCAATCGGCCACAAGGACAGTCCTTGGTTGCCTGAGGAATTGAAGTACATCAAGAAGAAGCTCAAGGCCTACTTCGAGCATCGCAACAAGAACAAGGAGCACATCTACGCCAACGCCGTGTTCGACCTGAACAGGATTCGCGTAGACCTTGGCGTCCGCCACTTCAAGAATGCGGTGTGGGACGTGTTTGCAGGTGAGTTTGGTCTGGACGAGAACATGAAGGTCATGAACTCGTACGGCAACACCTACTACACCTTGTTGAACATCACCATGCAGTACGGGTGCCATGCGTACTACGAGTCGGACTTCGGTAAGGACAAGCGTGCCACGATTGAAACCGTGGACTTGGACAAGCCGCTCCTGAACTACTGTGCGCTGGACGTTATCACCCTGATCCACATTCGTCGCCTGCAGATACAGCGTGCGAAGGACTTTGGCTATCGCAAGTTCAAGTCCATCGTGCGCGAGCAGATCAGCGATATGCTCCACGTGTTCTCCTGTCTGGAGACCAACGGATGTAAGACGGATATCAACTGGTTGTTCTACCTCAAGTCGAACGACAGTCCGATCATCCAGCATCGCGAGGCAGTCATCAAGGCGTTGGAAGAAACGGCAGGTGCCGAGAAGACCAACAACCGACTCCAGAAGAATACCGGCGCGCCAGCGAAAGGTATCTGGGGCAAGACCAAGATGAAGATTTTCAACGTGGCGAAGAAAGCGCACTTGAACATGATGATGTTCGACGTGCTCAAGCTGAAACCAACGTCTGTCGGCAAGAACGGTCAAGGCGCCGTCGACAAGGACTTCCAGAAGAAGTATGCGGACGTCCCAGAGGTCGCGCTGTATAACGAACTCCAGAAAATCAAGAAAATCTTCAACAGCTACGTCAAGGCGTTCGTGAAGCAATGGGGTTCCGACCCTGATATGCGTTTCGACTCCTGCATCCGACCGTTCTTCAACTTTCGTGACGTTGTGACTGGTCGTACCTCTGCGAAGAAGCCGTCGCTCCACCAGTTGCCAAGTCGAAATGACATTACCGAGTTCATCAAGAAGATGTTCCCGGGACGTGCCGACCTTGGTAAGTTCATCAAGCGATTGTTCATTGCGGACAAGGGCCGTCTGATCCTCAAGATCGACTATGCGGCTCACGAAGTTCGTGGTTGGTCGATCATCACTGGTGACAAGGAAGTAGCTGACCTGTTCTGGCACGGCTTGCGTATGCGTAACCAGTACAAGCTGTTCCCGACACCAGAGCTTGCGCACAAGATCGCGATGGAAGGTGACGTCCACCGTATCAACGCCGCGTACTTCTTCGGCATGGATATCAACGACGTTGACAAGCCGAAGCGTAACAGCGTTAAGCAGGTTGTCTTCGGTCTGATCTACCAGCAAGGTGTTGAAGGTTCCGCGAAGTCTACTGGCCAGACAGTCGAGGCGATCAAGGCGCTGATTAAGGCGTTCTTCAAACGCTTCCCAGTTGGTGCTGGTTGGTTCGACAAGATCAAGAAGAAGGCTGCCGACCAGTTGTTCGTCGAGTCTCCTCTGGGTCGCCGTCGTAACCTGTGGGCATTCCTGATCCCGAAAGATGCCAAGTCGTTTGATGGTGTGTACGCGGCTACTGGTCGTCGTGCAGTGAACTCGCCGATTCAGGGCATGGGTTCTGACTTCCTCGTGTCCGGTGCTCGCCTGATTGAGCAACTGCGCTGGAAGCACTTCAAAGAGACCAAGCACTACCCAGACTTCTACATGACCAACTCGGTACACGACTCCCTCGAGTTCTCGGTTGCTTATGAAGACGTGTGGAATGCGATCCGTATCATCGAACACGGTCTGACCTACGGTGTGATGGACGTCATGGAGAAACGCCATGGCATGAAGTTCCTCGTACCGCTGGAGATCGACTTCGAGATCGGTGCCAACATCCGCGACTGTGCTGGTTGGGACTACAGCCTCAAGTCGGCAGACCCTGACTTCCGTGACAACGTTGCGGGCAAGAAGCCAGTGGATAAGAAGGGCGAGAAGAAGGAAGACGATGGCAGCATCGAGAACCTGATCTACCAAGCGCTCAAGCAGCAGCGCGACGAGTTCAAGTACGATGTGGACGTCGATGCCGTATTCAAGCAAATCATGTCCAAGCAGTATGTCGATATGCCTGACTGGGCGAAGAAGCAAGCCTGGAACACTGGCATGAAGATGGAAGGCATGAAGAAGGACCCGCGCACTACCGACGAGGTGATCGACAAGAAGAAGTCGAAGTCTCTGATGGAGAAGCTGGTCGCCAAGCCTGCCGATAAGAAAAAGAAGAAGTCCCTTAAGGAGGCTGCATGATACAACACGCGCTGGAGCTGCTCAATGAGGCAGCAACGCTTGACCCGCGCGTGTTTGACTTGTTTGCTGTCAACACTCCCATCAGTCCGCTGGTGGGAGCGACAACCGATATCGAAGTGATGATGGTCGGTCCTGACACAGGCATGCTCAATGCGCTCGGACTTATCAACGGGCTGCTGGCTTCTTCCGGTCAGCGCCTGATCATTCAAACGGAGACAGTCGATGGACATATTCGGCGCTCTTTCTCCTCCGCCGACATACCGGGATTTGCGGATCGAGGTGAAGTTCAGCGAAGCCTTGATGCACCGGATTCGTCGCTCGGGTGATCGCACTGCGCAAGACCAGATCGAAAACGGCACCATGCGCGACTGGCAAGCTCGCTACCAACAGCGATTCAGTGACCTGTGCCAGAGTATGGAACAGGTTGATGTTCTGCGCCACGCCGCCGTGAGTGTAAAGCATATGCTGATGCACCATGTGCGCGATGCACTGGACGGCCATGATATTTCCGTGGGTATGCAACTCGGCGAAGTCATTATCCTATACGCTGACATTACACCCAAGGGCGTCAAGTGTACGACCGTAATGCCTAGCGTGCTGCTACAGTAAGGACAGGTATGAAAATCTCCCAATCTCCGAATCTGCAATTCGAGGCTCAGGCCAAAGAGTTGCAGCAAGCGATCCAAAAGGTAGTGAGCATCACGTCCTTCGTGGACTGTCTCGATACCGAGCGACGCCATGCGATGCTGGTCAGTGATGGCAAGGCTTACATCGTAGGTATTACCCCAGATGCGTTCGCGTGCGTCTGCGTCGGCAAGTCTGCTGGCGGCAAGAACGGCGCGTTCATCTTCGAGCCCGCGAAAGTGCAGGGCCTGATCAAGAATCGTGACGGCCTGTCGATCAGTGGTGACAAAGCCGAGTTGATCGTGCAAGCGCTCAAGGGCAAGTATCGAGCGACTACCGAACTGCAACTGCTCGACGATGCCGACATTGTTCGCCTGAAGGACGTGTTCAATCCGCCGAAGTCCAAGAAGCTCAGCCGTGAAGTTATCAAGGCGATCCGCGAAGGTATCAAAGCCGCATCGCTCACCAACTTCTACACCGACGACATTATCCTGTCGTTCGTCAAGGTCTCCGAGAAGGGTGTGGTGATCGAGTCCGCAGACAACTTCCACCTGAGCCAGTACAAGGCGAAAGTGAAGTCGGACGTGACGCTGCGCTTCGCAATTCCAACGCGCACGTTCAACATGCTGGACCGTTTCATCGGCGACAGTGAGCCGAAGATCAGTCTCAACGGTAGCCAGTTGTGCATCCGTGGTGACGACTACGTTGTGTCGGTACCTGAGATTCAGGAAGACGAGTTCAAGTTCAGCATGGTGGCCGAGTTCTTGAAGTCGCTGCCAGCGCCGTCCATGACAGTGACGTTCAACCCTGAATCGCTCAAGGCCGTGGACAATATGTTCGCCATCGTCACCGAAGACACCAAGATGGCAATGCAGTTCAAGGACAAGGGCATCAAGATGAAGATGCTCACCAAGAGCGGCAGCGTCGAGGATGCGTGCAAGGCGCAGATCAAAGGTGACCCACGTACCATTCACGTCGACCCGCGCATCCTCAAGGACTTGTTCGACAAGATCAAGGACGACGAAGTGCCGATGAACCTGTTCAAGGCGCGCAACAAAGGTGCGACCTCGACCTTCTGCATCGTCACTCAGCCCGCTAAGGGTGTGCAGTTGACCCAGCTTGGGACCTTCTATGACGAATGACGTGAGCCTGATTTTCAGTCTTGCGGATGAAGTCGAAATCACCAGCAAAAGCATCAACGAGTTTGTCAAGCTGGGCACTGCGCACGATGGCTACCACGCCGCCGTGTTCTTTCGCCCAGTGGTGCAGACCCTACTTCTGATCGACCACAAGAATCCCGTGGTGCTCAATCGGTTCTGCACCATGTACAACTTCGTCAACCGACGCGGTACCGTATACGGGCACCTATTTGTGGTCGACGAGTCCAAGCTGGAGATTGTGGACAACCGCATGATCGTCCGTTGCAACGTCAGGGAGAAGTATGACTTCGAGACCTTGACCATCAGCAACGACAAAACCAAACTCCTGTTCTTCAAGTCAAGCAGTGGATGCTTGCTGACGCTGATCGCAGGGCAAGAAGATTCAGCCTATCTGGTGCGGGAGGGTTAATGAATAAGGTTGATCTGGAGCACGTTCGGAAACTTGTAAAGCGTGACGAGAAGTACAAACGCTTCCGTGCAGCCGTCGAGAAGAACCCAAATCTGAAACTGGCCTTCGATGACCTGCACGACGAACTCAACTCGATGCACAAGATGCGCCTGACGCGCAGCCTGAATCGGAAGAGTAAGCGCTTCACCAAAGACGTGATCGACGCAATGACCCACGACACCAGTTGCCGTAGCCGTTGCGCAGAGATTCTCATGTCCTGCTTGGCAATCACCGGTGACTTCCAGGACACGCTGAATAATTTGCGTGACTACCTGATGTTGGAGTACGGTGGGCGAATCACCACAGGCCGCAGCTCCAAAGAGGAGAGGCGCCAATTCATGGAGAACGTACTGCGTCCGTTCTTCCGTTACATTCACAAGGTCGAGCAGTTGAAAAAGCACGCCGAGTACCTCGTTGAGGATATCGACAAGGCGAGCTACCGCTTCCGTGATGTTATCGAGGCGATCAAGCTGCTGGGCAAACCAGAGAGTCTGTAATGGGCGAAATCATTGTCCGCGAACGGATGTTCGTGCCATCGCATTTGGTGGACGAGCGTGAAGTAAAGAAGCGCTACATCCATCGGTTCTACGAGGAATCCGCTTGCCGACGCTGTGAAAATCGTCCTGAGCGCCACAATTACATCTGCAACAAGTGCGAAGCCTACAAGGGCAAATCGGTAACGGTCAACCGTGAAATCAAAGGTGACACCGAGTACTTCGGCTTCCCGTTGGGTGATCGCAAGAACATCGCAAAGGTCTTTGGCCTAGATTTGAAGGAGCTCGGCGTTCGTGACCTACGGACCCGGGCTAAACGTCGTTATAACGTCAAGATGGTCGGCTTCAAACCTTACGACTATCAGGAGCCTGCTATCAAGCTCTTGAAGAAGCACGGATACGGTGTTCTCAAGGCACCACCGCGTTCTGGTAAGACGCCGACCATGCTGTACACTGGCATCACGCAGTACAAGTATCGTATTGCCGTGATTGCTGACCAGAAAGAGTTTCTGGAGCAGTTCGTCGACCACATCACCGAGTTCACCAACCTGCCTGATCTGCAGGAGAAGTACAAGAAGAAACTCTACGGCTTTGGTAAGAAGCCGCAGGACTTTGAGGACTTCGAGATTATCGTCTGCACCTACCAGACGTTCCTGAGCGACAAGGGCAAGAAGCTGCTCAAGCTCCTGAACAAGAACTTTGGTCTGGTGTTCATTGACGAGGTGCACAGCTCCGGTGCGAGTGAATATTCCAAGACCTTGAACGAGCTCCGTCAGCGCATTCGCATTGGTGCAACAGGTACCGATGATCGCAAGGACGGCAAGTACAAGATCGTGGAACAGATCGTCGGGCCTGTGACTGCACTGATCGAACGTGACCAGTTGCAGGCTCAAGTGTTTGTCCACCCAATGGACTTCGTGAAGACCAAAGCTGCCTATAAGGGTCGTGCAGGCTTCACCCGTTGCGTGTCGTTCCTGACAAACCACAAGAAGCGCAACCAGTTCATCGTTGACTGGGTGCTCAAGGACTTGGAGAAAGGCCACAACCTGCTGATCCCAGTGTATCGCAAAGAGCACGTCTGGGACTTGGTCAAGATGATTAACGACCAGTACGGCAAGAAAGTGGCCGACGGGTTCACCGGCGGTGCGAAGAACAAGGCAGACATTACTCGACGCAAAGCCGTACTGGACGATGCGAAGTCTGGTAAGGTGCGCGTGGTAATCGGCATCCGCTCTCTGATGCAGCGTGGTCTGAACGTGCCTCGTTGGTCGATGATCTACTGCGTCATGCCGATCAACAACAAGCCCAACTGGAAGCAGGAGAGTTCGCGTATCCTGACTCCGTTTGAAGGTAAGCGTCCACCTGGTATTCGCCTCTTCGTGGACGAGCACATTGGAATGCCGCTTGGTTGCTTTGTGTCAACCTACAAGCAGTGCATGGAATTCAAACACAAGCCTACGGAAGTAGCCCATGAGCGCGCCATCATACTTATGGACAAACACAACAGTCGAAGGAGTGGGCACGGTGGCGGAGGTGAGCAAGCCTTCATGGAAGATACCAAAGCCGTCCGTTCCAAGTTTGGAGGAAGACCTTTCGGGTCGTGAGTTCTTCGAGTATCGCTACGGCGGGTTCATGGCCCTAGGTGGTTTGCCCGCCAAGTTCGATCTTCGTGCTGAACTTTCTGTCCTCAGTGGCTTCATGCAAGAGTGGGCATCGCACACGCGCGTTTGGCAATACATGGTGCGTGATGCACTTAGCCGAGCGCGTGATTGCGTGTTCATCTGCGAAACACCTAGTGGCCGGAAGGCACTCGCCACCTATCTCAACGGACACGCACTGACCGTAATGACGTTGTCCGAATTTGAGCGTACTGTAAACAGACCTGAGATAGTCTACTGCCCTGTGCGTCCTGCTAACATAAACGACGCCAAATTGGATGCGTTGTTGGACGCACACGAACTACACGTCATAAGGTCCGAGGACTATGTCCAGAAAAGATTTCTTAAAGAACTTGGACAGCGATCTGCAAGCAGAGCTGCCGCCCTCCAAGCGAGCTACACCAACGTCCGAATCCGATATCAGGATGGACTTCAAGTTCGACACGCAACGTCAGAACCTCTTGAAGTCGCGCGGCGTCGATGGTCATGCGTTTAGCCTCGCTCGCTCTCCGTTCCAAGTTGAGGAAGCGCTGATAAGGATCAAGCCAGTCGTGCGCAACATCGAGAACCTGGTGAAGAATAACCAGATCGAGTTGGCACCGAGTTCGATCACGTGGTTACCTGAAGGTTTCGTTCTGCGATCCATCAGCGTGAAGAAGCAGATCAACGGCATCCAGAAGGTGCTGGACAATCCTCTGCACGGCAACTACACGATGGCAATTGGCAGTTACCCGAGCGACGTGCGCGCCAAGGTGCTTGCAGCCAACTTCATGAACCGTGCGATTGACGCGCAGATGAAGGGTGTTCATCGTGGTCGTGCATATCCACTCTGGCACCCGCTCATGGGCAACCAGTGGGATTCACTGCGCGATGCACGCGAACCCGAGAACATGAGTATGCTGGTCATCACCAACGTTGGTGTTGACAGCAGCCGTACCAAACTGGAGAAGCTGCGGGACTTGCTGGAGAAGTTCAACAACATCCCGAAGATCGTCGTGGTAAACGGCATCGACCCAGTCACCTTTTTCGCCGAGCGCGTGCGCTTACCTCTCAAATACGCCTTCTACCTCAGTGCTGAGCAGAAGGCCTCGATCTTGGACATTTAAATGTTACTAGACGAAATCGACGAAATGGTTGAGCAGATCAACTCTGCCCAACGTGGAATGGAAAGGGTGTATGCCATTTACCTTCCACACTACCCAGTCGAAGCAGCAGTCATCGACGACCTGAACCGAGCCATCACTGCGCAGATGGTGGACGAACAGTCCGCACCTAAGCACGGTACGATCGGCGGTGCAGTGGTTCCAGTAAGTGGTGTGATCGACCTGAGCCACGAACTCCGTGAAGACGCCGATGCCTTGCGTAAAGAGCTGGAAGCACAGGAGCTGGCACAGGCCGAGATTGATGAGGCCATGCAGGCACGGATCGAGAAGAATCGGCAGGAGCGTCTGGAGAAGTTTAAGACGGAGAACATCCGTGCGACTTACCGACGCCTGTGCCAGATGTGCCATCCAGACAAGTGCAAGCGATTCTCCTACACGGAGACTGCCAAGCTGCGCGAAATCCTAAACATGGCCCAGGACGCCTACGCTCGGAAGGACCCATACGATCTGGAGACCGCCTACATCCGTGCGCTGTACGTTCGGGGTGAAGAGGAGAAACTCTCCAAGGATATGCGCCATGTTGTTGAGGAGAAGCACCGTAACCTGACGCTGGACATGCAGGCAACTGCCATGCACAAGCTCTACACGGTTCTCCAGTTCCATGTCCAGAAGCGCCAATACGATGCCAAGGTGGCATTCAAAACATTCGTGGACGACTATATCGTTCGCTTGAAGCAAAAACTCGGGGCCTAGTGCCCCGTTTTTCGTTTCCGTCAACCTGAATACGGTGTGCTAATTTACAGCGTACAATGTCAGTCACGTGGCCAAGTACCATAGACGGTTGTCCTGTGTTTCCATACCAACTATATTCAGAAACTGTTGACGGAGACCTAACATGGTCAGTAAAGCAGTGCATCCAAGCGCTGGTGTGTATCCGATCGAAACGGATATGTCCACCCGTGCAACCGCCGCAGCGACTTCGATCGTCGGCGTCGTAGGTGAAGCGTCCATCGGGCCTGTCGGTGTTATCACCGATGTGTTTGACAACGAAGACCTGCGTTCCAACTTTGGGCAACCCAATGCCCAGAAGTACGGCTTCGCGCTGTACTGTGCCGCCCAAGCCTTGGGTCAAACCAAACGCCTGAAGTTCCTGCGGGTCGTCAACAAAGACGCTCTCACCGCCGGTGCATACTTCACGGTGGATGACCCAGCGCAGAACATCCCTGAGATTCGGATCACCGTGTTCGACGACGGTGGCAACACTCCTCTGGGCGTGTACGATCCCCTGAACAATCTCGGTTTCACCGCCGACATGGCTGGCGTTGAGCGCATCCTTGCGTACTTCGTTGCGTCTAACCCGGGCGAGTGGAACGACCAACTGAGCATCAAGATTCGTCCGGCATGCCCGGCAGGTGTTGACCTCAGCGACGAGCGCCACTACGATCCGTACAAGTTCTACGTGGACGTCTACCTGAACTACAAGAATGCCAACAGCCGTCCTGTGGAGAGCTTCTACGTCTCCCGGAAATACGAGCTGGACGGCGACGGTAACCAGATGTTCATTGAGGATGCGATCAACCTGTCCTCGAAGTACATCCGTGTCAAGCACAACTCCTTCTGCGGTCCTGTGAAGATCAAGAAGGAAGCGTTCGAGTTCATCAAAGGTGGTAGCGACGGTACTCGCCCAACTGACGCGCAGATCATCGCGGCCTGGGAAGAGTTCGCCGACGCGGAAATCGTGGACGTCAACATCCTGTGCAACGCTGGCTACACCATTCCAGCGATCCAGCGCAAGATGGTCAGCATTTCCGAGAACCGTGCTGACTGCTTGGCGGTGCTCGACGTACCGGACAAGGAATACGAAGCGGCACGTGCCGTGAACTACTCCGTGAACACGCTCAACGTGGACAGCAGCTACGCAGCCCTGTACGCGCCGTTCGTGCAAATCCGCGACACGTACAACGACAAGTACATCTTCATTCCGCCGTCTGGTCATGTGTGCGCTGCGATGGCCTACACCGATCACCAACGTGCGGTGTGGTTCGCCCCTGCTGGTTTGGCCCGCGGCACCATCAAGATCACCGGCATCCGTACCAAGTACAACCAAGGTGCGCGTGACGCTCTCGATGCTGCCCACATCAACCCGATTCGCAACATCCCGGGTCGTGGCTACGTCATCATGGGCCAGGAGACTCTGCAAGCGTTCGCGTCTGCGTTCTCCAACATCAACGTCCGCCGTCTGGTCAACTACGTCAAGAAGTCGATTGCTTCGGCGTGCACCGTTGAGAACTTCAACCCCAACGACAGCTACACTCGCTTGTCGCTGGTGAACATCTGTGGCGACTTCCTGCGTCCGATCAAACAAGGTCGGGGTCTGTATGAGTTCGAGGCCGTGTGCGACAGCCGCAACAACGTTGCAGCCGACATTGCCAATGGTGACCTGATGCTGGACGTGTACCTCGATCCAGTAATCCCAGCCAAGCGCGTCCACCTCACCTCGCACATCATGCCGACTGGCACGTACTTCGACGAAAACTAAGGGGCATTGCAATGTCTGAAAAACGCCTGGAAACTCTGATTGACGACCTGCAGAGTGCCGCCAATCTCCAGAACCTGGACGCACTCAACCCAATCGTTGTGCGCCTCTCGCATCCAACCAACCGTACCGTGACCGTGATCGCGTGCGCGCAGAAAGAGCCAAGCACCCTCGTGCTGCCTCTGAACGTGACTTGGATCGACTTCGACCCGCTGAGCCTGAACTACCGCAAGGCTCTGCGTCGCGTCTCCAAGGAAGCTGACACGGTCACCGGCCGCGATCACACCTGGGAAATCATCGAGACCTACGACGAGGTGTTCGTCACCCAGTTCTACGATGACGCCGATACCGCGCTGCTGACCACGCAGAACCCGGTGCCTGCCGCCAGCACTTCGATCCTGGGTGTAGCTCGCCTGTCGTATGCTCCACAGGTATCGAGCAACCCAGTGGTCGTGGCTGAAGGTGACCCGCGTCTCTCCGATGCCCGTACGCCGAAAGCGCACACCCACGAAGAAGTGCCAGCTACCCAGATCAAGACTGCCAATGGCGTCGTGACTGTCTCGGGTAGTGAACAGCCAGTTCCGGGCGCCGCCTTGGTTGCAGATAGCGCGACTACTGCCCGGTGGCGCAAGCTGACCACTTCGGACATCCAGAACTGATCGGAGATCATCTATGCCAACGCCAACACTCGCTGAGTTTGTAGCTCAGACCGTGGCGCTCGCTGACTATCGCAACCTCGCACGGGAGAACCCAATTCCCGTGCAGTTGCCACTCGGCAATGGTGAGAACATGATTGTTGTGGTTGCCTTCATGGAGCCCAACAACGTCACCCTGCCGTTCAACGTCAGCTGGATCGTCGTTGATCCAGACAGCGCTTCCTATGGTAAGGTCCTGCGTCGTACTTCGGCGCTGCCTTCCGTGGGCTTCCGTAACACCTGGCAGGAACTCGACACCTTCGAGGACCTGATCGCAGAGCAGCAATATTGGGATTTCAGTAGCGGCTTCAACCTCGGTGAAGTAGACGTTCCGCAGGTAGGTGCTGCGACTCTCGACGTTCGTGGCCTCGTAATCCTGAACCGTGAATATACGCCCGATCAAGACAGCCCTGTGGTTGTCGGCGGTAACGATCCGCGTATGAGCGATGCGCGTGATCCCCTTCCACACACTCACCCGAAGCTGCCGATCACCATGATTCGCGGCGCAACGGGCGTCAACTCCTGGCTCGCCAAGGTTGGTACCAGCAACACGCCGAAGCCGGGCGAAGTGCTGACCATCACTGGCCCAGGTGCTAAAGACGGTGAGTGGATCGGTGAGTGGCGTCGCCCAGTCAAGGCTGACCTCGTGTACGACGGTCCAACCTTCGACGAACTGGAAATTGTTGGCCCAGAAGGCAACACGCTGGACGAGACTGCACCGTTCACCTTCAAGGCGAATGCGAAGTTCAGCGATGGTAGCGTGCTGAACAACGTGCAAGGTTCGTGGGCTGTCATCGGTAACGGTGCGTACGGCTCCATCAGCAACCAGACTGGTATCTTCCAGTCGCTGGACATTGACGAGGACCAAGTGCTGCGCATCGAGGTGCGCTGGACTCATCCTGAAAGTGGCCAGCTGCGCGTGAAGTACGTGGATATCACCATCGTCGACAAGACCATCAAACTGGTGCTCACCAGCATCGAACTGGTGGGTGTCAACGAGCTGGAAGAGAACTCGATTGCGACCTACTCGGTCATCGCGCACTTCGACGACGGCACCAGCGCCGGTGTTACTCCAACCACCTTCACCTCGTCCAACCCTGGTGCTGGCGCGTTCAACAACAAGACTGGTGTGCTTGAAGTTGGCGAGCTGACTACCGATCAGACCACGACCATCGCTGCGACCTACGCTTTCAACGGCGTGACCAAGGACGCGAACCTGACTGTGCGCTGCATCGACACCACCATCTACCCTTCGTCGGCTGTGATCGTTGGTCCTGCAGAAGTAGACGAAGGCACCTCGACCAACTTCACTCTGCGCGTGACGTTCACCAACGGCACCCAGAAGGACGTTGCAGTCACCGACTGGCGTTCGAGCGACGAAGAAGCAGGCACCATCAACCCGTCCAGCGGCGTCTTCGAGGCACCGAACAACCTGTTCGAGGACAAGGCTACAACACTGTCCGCTTCGTACACCCTGGAAGGTCGTACCGTCAACGGCAGCCGTCAGATTCTGGTCAAGGACACCACTGTCTACCCACGTAGCGCAGTGATCCTCGGCTCGGCGGCAATCAACGAAAACACCGTGACGCAGTACCAGTTCCGTGTTTCGTTCAGCAACGGCACCACCAACGTCGTCACCGTCAGCAACTGGGCTCTGTCCAATCCTGCTATGGGTACGATCAACAAGAACACCGGTCAGCTGGTTGCAGCTACCGACGTGCAGCAAGACACCAAGGGTAAGGTCTCTGCATCGTACTCCGCCTTCGGCCAGACTGTAACCGCCGAGCTGGAAGTCACGATCAAGGATATCACCAACTACCCGGTGAGCGCTCGCGTCGTGGGCAACGCACAGATGAACGAGAACACCACGCAGACCCTGACGTTCGAGGTTACTTACCTCGATGGCACCAAGGTGAACGAGCCAGTGACCAACTGGACCTCGACCAACAGCGGTGCTGCAACGATCGGTGCTGCAAACGGTCTGGTGACTGCTGCTGTCAACCTGCAAGCGAACGGTACCACTACTGTGGCCGCGTCGTGGAGCAAGTACGGCCGCACCGTGACTGCTGACATGCTGCTTACTGTCCGTGATATCACCAACTACCCGGTGAGCGCCGTCATCAACGGCCAGGCTACTATCAACGAAGGCTCGACTGCTGACTACACTCTGGCAGTTACCTTTGCTGATGGCACCACTGCGAACCGTTCGGGTAACTGGGCGATCACTGGCGGCAACGGTGCAAGCGTTAACACTTCGGGCCGCGTAACTGCGCCTGCAAACGTGGACGTCAACACCCCAGCGTCGCTGACCGCGTCGTACACCCTCGATGGCAAGACTGTCACCGCTTCGGCGAAGACTGTCACCATCATGGACACCACTGTGTACCCAAGCAGTGCGCGCATCCTGGGTCCGAACTCGCTGCCTGAGAACACCAGCCAGACGTATCAGCTGGAAGTGACCTTCACCGATGCGACCAAGGCTATCGTGCCAGTCACCAACTGGAAGTCGTCGGTTATCTCGACTGCGACCATCGGTGCCAACACCGGTGTGCTGAACGGTCTGGACACCACTGGCAACAAGGTGACCAAGATCACTGCGTCGTACACGGCGGCTGGCAAGACTGTAGGTGCCGAGCTGGATGTTACCGTGACTGACTCGACCAACTACCCAGTTTCGGCTGCTGTAGAAGGTCCTGACTTCCTCGACGAAGGCGACACTGGCAACTACGTGCTGCGCGTGACGTTCACCGACGGTACCAACTCGCTGGTAGGTGTAATCGACTGGGCTTCCTCGAAGACCGCTGTTGGTGTCATCAACCCAACGACTGGTGCACTGGCGACCAACGCAAACCTGAAGGCTGATGATAGCACCAAGGTAAGCGCGTCGTACACCGCGTCTGGTATCACCGTGAGCGCTGAGAAGAACGTGACTGTCCGCGACAAGACCGTTTATCCAGTGAGCGCGATCATCACCGGTGGCGCTGTGGTTGATTCCTTGAAGACCGAGCAGTATGAGCTGCGCGTCACCTTCGAAGACCAGACCACTGTCGTGATGCCAGCTACCGAGTGGCTGTCGAGCAACACCAGCACTGCGGGTACCATCGACGCGAACGGCCTGTTCACTGCCAAAGAGAACAAGTCGGGTACCAACATAAACACCATCCTGACTGGCAAGTACACGCTGGACGGTGTGACGGTTACCGCGACGAAGACCATCGCTGTGCATGACGTGACGAACTACCCAGCGTCCATCGCGATCACCGGCCCGAACTCTGTGGATTCGTCCGCTGCGAACGGTGCAGGCAGCGCGCAGTATCTCGCCAAGGTCACGTACCTCGACGGGACCAGCGCTGACGTAGTTGGTACCTGGGGTGTTGAAGGCACCACGCCGAGCGATCCAATCGGCAGTATCAACGCATCTGGCGTGTTCACTCCGAACCAGAAGCCTGGTGGCACTACCCGCAACATCACGGTGAAGGTCGCCTACACCGAGTTCGGTCGCACCGTCAACGGCACGAAGTCTGTGTCGCTCGTCGTTGTGCCAGTACCGTCGTCGCTCGCTATCAACGGTCCAGCTACCGTGAACAGCGATAGCAGCGGTACCTACTCGGCCAAGGTAACCATGACTGACGGCAGCGTCTCTGACGTACTGGCCACCTGGTCGACAACTGCCAGCTCCACTGTGGCAACTCTGGCGACTGATGGTACGCTGGCTGTCAAGCACCTGAGCGCTGACACTGCAATCCCGCTGCACGCAACTTACACCGCAGCTGGTATCACCGTAGCCGCCGATAAGACGGTCACTGGTAAGAAAGCAGTCGAGCTGGCCTCGATCACTGTATCGGGTCCGACTCAGTTGGCATCGGGCGCCACTGGCAAGTACGTGGTAACTGCGAACTTCACTGACTCCTCGACTCAGGATGTGACCAGCACTGCCACCTACAGCACCAGCGTTGCTTCGGCCGGTTCGTTCTCGCAGTCGACCAAAGGTGATTTCAACGCGGCCAACGTGTCTTCGGATACTGCGACTGTGCTGACCTTCGACTACACCGCAGCTGGCGTGAGCAAGCAGGCAACTGCGGACCTGACAGTGAAAGCAGCCGTTGTCTCGGGTAACAATCGTCCACGCTTCGGCGTAGCGATGTTCTCCGACACTGACTTCACTGGCGGCAAGACTGGCACGAACGAGACGTACAACATCCCGTACACTCGCTGGTCTGGCATTCAGGACTTCGCCGACAAGGTGATGACCAACGTTCTGCCTCTGGGTACCTCGGGCGAGACGTTCACACTCAACATCGGCGATGCGCAGTACGGCTACTTCATGCACTTGAAGTCGAAAGGTACCGCGACATTCACCGATCAAGCGATCAACGTACCGGGCGGCTTTGGCGGTATTCAGTGGACGCCAGAGGGCGAAGTTGGCGACAACTACGACCCAATCGAAGTCACCTACGATTGCCACGATGGCAACGGTCCTCAGCAGTGGCTGGTGTACCGTACGGACTGGGATAGCCTGGGTGCGGTCACCTTCAAGGTTACTTACGCTTGATAGGTTAACCATCACAGGAGGGACCTTCGGGTCCCTCTTACTTGGAGTTCGCTATGCCACTTTATGCCTCCGGCTTTTTCATCCCTTCGAGTGCGGGTATCCCGTATATTCTCGAAGACGTGTATCAGAAAGGTGGCTATCGCTCAGTCGCAACCGTAGCCGAGCGCGATGCCATCAAAACCGCAGCACGAAAGCAGGGTATGCTTGTCTACGTTCGCGAGGACAACACCCTGTACGAAATCCCAGGTACAACCCTAGCGGGTGCTGATGCCTGGAAGAAGTTTGACGCCCGCAAGTATGTTGGCTTCGACTTCAAAGCTCCGCTGGCCATCAGCGAAGAATTCGAGGTCTCCATCGACGAACTGCGCCTTGTGCCAGAGATGGAAGGCGTTGAAAAAGGTAAGGTGCTCGCTGTTGGTGAAAACGGCAGTGAGTGGATCGACGGCCTCCCAGCTGGCGGTAACACAGGTGATGCGATTGTTCGCAACGCCGAAGGTGCTGCTGTATGGGCAAAGGTCAGTGGCTTGCCATCTACCGAAGGTGTTGACGAAGGCTCTGCGCTTGTTGTTGACGAAGACGGTAATGCCAAGTGGGGCGAAGCTGCAGGCGGTAAGCGTGCGCGCTCTGAACTCAACTCCACCTACCTGAACGTCGGTCAAGGCGCCAGCGTGCAAAACACCATTCAGGTGCCGAGCCCAACGCTGATGATCCTCAAGCTCTCTGTGGATCAGCCCGACATTACTGTCGAGTTGCACAGCAGCCCAACGTACAGCGACACCAACCCGTACACTTTCACCTCCAGTAACCTCAAGCTGGAAGACGATGGCATCACCACCTTCGAAGATGGTAGTGAAGTTGTCTCGCGTCGCTACGGCTTCTGGTCGGCAAACAGTGGTGGTGACAACAAGGTGTATGTCCGGATCACCAACGCGGGCCAAGCACACGCCGCAGTTGCGCTCCAGATGACTGTACTTCCGATGGAGTAATGTAATGCAGTGGACAGCCGAAGCTAAGGTAAAAGACCTGGCGACGCTGACTTGGTACACCTTCGAGGGTGACCGATCAGTCAAGCTCGGCGCCGACAAGGAATTCAACCAGAAGCACCCTCTCGTGGTGCGTCCGGGCGAGCTGGTCGGCATGAAGCAAGCGACTCGTGGCTCAGGCGCAGGTAACTACCAAGTTGTCCTGGGTCACGCACTGCACGTCCTCTTCCGTAACGTGCCTGAAGCCCAGATCAACAAGATCATCAAGAAGCTGGTGAAGTACAAAGGCAAAACGCCTGAGCACAACCAGCTTCTCGATGGGCAGAAGCGCGTGAAGAAGGTGACCATCAGTGACAAGGTCAGCTCCGACAAGCAGACTGACGACCTGTTCAAGCCTACGGGTACGATCAGGGAAAACACCATGTATGACCGTGCCAACTATCAGTGGCGCAAAGTCATCCATGCTGGTGCCAAAGTCAAGTCGCTGAAACAGGGTCGTAGCAAGTACACGACCCAGGAAGGTGATATCATCGGTCTGCGCTACATGACCAAAGCCCGTGGCGGGTTCGTTATCCTGCCGAACGAGCAGCGTGTCAACATCAGCCACGAGACCTACATGGAGCTTGTATCTGGTGCACGTATTCTGCCAACGAGCAAACAGCAGAAGGGTTTGGTGATTCTCGCCGATCTGAAAGCTGGTCAGCCCAAGCAGACGCGCATTCGCAAGCCCAAGGAAACTGCGGTTGCTCCACGTGAAGCTATCGCACCGAAGTCGCCAAGTCGAATCAAGCGCGATATCCACGATGACCTTGTCAGCAATCACGACATTGACGACGATGAAATCGAGGACGATGAGGACATCCACGAGATTCCTCTGGACGAGCCTGAAGTGCCGAAGGGTCACCAGCCTAGCCAAGTGCTGAAAGTTGGTGCCATCGTGCAGTCTGCCAAGCGCCCGAGCAACGAGTTCGTTGTAGTCGATGCCACAAAGCACGAAGGCTACACCGAGTTTGCGCTGTACTCGGTAGCGAAGAAGGATGTGCGCAAGTTGCGCCTCGCAGACGGCGTCGATATGGCGAACTACAAATCTGTATCGGTGAAAGGCGAAGCCACCAAATCGGAGTTGGCGGCAGGCAAACGGGCCTTCAATGGAGCTGTAAAGAACAAGAAGTTCACCACCGCATCCATTCACGATTAGTGAGTCCTCATGAACCTCGCGCAGATCAAACGGAATCCAAGAGCAGCAGCCCAGGGTATGACTCTGGGCGAGTTGCGCAAGCTCCTCCAAAAGTTCGACTACGAGTACCACGACCAGAACAAGCCAAGCGTAGGCGACAAAGTGTACGACACCCTGCGCGATGTTCACGACGAACGCGCCAAGAAGCCGTATGCTCGCGTCGGCTCCAAATCCACTCATGTAGCGCGCCGCACTAAGCTGGCCGTTGCCATGGGTAGTCTCAGCAAACTCAAGCCCGGCTCGTCCGGGCTTTTGGCGTTCTTGGAAAAAGGCCCATTCGTTGTCAGCGACAAGGAAGACGGCATCAGCCTGCAGTTGGTGTATGAAAACCATGTGCTGGTGAAGGCAGTACAGCGCGGTGACGGCAAAATCGGCACTGATTCGTCTGGAGTAATCCCGGCGCTGAAAGTGCCGCATCGCGTCAAGCCGAAAGACCTGATTGTGCGTGTCGAGTTCACCATGAGTGAGCAGACCTTCAATCGGCATTTCAACAAGGAGAACGGTGGCGAGTACGACAACCCGCGTAACGGCGCTGGTGGCCTGCTCAACCGTAACCAACCGACGACCGCGATCACCAAGGTCAAGTGCATTGCGCACGAAATCATGGCTGGTCCAAATGCTCGCGTTGCACCCTCCAAGCAGTTTGCATACCTCAAAGCTCTGGGCTTCGACGTAGTGCCACACAAGGTCTACCCGAAACTCAACGAGACCATCCTCACGAATCTCCTGAACATCCGTCGCACTCGCGCCAAGCGTGCAATCGACGGCATCGTGGTTGCACAAGACCGCTCGTACACCGTTGTCGGCAAGTATCCAACGCACTCCTTCGCCTTCAAGATCAACGATCTGGAAGCTGCTGTGGAAGTACCTGTGCTGGACGTCGAGTTCAACGAGTCGCGCTATGGTCGCTTGGCACCACGCATCCTGATCAAGCCAACTCGCATTGGCGGCGTCATGGTCGAGCACTTCACTGGGCACAACGGGTTCTACATCGAGCACGGTTACACGTCGAAGCTCAAAGGCTCCAAGATTCCATACGAGCCACGCCCGATCAACAAAGGCGCGATCATCCGTTGCGTGCGCTCTGGTGACGTGATCCCGTACATCGTGGAAGTCGTCAAGGCAGCCAAGAAGCCTGCACAACCAAGTGTCGCGTTCGAGTCTGATGGTGTGCATTACTACGCCACAGAAGGCGGTGACGACCGTAAAGCCAAGTCGCTGCTCAACTTCTTCACGGCCCTTGAAGTGGATGGGTTGAAGCGTGGTACCATCGACATTCTGATCGACAATGGCTTCACCACGATCAAGAAGATCATCAACGCCACGGCAGCCGACTTCGAGGAGATTCCTCGTTTCGGTCACTCCAAAGCCGTGACGCTGGAGCGCAACATCCGTAACAGTCTTGCCAAGAATGCAACACTCGCCAAGCTCGGCGCAGGCAGTGTGCTCTTCGGTGATAAGTTCGGTGAGTCTCGCCTGAGTGATCTGTTCAAAGCCCTCCCAGGTATCGTCTATGCGGACTGGAGTGAGAAGCGCATGATCGAGGAGATTCAGCGCGTCAAGGGCTTCAAGGAATTGGCTGTCACCGCAGCGAAGGTGATGCCCAAATTCCGCCTGTTCCTGAAGAAGCTGGACGTCAAGGTTGTGCAGCCTAAGCAGACCCGTATCACGGGCCACGCAATGCGTAACATGGCTGTCCTGTTCACCTCTGTACGCGATAAAGAACTGGCTGAATGGATCGTGGCGAATGGTGGAAAGATGGCATCCAGTGCCAAATCTGCTAATTTACTCATTGTGAAAGACGAGTACGTATCCAACAACAAGACGGAATATGCCAAGGACAACGATATCCCAGTCATGTCCGTCGACAAGTTCAGAACCAAGTACAAGGTGCCCTAATGGCCAAGATTCTCATTGGTGCTGACGATAGCTTCAAGGCCGTTGCGTCCGACGACGATCCGGACTGGAAGACGATTCAGAAGCACCCGTATTACAAACACGCGACGGAGATTCTCCACTCGGAGGGTCTTCGTCCTAAGGGTGTGCGTGGCTACCCGCGACTCATGGAGTTGCTGAACGGTTACGACAACACGCACGACAAGAAGGCTTTGGTCACCACCGACTCGAAAGCCGTCCAGCACTTGAAGCGCGACCTGGCCAGTGGCTTGGAGAAGCTCAAGGTTGCTCGCGCCCGCCTCGCCAAAATGCCTGACAGTGCCGATGAAGCAGCACACGACGACGCAGCTCGCGAAGTCCGCAACGCTCAGCAGTACGTCGATGGTATCCGCAAAGGCCTCTCCCGCCTTAAGAAAATCTAAGGAGTTATTCATGGCACTTCTCACCATTCGCGCCGACGGCTCCTTCGAGGCCCTCGCGATGCAAGATACCTACGCGTCCAAGATCAAGGCGTTCAAGGCCCTCATCAAGTCTACCCAGACTGGCATCAAAGAGCGCAAAAAGAAAGTCGAGCCGTTGAAGCGTATTGCTGCGCTCAAGCTGCGCCTGCAGCACGTACCACCAAGCCAGAAAGAATCCATCCGCAGCAAGATCAGCGCTGAGCGTCAGAAGCACTCCCTGTCCACCAAGGACACCGTGCTGGGTATGCAGCGTCAGATCACCCGTCTCGAAGGTCAGATCACCAAGCACGAAGACCGTATCGCTCGACTGACTCAACAGGAAGCTGATGCCAAAGAGCGTGCCAAGGTACGCAAGGCCAAAGAAGCCTTGACACCCAAGCAGCCAAAAGTAAACATCGGCGGTCCCGGCATCGGTGGTGCTGGTGCGAAGATTCCACGCACTCCGAAAGATCCTGCTGCCAAGTTCGCGCAGCAGGCCAAGACCGCATCTGGCAAGTTGAAGCACACCATCAAGGTGACTCTCGACAAACACGAAGCTCAGGCACTCAAGCCTGCGCCGAAGCCAGCAGTCAAGCCGACCGCGTCGACCGTGAAGCCTACCAAGGTGCTCACTCACAAAGACGACAAGAACGCTACCGCGATCAAGAACACCCTGACCAAAATCTACGCGCTCAAGAAAGAGCTGGCGAACGCCACTCCGACCAAGAAGCCACACATGCAAGCCGATCTGGCGAAGCTGCGCGGTGCGCTGCGTGAATTGCGTAAGGGTGCGACTGCCGAAGGTAAGCCGAAGCTGCCAGCCGAAGTCAACGGTCGCCGCGTCAAGCAAGTGAAGCCTGTCAAGCCGGTTGCTGTTCCTACTCCGAAGACCAAGAGCATGGGTACCATGCCAGCAGCGCGTGCCAAGCTGGAGCGGATGCTGGAGAAAGCCAAGGCTGAGGCCAAAGACCTGCGCAAGCGCGTCACCGCAGCCAAAGGTCAGGGTCCGCTGTACGGTAAGCTGAGCATTCAACTGCAAAGCCTGAACGCCAAGATCGTTCGCCTCGAAGGCAAGATCAAGCAGAAGTAAGACCCAGATAGCGGCTCGCAATGGGCCGCTTTCCATAAGACCAAGGAATAGCACAGCATGGGCAAGATCATCATTTTCTCGGACGACTCCTTCGAGGCTGTCGCCGCACGTGCACCGAGTTCCATCGGTGAGCACAAGCAGCACGTCACCAATCTCACCAAAGACTTGAAGATCGCCAAGGATATCAAGAAGCAACGCACTGCCGAAGAAAAGGCACGCAGTCTGCTGGCAAAGCTCAAGCATGCTCCAAAGGTTGCAGGTAACATCGCCAAGCGCGACAAGGCAAAACAAGACGTAGCGAATGCCAAAGAGCAAGTGCGTGCGCTCAAAGGCAAACTGTCGAATCAGCGCCACACTGATCCTGACGAAGTCGCTCAGAAACTGGCACACGCCAAAGAAGCAGCGAAAGCATTTGGTGCCACGGTGCGTACCGCATCAAAAGAACACGCTGCCGGTCGCCAGGCTCTGCGCAAAGATGTTCTCAAGGATAAAGAAGGCTCCATCAAGACCTTGCAGAAACACATCCGTGCGATGGAGAAAGCGAATCAGGACGGCAAAGGCAACGAGGATGATCTGCTCACTCGTATCAGCCGGGCCAAGCGCGACATTCGTGACCTCGAAGCCGGTAAGGCTCCTGCCCTGATTTACAGCGCCCACCTGTTTGAGAAGAAGAAAGCGACCAAAGCCGCGGGCAAGAAAAAGCCCGGCGTTACCAGCAGCCTGAAGTCCAGCCTCAAGCGCAAAGACGCCATGCGCCGTGCTCGCGTCGGCTATAATAGCTGACTCACAAGGAACCAATCATGGGTAAGATCATCATTTTCTCGGACGATTCGTTCGAGTCGGTTTCGGCAGCGAAGCCTACGGACCTAAAAGGTCACCAAGAGCGCGTCAAGGAACTCAAACGTGACGTGTCCATTGCGACCAAAATCGCAGGCAAGCAAAGAGCGCTCAAGAAGCAGCACGATGCGTGGTTGGTTGTTCGCCAATCCACTGCACATCCGAAGAAGGCCGAGAAGCTCGCTGCACTCAGCACCAAGGTCAAAGCGCTGCGTGCAGATATCAAGGAGCTTAAGGCGGGCTTGTCCTCTTCTCGCCACGCTGATTTGGACAAGGCACACGCGGCTCTGACCAAAGCCCAGCAGGCGAAAGCTGACCACTCCAAAAAGCATCTGCCGCGCAATCAGAAGACTCAACGTGCCGGTGATTCGACCAAGGTTAAGCGCAGCGAGACCAAGCACGCCACACCGTCTGTGACCAAAGCTGCTGGCATCAAGCTCGCGGGTCTGCCTGCAGGCACCAAGCGCAACGTGCAAGCGCTCGCCAAGATGAAAGACCATCACGAAATGGTTGCTGCCGTCGCCGCAGGCAAGGTAAGTCCAAACGGCATGGGCAACTCGTCTTCCGTACGCGCTGCTGGTCGTATGATCGCGCAGCACCTGTCACCGGCTGAGCTTGCCAAGGTCCACAAGATCAGCAAGCAACACGAGGCGTCTCTGAGCAAGATTCGCAACGAGGCGGGTTCGCCAGTTCGTGAAGGTAAGCTGAACCAAAAGACCTTGGCCAAGCTGAATGACTCGGGTCTGTTCAAAACCAAACTCGAAGAGCCGCACAAGGCGATCAACCTGATCAACGGCATTACCGCAGCCAAGCCTTAAGCCTTAACCGCTATCTCCATGAGAAGCTAACCCGGAGTTACCCGAATGAAACTCGCCGTATACGCAATTGCAAAGAACGAAGCCAAGCACGTCGCTCGCTGGTTTGAAGGCGTCAAGGACGCTGACGAAATCGTCGTGCTGGACACTGGCTCGACAGATGGTACCCAGCAGGCGCTCAAGTCGCTGGGTGTCAAAGTCAGCTCCATGGCATTTGAACCCTTCCGATTCGACACGGCGCGTAACTCCGCCATGAACCTCGTCAGCATGGATGTGGACTACTGCATGTTCATTGACCTTGACGAGGTCATGGAGCCGGGAAGCATTACCAAGATCAAGGAACTGATCTCCAACCGTTCGCACCATATGTACGCGGTGCGTCTGGTCTTCCAATACGATGAAGCGCGCAAGCCCATCGTCTCCTATCTGCGCGAAGCAATCCACACGCGCCACGGCTTCTACTGGAAGTATCCCGTGCATGAGCTCCTCGCGTGCTACGAGAATTACACGTACAAGGAACTTCCGATCGACGTATTCCACGAGCCAGACAACGACAAGCCACGTTCGTCCTACCTTGAACTCCTGCAAAAGGGTGTCGAGGAGAATCCAGACGACGCACGCATGGTCCAGTATCTCGGCCGTGAGTTCATGTACCAGGGTCAATATTTCGACGCGATCATGTGGCTCAAGAAGCACATCGAAATCGAAACCCATGGTCCGTTCCGTTCTGAGTCTGCGCTGTACATCGCCCAGTGCTACTTCGCCATGGATGGTCAACTGGAAGAAGCGCTCAACGAATGCGAAGCGTGGCACTATCGCGCAATCGCCGAGTTCCCAAGCGCCCGTGAGCCCTTCTGCGCGCTCGCCTTCTTGTACTTCCAGTGTGGCCAATACGAGCCTTGCATTGGCATGCTCCGTAACGCCCTGCGCGTCGAGACTCAGCCTCAGGTGAGCATGATCCATCGGGATGAATACTACCAGCACTGGCCGTATCACCTGCTCGCCGTCTGCTACTTCTCTCTTGGCCAGATGACCCGAGCCAAAGAAAACATTCAACACGCAATGAAGCTGGCGCCCAAGATCGACGGCCGCCTGGCGAACGATATTGCCACAATCATGGGATTCCAAAATGCTCCTCGTCAGCCTATCGCTAGCAGCGCCGCAGAAGCGCCTGAACAAGGACGACTTCCTGAGACTGGGGACGTCGGGCCAGAAGAAGTATCTGGAGAAGTATCCCAAGAGCAAGCACAGGTTCCTGCTCAAGGGCAAGACGATAAAGAAGGGGCACACCGAGCCAGTCAAGCAGCGTCGCCTGACGCGGACTGAGTACGACGGCCTCAGCGATAAGGCGAAAGCCAAGTACGATGAACGCTACCCAAAGAGCCGTCACAAGCCTCGCTTCAAAGGCGGCAAGGGTCGCGTGCAGGATACCAAGATCAGCACCAAAGAGTCTCGCAAGGATCGCACCAAGCGCTCCAAGGAGAACATGGCAGAGGTCGATAAGCAGCGCAAGATTCTCACCGATGACGGCGCTGGCGTTATCAATCGCGAGTCCGTGAAGGCTCTGGAGAACATCAAGCCAGAGCACTTGAAGCGCGGTGCCAACAACATCGACGAGAACCGCGACGAGATTCACGACGTGGTCGATGCCAAGGCGAAAGACAAGCCACACCTGTTCGATCGTGGCCTGGGTGCTGTGCGTGACTTGATGCAAGGTGACGCGGCATCCACGCATGACGATGACAACCGCAGCGAAGGCGATAAGGAGACTGACCCTGATCGCCAAGCAGTAGACGCTGACGGCCAGCCAGAGTTCGACGCTGACGGCAAACCCATCACCGAAGGTGACAAGGCCAACGACCCTGAACTCAGCGACGACGCTGATGAGGAAGAAGAGGACGAGGAGGAAGACAAGAAGTCCAAGAAGAAAAAGAAGAAGGGCAAGAAGGATAAGAAAGGCGGCAAGGGTCACAAGGACAAGAAGAAACAGCGCGATGGTAAAGCCGTGCTGGGCTTCGTTGTCAAAGCTGCCATCTTGGGTGCTGGTGTCACGATGCTTGCACTCGGCGCTGGCCCACTGGGGATGATCGTTGCACGCGGCCTGCTCGATACCTGGGAAGACTTTAAAGGCATCGCATCGACCGCGGCTGATGGTAACATGACTCCTGAAGAGCAGAACTACCAGACAGTCAACGAAATCATCACGCAAACCCAGAGCTACCTACGCAACATGGATATGGACGACCTGCACGCCCAATCGAAGGAGATGTTCAGCGCCATCGCATCTTCTCACGTGGACGTTTACGGCACAGTGTTCAACGCAGCACTGCCGATTGTCGGTGAACGCCCGAAAGGTATTCCCGGCAAGAGCTTCTACGGACACAGTAGCGTGGACCTGAAGACACTCGCAACTACCTTCGAGAAGGCATTGAGTTCCCAAGGTATCTTGCGTGAGCGAGACCACGTAACTGACCCAGGTGAAGAGACCTACCTCTTCTACACCTCGGGTCCTAATCGCACGATTGTTGCGGTTGGAATGAACGAAGACCACGGTCTCTACCACGTATCTTTCCTCAACTGGTGACTCCATGCAAATCATGCTGATCCTCGCAACTGCCCTCGTTTAACGGAGGCTATATGGAGCGAATCCGTTACCGCTGCGATAAAGCGGAAATGCGTAAGCCGATCGCGCTGCGCAAGACGTGGCACGTTCTCCTGGGTGACAAGCAGATCGCAACGATCAGCACTCGGGAAGAACCGTCAACCGATCATAGTCACTCGCTGCGCATCTGGACTGCTAAGGTGCACGGCGGGGAGTTTGATCCGTTCGACTTCCCGCATGTGGACGAAGATGATGAAGGTGAGAGACTGCGCCCTCACGTCACACTCGCAGGCGGACAGCCGTTTCTCATTAACCCACAACCCATGACCATGAAAGAAGCGCGGTCGTGGGTTAAGCACGTAGTCCAAAGGGGCGACCGATGACACACATGGTAAGTACCAGCTTCTCGCTGGGTTTGGCGCCTACGGAAATGCACCGTGTTGCTCAGACCAAGCAAGGCCTTGAGCTGGACGCGCAACAAGCTGGCGGTGACGCTCGCGTTCTAGACGCCAACATCTGGCTGAAACAGGCCGCACCGCACTATCGCATCAGTGAGGATATCCGCGACTACATCATCGTGGCGCTGCCCTCCATCGTTACCTCGGTGCCCAACACCAACGGTGACAGTGCGTCGTTCAAGGAGCTGACCGCGTTCAACCCTGAGTTCGGCCAGATGGCGTATCGTACCTGGGTGGGCAAGCCCACTCACGTCGAGCACGACAACAAGGATATCACCAAAGCCAAGGGCGTGATCTTCGACACGTACCTGCGCCCACTGCCGCGCAACCGGAAGTTTGCGAAGCTGGTGAAACTCATGGGCTTCGACCGCACCAAGGACTCGTACCTGGTGAACAAGCTCCTGAGTGGTGAAATCAACACCTACTCCATGGGCATGTACTACTCGTCCTACACCTGCCCAGTCTGTGGCGCACGTGTCGGCAAGGGTATCGGTGCACCATGCGTACATACCCGTCCACGTCGTCCGACCTACCAGCTGCCTGATGGGCGTCTGGCTTATCGCATGTGCGAAGGCCTGGTGGGCTTTGAAACGTCCGTAGTTCTCGACCCTGCGTATGTAGCTGCGCAGTCCGACGTGATCTGGGACTTGTCGAAACTCTGAGGCGACCATGAAACTGACTATCTCACTGAGGCGTGCAATGAAAGTTTTCCTCGGCGGTACCTGTAACGATAGCACATGGCGCGAGCGTTTGATTCCGATGTTGAACATCGACTTCTTCAACCCTGTGGTCCCCAACTGGACTCCAGAGTGCATGGAGGAGGAACGCCGCCAGCGTGAAATCTGCGACTACAACCTGTACGTTATCACTCCAAAGATGACGGGCGTGTTCAGTATCGCAGAAGTCGTGTGCGACAGCATCAAACGCTCCTCCAAGACCGTGTTCTGCGCCTTGCGCTCGGATGACGGTGCTGAGTTCTCCGAAGCTCAGTGGAAATCGCTGCAACAGGTGCGTCGAATGATCGACGAGCATTGTGCCAAAACGTGCGATAGTCTGGAAGACGTGGCCGCATTCCTGAACGGAGTGTAACGTGAATCGTCTCGTAGACCAGACAACCTTCTACGTACCGGGAACCATCGGTGGTGGGAACTGTGCCGAAGCTGCGTGCGCTACGCTCTTTGGCATCCCGCTCTCCGACGTCCCGCGTTTCTACAACGAAGATGACCCAGAGCCGTCGTATCGCTACTGGCGTAACTTCGAGAACTTCTGCTTCTCGCAGGGTTATTGGGTGGTGCGTCAAGAACGCGAACGAATCATGGAAGCCACGTATCTGGCTAGTGGTTCGTCGGCTCGCGGATGCAAGCACATGGTGGTGATGCGGAATGGTGAGTTGTTTCACGACCCGCATCCGTCACGCGCCGGCTTGGAGAAGATCGAGCAAACTTGGCTGCTGGTGCCCCTTGACCCGATCAACTTCAAAAAGGTCACGGAATGAAAATCACCATGAGCATGAAAGCCCACGATGACAATGTGGCAGAGGCTGCCAACAAGCTGATCTTCGTACCCTACACCGGCACCAATGGGCTGTACTCTGCCGTTGATGTTGTACCAGAGTACGTGGACGCCATCCTGAAACTGGCAGACGAACTGGAGCTGAGCCCAGACGAACATGCGCTACATTGTACCGTCGTCTACTCCAAAGTGGCTGCTACTGTGCCGCTGCCAGAAGTGCTGGACGTTGTGCAGGCCTACAAGGACAACCAGTTCTCGGCGCTGGTCAATGCTGTCGAGTCGTGGGTTGGCCACAACGGCAAGACGTACATCGTCCTGAAGCTGGTGAGTGAGTCCGTTATCTCGCTCAATGCACGCTGCCAGCAACTGGGTGCCGAGCACACGTTCATCCCGTACAGCCCGCACATTACCCTGAGCGACGAAGTGCCTGTGGACGACGCCATGAAGGCACGGATCGAATTCGTCAACAAGCGCCTGGCGCGTAACCCTGTCCAGATCATGCTGAAAAATTTCAGCGTTGGTGATCAGGACGACTGAGGACATTGCCATGAGCATGTTGTGTGCATCACCTTATCGACCACCCAAGCCAGTTATCCCAATCGAGACGCAACTGCCACCTCGCTTCGGCTTGGGTGCTCTGGAAAGCTACACCAACGAGCAGATGCTGACTCAAGCCCTCAGCGAGGTGCATGAGAACGCACAGCAGTACCCGTCGTTCACTCTACCCGCAGCGCCTGACGATGGTTTCTACTACTACATGGCACCTGTCGAGTACGGTGCTGTGACGTTCCGTGATGCTGGTGGACTCGTCGGTGGTTGGGACGGTGCTTCGTGGCCTCTCGATGACATGGCAGACACTACTGGCCCTGTCGAAGTCATGTACCAGGGTCACAAGTACAACCTGTATCGCACCGACTGGCCTGGTAGTCGTGGCGGCACCTTCACAGTGAGCTTTGCAAATGGCTAGAATCGACTTTGACCTGAGCGATGGGCGCTATGAGCACAACGGGCAGCGCGTCGATGAACTCGAGGAGCCGTACGTCAGACTGCCGAAAGCAAAGGTCAAAGCGCTGCTCAAGGCCAAGCGACGTAATCGCGAAGAAGGGAAAATCTCCGAGACAGATCACACGCCCGGCAAGGTGCGCGTGACCAAAATCAATTGGATCAGTCGGATGCAACGAACCTGAGGTGAGTTATGGAAGCAATCCCCGTAGTACGCCATGACTACCCATGTGCGTGCGGTAAGCCAGTCCCCTGTTATCAGAACCCACCGTGCACGAACCTTGTGAACGGGCCAGTTGTGTTGCCTGCATTGGGAACGGTACCGATCACCACTGAGACCATGCTGCTCTCGCAGTTGCTCAAGGAAGGTGGTGTGGTAATTAATGCGACAGCCTGCAGCGCACACGAAGTCGCTGAGGCAAAAGCGGAGGGTCGGACGTATCGCGATCCACGTGGTTACACGTTCGTGTTGATGACGCCAGAGTGGTTGGAGCATGTGCGCAAGCTGGAACGCGCCAATGCCGAACTGCTAGAATGAAAAAAGGCCACTTACTCTCAGGAGCAGGTGGCCTTTTTGTTTACCGCGCGTCTTTCCCTTCTTCGTTCAGGAACTCGCTGAGACTTCCCACATTTGGCCGACGCGTTTTGCGTATCCTGCCAGCAGCGAACTTCCCAGGCAACTCCATCCCGCGACTATTCCCACGCACGTCTGCAGGCGGCTCCACGAACAGTGGCTTGCCAGCAAACTTCGGCGTCTCCTGCGTACTGTTCGGCTCAAGGATCAGTACCTTCTCCAAATCCTCACGCAGCTTCGCATACACCTCGTTGTCCATGACGATGTACGCCGTGTCCTTGTCGTGTGCAACGCGGCGCAGCGTATCGAAGTCATACACATGGCCTTCCAGATAGTAGAAGTACCGAGGATACCAGCGCGCTGTCACGAAGTCCACAGCTTGCGGCTCAGCGATCTTCCACGCGTTCGGGCCCAGCTCATGGATGACGTACTGCGTCTTGGTCGTCTCAGTGACTTCGGTACCGTCGCCAACGAAGCCCACTGGGTTCTCCGTCCACTCGATAGCCATCCAGCCACTTTTGCGCTTGCCCTCAGACAGCTTCGCGTCCTTGTCAGTGGTGACGATCAACGTGTTCTTGCCGTTGACCTCAAGACCTTTGAACGCATCAGCATGGAACGGATCGTTGCTGCGCTCCCAGTACGCGACGCCAGACCACAACGGCGGCGGGTTGTTTTCATCGACCAGATAGGTAATCACGACACGCCTCCCCAATAGCCAGGCACCTTCTTGTAGTTGAGAGCCAATGCTTCACTCTCCACGATCAAGGCATCGACCTCACCGAACTGCTGCAGGATGAAGTTGTACTGATCCTTACCAGCGTCACGCCCTGGCGCGTAAATCTCCAGACGCTCTTTGATTGGCAACTCCATCGACGCCCATGACGTGTGCCCGATTGCCATGATTTGCTTCTTCTCATGGCACACTGCAAACACGCGCTCTCCGTCTGCCATCACAATTCTCCATTGAGTTTGACGTAGCCGTTCTCAAAGGCCTCGGCAGGAGACCACGAGGTGTAGCCGTTGTCATAGATCACATAGTAGCCACCAGATGCAGCCGAGTGCTTGACGTACCAATCACGGCTGATCGCCACCTTCTGCCCACCTTCCAGATTGAGCTCCAGACCACAGTCACCGATCAGGTCGTCAATGCTGATGATCTTGGCACCCTTGACGATCTTGCGCGACTGGTACTTTGGCAGTGTGAGCTTGGCTGCTTCTGTCCAGATGCGCGTGGCGATGTTGTAGATCACCTCGTCCTCGTAGATGTACAGCATGGCCATGGTAGTAGGCGGTACGCGAGCGTCCAGATAGATCGGCGCCTTGTTCAGCATGCCCTTGATACGGCTGTCACTGTAGGTCACGTCCTTGCCTGGGTCGTACAGGTGCGCGATAGCATTTGAGTTTGGTCGCGTGCGCAACTCTTCCAGCGCACTTGCACCCATGAGCCATACCCGCTTCGGCTGTGTCTCGTGGCTTGGTCCTGGTACGTGACGTGCTACAGGGTTGAACGCCATGATCTTGTAGGTACTGCCGCCGAGGGCCATCTGCACTTCTTGGCTTTCGTGCTTCTCGTCCTCAAACACAAAGCCCTGGTCGCCCATCTCGGTGAGCGCACGGTGCACCTCTTCGTCCAGCGCGACGTAGCCCCAGCGCAGATAGTTGTAGTTACCACGAGCGATAAAATGATCGAGAGTCATACGGCCACCGGTGCGTTGATTACTTTGCCTGGAACATAGCCGTCGATGGTAATGTCTTCGACCTTGAAGTCCAGAATGGAGGAGTAGCTGCGGCGTTCAATGATGACGCGCGGCTGGGATGCTTCGTTGATTGGCGTCGCCAGTTGCTCACGCACTTGGTCAACGTGGTTGCTGTAGACGTGCGCATCGCCGACGGTGTGGAACAGCTTGCCTGCTTTGAGCCCGTAGATCGCGCAGAGCATGTGGGTGAAGATGGAGTAGAACGCGACGTTGTACGGTACGCCCAGGAACCAGTCACCAGAACGTTGGTAGAGCTTGCAGTGCAGCACCAGCTCGCCAGTCGTATCGCGCTCGATGCCCCACTGAGCGAGAGTGTGGCAAGGCGGCAGTGCCATGTCTTCCAGATACGCGACGTTCCACGCGCTCAACACATTGCGTCGTGCAGCGCTATCGTCACGCTCCTTGATTGCTTTCTCCAGACGCGCGATCTGGTCAATCTCACGGCGAATCATCAGGCGACCATCGTCAGCCGTGCCCATGTGGACAAAGCCGCGCTTGCCGTACTGCTCCCACGCAGCGTTGCCGTTGTACATGACGCTCGGGTCGATCAAACGCAGGTCTTCCCAGTGACGCCACTGCACACCGTACACAGGGCCCAGGTCACCGTCGAGAATCTGGTACTGGGGAATGCCGAACTTCTTGAACAGTGCTTCTTGCTGCGCACGGCGATCAGCCTCGTCGAAGCCCGTGATGCCCTTCATTTCGTCGAACTGGCTGCCCTTGAGCATACGCACGCGCTCGCCTTCTTCGTACATGCGCCCGAAGACTTCGGTACCAGGCTTCACCCAGTTGTTCCAGAAATTGACCTTGTTGTCGATCAGGAACTTCAGGCGATTGGAGCCGCTAAGCATCCAGACCAGTTCGACGACTGCCTTGTCCCAGAACACGTTCTTGGTAGAGGGTAGCATCACGGTAGCGCAGCCGTCGTCCGCCAACAGGTCATATTCGACGTTCACCACACCGAAGCGCGAGTAGGTGCCAGTGCCAGTACGGTCAGCCTTGATGGCACCGCGTTCGAGCAGGTACTCGGCGACGGTCAGATAGCCATGCTCACCGTTGAGGGCAATTGGCATCATGTTACCGCTGGGAAGTTTGCGCATCGCGTATCTCCTTTGATTTGGCAGTCGCCATTTTCAGTAGTTCGTTTAACTCGGTGTTGTCCAGAACGTTGTAGCCGCACTTAGCCAGCATTGAGTGCCGTGTCTTGTCTGGTAAGCGCTTGAAAATCCCGAGACTCAGCAAGCTCGTTACCGTGCATCCCCAGAGTTTCTTGGATAGCCACTGCAATAGCTTCCGCATTTTCGTGTACCCATTGTTGACTGATGGCGCCCCAGTTCAGGACGTATAAACGCTCCAGCCGATCGGTGGCAAACTCCACACCCAAGAGCGTGACGCCATCAATGATCCTGCCGATGTTCTTTCCAGTTGTCCCAAGCTCCTTCGCCAGTTCTTTCTGGGTGAGCTTGTTCTTGTCCATGACGTACAGCAACCACAGCTTGCGCAGGAACCCTACCTGAACTCGCTGGAATGGATCGCGTGGGATGATGGCATTGGCACACTGCCGTCGAATGTCCTCGCGAGCAATCTCACCCATGAAGCGCCAACGCAGCACGTCACGCATTTCGATACGGACGTTGAGCATGTTGGCGTAGCGTCCAAACTTCCACCACGAGCCTTGGTGCCAATAGGCATCCATGTAGTATTCACCCTCTACGGTGTAGTCTTGGACTGCATACCAGCCTTCTTTCTTGGGCTTTCGCTGGCTGCATTCAATCCATGGACGTGGTTTGATGACTTCCTGCAGCATGTTCGTGTACATCCCTATTAGTGGCAGACATGGTTGGTTTACAGTAATCCCGGTGTTCCTCAGTAATTTATCACCAATCGAATATGAGGTGTCCCATGAGCAATCTTGAACTGGTGTTCGCTCTCAAGGGCCAGCGCAACATTCGTCTCGGCACTGATGCGAGTACGGGTCATGGTTGCTTTGGCCCAACAGTTCCAGCATCGGCATCCATGACGGTGTTCACCGACCAGATCGCGGAAGTCCGTGTGTCTGACAAGTACGTGCCACACTGCTGCCCATCGAAAGGGTGTCACAGCCCTGGCGTTATCGTAGGTGCCCGCATCACCTACACGGATCAGTTGGCGACACACCGGAATGGCGATCCATTGAGCTGCGGCGATATGTCGTCCAACGGCTCGTTCACTACCTACAGTGGTAACTGATGATGGCGGATTACAGAGACAGCCCGATCTATTCCGACATCAACTTGTATGTCGGCACCCACTCCAACAAGGAGCTGGTGTACAACGAAGACTCCATCAACCAAAACATCTTCCTGATCATCACCACACCCATTCGCTCAAAGTGGTTCCGGATTCGCTACGGGTCGAACATCCCAGCGTACCTGTTTGAACCCATGGACGATATGACGGCGTCGCGTATCCGTACGGAAATCCGAACGCTGCTCAGTCGTAACGACGAGCTCCGTGTGACGATCACGAAGGTCAACGTATACCCGAACTACACCCTGCAAGCGTACGGTGTCGAGGTGTACTACACGGCACCTAACTTGGACGGCAAGCCTGTGCTGTTCCAGTTTGCCCTCAACAAGCAGAATGCCGCATAGGAACAGTCATGGCTCAACTAGCAATCAGTAAGGTCGTCGTTGACGAACAGGATATCTACAACGAGCTGGCGCGGCGTCTCGCAGAAAAGGGCACTTGGAAAGACCTGCTGCCCACGAACGTTTCGGCCACGCTGCTCACTCTTGCCTCTGGCGCAACCACAGTCAACCAGCACTACATCAACGTGTCCCTGCGTGAGGCCTTCCTCTCGACAGCGGTGCGTGACTCCTCCATCTTCGAAGGTGCTCGCTCTCTCGGTGTGAAGATTGCGCGCAAGGTCTCGGCTGGCTTGACTTGCTACCTGCAGAACAACCTGCAGTCGGTGAAGTTCATCCCAGCGTATAGCGAGTTCATGAACTCCTCGGAGAAGTATTTCAACCGTGAGCAATTGATGATCGCTCCTGGCACTGCCATCGAGGACATCCAGCTCTATCAGGGTGAAGTGAAGACCGTAGAGTTTGACGTGGACACGCTTGACCCAGCAGCCCTCCAGACGTTCGTGCTCTCCACTCCGAACTTCGTAGTCGCCGACATGGATATGCTTGTCTGGACAGAAGACAAGGTCTCTGGTGAAGCCACTGTCTGGAACTCGACTGACCAAGCGCTGTACGAACTGGGTCCGACTGACAAGGCGTACTACGAGTTCACCACTGGCTCGGGTGACGTTGCGTTCATGTTTGGCACTGGCGACTACGGCTCCAAGCTGTCAGCGGGTACTCTGCTCAAGATTCGCTTCGTGGTCACGAAAGGCTCTACGGCCATCGGGATCAGTGGTGACAGAATCCGCATGACTTCCCAACCCGAGATTTCGGGTTTTACCACTTCCAACGTGGCTGGCGGTGGTGATCAGAAGTCTGCGCTGTACTACAAGCTGTTCGCGCCTGTGATGTTCCGCTCCAATCGTAAGGCGATCAGCCCAAGCGAAGTGCGCGCCCACATAATGGCTTACCCTGGTGTTGCCGACTGCTCACTGTTCTTCCAGCGTGACGTTGCACCCAATGATCCCAAGTGGCAGAACGTGTTGCGTGTGTGCATTCTCCCAGACAGCACTGATACCTGGGGTGGCGCCAACCCGAACCCGAAGTCTGCCGCATGGACTGCCTTCGAGCAGTGGTTGCTCAATCGCTGCCAAGCACTCGCCCAGATGCAGAGCTGGAACCCAGTGAAGATGTACGTTGGCGTCAAGGTGTTGCTCGCAGTCAACAAGGATGTGGACATTGATGAAATGCGCATCCTCGTGACCGAGCGTATCCTGAAGCTCTTCCAGCGTAAGCCCGGTATCTTGGGTCGCCGCCTCTCCAAGTCTGACATTGAAAACGCCTGCCGTCTGCAAGGTGTGGACTACATTGAAATCCTCTCGCCTTCTGAGGAAATCATTCCGCCTGATCGCACCATGTATTGCGTGCTCGATGGCAGCCCAGTAGTCAACATCGTGTACACCGAACGTACCGCAGGTATCTCTGGAGCCAACTGATGGACAAGCTCACATTCGAGCGGCTGCAGCCTGAGATTTTCTACGCGCAGCCGTGGATTCAGGACTTCGTGGACGTCTACGCCGAGGTGCTGAACGACCGCATCCGCTATCCGATCTACCAGCTTGAGACCATCCGTGACATTACCAAGGTCATCGACCCATGGGTAGTGACGCAGACCCTCAAGCAAATCGGCTTCGACCTGCCACAGGACTTCATCAAGCACAACATCCCCACGCTCAACCAAGCGATTCCGCAGCTGTCGATCTACGCAGAGCGCTCTGGTACCAATGACTACCCGCATACCATTGCGTTCATCCTGGGGCGTTCAGTTGATGCCATTGGCTTGTACACCGAGAACTACCAAGACTTCTACTCGCAAGCCTACGGGCCACTGCAGGTAGATGGTGGTGACTGGTTCAAGACCACGCACATCGAACTGGGGATACAGTACCTGCCACAGGACTACAAGCTGCTGCTCCCACGTGGGAAGACCATCAAGGACCGCTTCCTCGAGGCGTTCTATGAGTTCGCCCCATGGAACATCGTGGTAGAGCGATTCTTCTTCAACGTGGACGTGGGTGCCAACCTCCACCTATCTGGTCGCATCGTCAAGCAGCCCAAGCGCTACATCGACGTGGGCGTTGGTGAAATGCACGTGGAGAACGTGAAGATCGTTGGTCCTAGTGAAGTCTACGAGGGCAGCGAGCAGGAGTTTGAGTTAATCATCACGCTTGCCAACGGTAGTGAAGGCACACCGGGTACTCCTGACATTCCAGGCACTCCCGGTACACCGTACATTCCCGAAGTACCATATCAGCCTGCTGTCCCAGCTGTTCCGGGCTCTCCTGAGATTCCGTACCAGCCTGCGAAGCCTGAGGTGCAAGCGCAACCTGCGGTGCCAGAGATACCGTACCAGCCAGCAGTGCCTGAAGTACCCTATCAGGCAGCCGTTCCAGAAGTGCAGTACAAGCCCGCTGTGCCCGAAGTACCCTATCAGCCAGCAGTACCACCGCAAGATGCGTATACCCAACAAGGCACGTTCAAGCCTCTCATGGGTGTTGCTGGTTGGAACGCACAGGAAGCCACGATCAGCACCTTCGCCGAGATTGAGCCGAACTCCGAGTTCAGCATCGACGCGCCGGGTGAGAACGACTACGGCTATGTGTGCTATCCAAAGGCAATGGGCGAAGCACGGTTCACCGACAAGGTGTCCAACTTCGAAGGCGGCTGGGATGGTGCATCGTGGCCTGATCAGGACGTAGGTGATGAATACGGGCCTATTGAGATTGAGCGCACAGTCAATGGTGTGACGCTCACGTGGTACCTGTACCGTACCGACTTCTCGGGCATCGGTTCAGCTACATACGACTTCCAAGTGCCTAACCCGCAGAACGGTAGCTACTCGATCTATCACGAGGCAGTTCCGGGTAAGCCAGAGGTCCCATATCAGGCAGGCAGCCCTGAAGTGCCGTACCAAGCAGCCAAGCCAGAGGTTCCATATCAGGCCGCTGTTCCAGAAATTCCGTACCAAGCAGGTAAGCCAGCAGTGCCTTATCAGCCTGCGACGCCTGAGATTCCCTATCAGGCTGCTGTGCCTGCTGTACCCGGTAAGCCAGAAGTTCCATACCAGCCAGCAGTGCCAGCAACGCCAGGCACTCCAGCGATTCCGGGTACTCCTGCTACGCCAGCAGTGGACACCTACTTCACTCAGACAGTCCGTGTGAAAGGCGTATGGAACAGTAGTCGCACTGGCCTCGTGGGCTTCAATGGTGACTTCGCTTCCTTTGGCAACGTCAGCTTCGATACCGACGTGGTGATCTATGGCGAGTACGAGGGTATGTCCGCATCCCTGAACGTCAAGGTGAAGAACAGCGCCAGCAACATCAGGACCATCGAGATTCAAGGCCCTGACAGTGTCCGTGCGAACGAGTTTGGCACATACCAAGTGGTAGCTCATACCACAGGCGGTGATGAAACCCACGACCTGACGATCACCACGCGCTCCACACTGGGCTACATGCAGGGCAACAACCTCCATGTGTACCAGATTGACGCTGATGGTGAGGTGATCCTGAGTGCCGAGTGCAAGCTCCCTGATGGGCAGACGCTCACCGCCGTGAAGAAGGTACAGGCCATCTTCGTGGACCCTGATGTTCACCTTGTTGACCTTGAGATACTCGGCCCTGACAGCTTCTACGAGAACGAGGTGAAGCAGTACACCCTCGTGGCGCACTACTCGGATGGAACGCACAAGGGCGTACTGGGTGCATGGGATCCCGGCTGTGGCGCCATCTACATCACGCCTGATGGTGAGGCGTACATCACCGAGACACTGGCCGAGTTGGACATTACCTTCAAGGCCACGCACCAGTACAAGGGTGTTAAGCTCACGGCAACCAAGCCTGTCCAGTTCCTCCGCCGGACGGTTAGCGTGGTACATACGGAGATTCTTGGACCAAACCAAGTGGTGGAAAACACCAAGAATCGCTACGTTGTGTCCGCCCGATTCTCGGATGGTTCTACGGGCATAGTGGATGCAGATTGGACAACAAATCGCTTCTATATTGACGAAAGAGGGTACCTGGAGGTGGGCTCTGTTGGCTCCACACCGGTCAATCTCCAGTTAAGGGCTCGCGTCAACGGGCGGGATGCCATCAAGCAGATCGTTGCTATCAATACACCGGTGACATTGGACAACATCCTTGTCATGGGTCCGGATAACGTCCGGGAAGGCAGCTTGGGCAAGTTCACTGCATACGCGCATTACTCCAATGGCCGTGACGTGGAAATCACTCCCACGTGGTCGATTAAGGGTGATCCTGCATGGGCATCCATTGACGTCAACGGGTTGCTGTCGTTCGAGGACCCACTGGTTGGTATCGTGGAGGTTGTTGCTACATACCGACTCGGTGGTAAGGCATACGTGCAGAGCAAGCCATTAGTCTTGATTCCGAACACACGGATCATTCAGGGCTTGATTATCAGTGGCCCTAACACGGTCATGGAAGGTGCACGGATTGTGCTCACTGGCACCGCCGTGTACTCTGATGGATTGCTTGAGACGGTGAGCCCACAATGGACCGTGCAGTCTGCGGACCCATTGAACGATCCAGACCCAATGGCGGACATTGTATCGCCTGGTGTGTTGCAAGGACGTGTAGTCGAGAAGGACACCAAGGTCACGGCGATTGCTCGCTACTTCAAGGAGATTGCCGAGTTTGAGGTGACCGTAACGCCACGTATCGTCAACTCGCCTGACAAGCCTGTGAGCAGTCGGATCATTGGACCTGCCGCCTTCTATGTCACCGAGCGTGGTTCGTACTCCCATGCGATTGTCTTCGAGGAGTGTGCGAATGAGCTATTGGTGAGTAGTGACTGGACGATTGACGCTGATCCGCTGGTGGCTGCGATTGATAGTGCTGGCTTCGTCTGGTCCGTGAATGGTAAGTCCACGACTGCCACGATCACCTCGACGTACCAGTGCGGCACCTACACCCTTGTCGATTCGATGGTCATCAACATCATCGGCGATGAGGACCAGTTGAAGTCGCTGGCCATCTACGGGCCTGAGACAATCAGTGGTGCCAAGCAGGAACTCTACACGTCGGAGCTCTTCCGTAATGGTGAGACTGAGACACCGGGCAAAGGGCATCCTGTGCAGCCTGAGTGGAGCATCGTTTCCCCAGATGGTCGCGTAGTTGTCAACGGTGCTGGTCAGGTGAACGTGATTGACGCCTCCAAAGCGTTCAAGTTTATCCTCAAGGCCACGTACAAGGAAGGGTTCGAGACTGTCACGGCGACCAAGGAGATTAGCGTGATTGCTGAGGTAGACAGTACACCGATATACGGCCTTGCAGCCATTGGCGTGCGTAACGACCCTGCGATTGCAGACAAGCTGACCAACCATTTGCCTACAATGGCATCTGGCCAGAAGTTTACGCTGACTGCTGGCGCTGGCGAATACATGTACTTCTGCTACCCTGCGACACTCGGCCTGGCTAAGTTCGTTGACCAAGCTTCCAACTTTGAAGGCGGATTCGACGGAGCGTCCTGGCCTGACGATGGCTCTGTAGGTGAGCAGTACGGTCCAATCACTGTCGCGCGCACTGATGCGTCTGGCACAACATCCAACTGGTATCTGTATCGCTCCGACTTTGACGGCAACGGCACGATGACCTTCGAAGTAACCTTCGGGAACTAAGGAACTACCATGAAAGTAAAAATGACCACCGGCCGTGAAGTGTACAACCCGCACGCCGAAGTACAAGCGCCAGCGCAACACACGGCTGTCGCCAATGGGAACGCCGAGATTGCTGTCGCGGCTGTCGATAACACCAGCGAAGGCAACTGCCCGAAGTGCCGTAAAGCCATGGGCACAGCGATGATCCCTGCTGGTCAGGTGTACTACTGCCCGACTTGCCGTGTCTCGACGCCAATCAGCGACTGCGAGGGTTAATCCATGAGCGAAGTGCTGATTCTTTCCGACGTTGGCCTACAGGCGATCAACAACGCGTCGGCAGGCGGCCAGCTCGTTGACGCTACCTTCTTCAAGTTTGGGGACTCTTCGCAGTCCCCGAGCAAGACTGATGCCGTCGACATTCTGGGCAACAACCTCTTCGAGGGCACCATCCACCACGTGGAAGTGCTCTCCAAGAACACCGCTCGCTTTGTCTTTGAAATCCCGGGCTACCTGATCAAGGAAGACACGGAAGTCCGTGAGACCTGCGTATACCTGAGCAGCCGTACGCTGCTTGGGCGCTGTGTCTTCGAGACGCCTTACATCCTGATCAAGGGTGAGACGGTTCGCTTCAACTGCCTGCTGGTAACTAGCCGTTGTGACCTGACGACCATCAACGTCACCATTGGCGACTACTCGTCCATTCCATCGACGCCCAACGTCTTCCGTCTGCAATCGCCTGGAGAAAGCTCGTTCAATGCGGTTACGGTACTGGATGGCACGTATAACTCGGATGGTAGTGCTACTCCTGTTCTGGCTATGCGTTCTGGTGCAGGTGGTTTCCAGTGGGCATTTAGCGACCATGATCGTATCTTCTTCGGAAAGCCCACGGCTGCCAGCGCTACTGAGATTACTCTCAGCGGAATCGACCTCGACGATAACGAGATAGTCATTGGCCACGTCGTCCTCGGCAATGGTCAAGGCAAGTCGCGCCGTTACCGTGTGTCGGGTACCAAGCTGGTTGAAGCTGACTCGCAGCCAGTCACTGGCCTCGATGCCCAATCGACTATCGCTGTATGGCGACGTCGTGGAGGTGCGGGTGGTGCAGGCGGTGCGTGCTCTTATCCGCCGATCATGGATGGTGTGCCTGCTGACTGGGTACTCGTTCGTGGTTATGACGAATGCCCACGTTGGGCGCCACCCAAGTCGTCTGGTGGGATCAATAGCACGCTGTACCGCGCGCCTTCCAAGCTGGTAATGAGCACCATCAACTACACAGGCGATGGTACTGAGGCACGCTATGCCCTTGGCGATCTGGAAATCGAGAACGTCAACTACCTGCAGCCAGCGCTCGGTGGTGTAACCCAGCACCGTGATGCGTTTGATATGAGCGGCAACGAGATTGAGTTTGTGGAGGCAATTGCCGCGCAGATTCCAATTGACCTGCGCCTGTTCACACGTATCCCGTCGAACGGCAGCCGCATGTTGATCAAGGTTGACCATGTGGTGGGTGATGGCAGCACGCAGAACTTCAAGATCAGCCAGCCCGTGCAAGACGCCAACTACATCAAGGCGTACATTCGCGGTATCCGGCAGATGCTCACCACGTTCACCTACGATGCCACAACGCAGGAGGTCAAGTTTGTAGCACCGATCCCTGCTGGCGTTGACGTGGAGTTGCGTAGCTTCCGTATCGAAGACTTCGAGGGTTACAGCACCACCATCTCGACCATCGCCACGATCACCAGTGACGACACGTACTTCCTCGAACTGCCGTTCACCCCGCAGTCGGTTGAGTACATCGAGGTATCCCAGTCTGGTGCGCACATCCATGGCAACCAGTACACTCTGGTAGACAACAAGGTGATCTTCACTGGGCCGATTCGCAAAGGCCTGGGTGTCGAGATTACCCTGTACGACAACGCGCCAGCACAGGGTAGCAGCAATACCAACCTTGCTGGCGTAGTTGTGGATGCGGTGCTCACTGGTCGTACCTTGAAGCTCCTGCGTCATGGTGCCAAGCCGATTGTCCTGCCCGTGCCTGGTGTGTCGCTGATCGCTGGCTCGGGTATCCGTATCAGTGGTTCGCACCCTGTGTACCGGATCGAATCGACCATCAGTGAGCAACTGACTGATGCCGAGGCCAACTTCAAGTTCACGGATACTCGGAACCAGAAGGACGCCCAAGAGATTCTGTTCACGCACCGCGTCAATCTCTCCAGTGACGTGATGGTGACTGTCCACGCTGACTTCCAAGCAGCACTCGGCCCTGGCTTCGTCACGGAAGAAGGCTTGGAGATCATGGAGTACGTGGTTGGCTTCCGTTCGTCCAAGAGTCAGGAGCCTGATTACGGTCGCCAGATTGCTGGTACTGGTACTGCTGGCTTCTCGTCCCTTGGCGGCGACAAGAACGAACGTGCCTACTCCAACGCCTCGCTCACTCAGGTCTACGATATTGTGACCAAGAACCACCCAGCGGGCTACATCGACGTTGTGGTGAAGATGCGGGTGAAGAACGCGAACGTGAGCCAGTACGGTTCGTTCCTGAACGTCAACGTCAACATCATCGGTACGCCGAAGATTGCCAAATAGGTGAGCCATGATCTGCTACGTCATGCCCGATGGGAGTTATGGACGCAGCACACAGCCGCCACACGACGCCATTCCCATTGGTGACGACATATACAGGATGCTGGAGGACAACCCTGGCATGCTGGACATTGAAGTCACCGGTGTGAATGTTCGGATCAGCCCATCGCTTATTTCCTACAAGGCAAAGGCGCTGGAGATTATCCGTACCGAAGTGGGCAAGCTGCTGCCGTCTGAGCAGCATCTGAACCAACTGCACCGCAGCGTCGCTTGCGAGCAGTCCTGTTTCGATGAGGTCCTTGGCTGGTTAACGGTTGAGGACACGCGCAAGACGTTTGCGCAGCTTAACGAACGGCACAACAAGCTGCGATTCATTCAACACGACAGCACCTCCATGGTGGGGCAAGCAACAGCCTGTGAACAGGTTGATACCATACTGGAGGCATTGTCGCATACACTAGGTGCACTATGAGTGTGAAAGGTGTTTCCGACTCTCCACTCCTTGGGAAGTCTATCCTAGGAGACCAATCCCGGGTGCCCATCGGTGCGCCTGTGATTACAAACCTCAGGGTGAAGAACTCGAAAGAGATTCAGGCCCTGATGACTGGCCAGACATTGACTGAGCCACAACTCAACCAGTTCGAGACGTTTGGACAGGATGGCAGGGAAGCCTTCCGCAAAGAGTCCAACAGCATCGACTACCGTGATCGCACGCTGGAGAACGGGCGCCTTATCGAGGAGTGGAGCTACGACCCACAAACGGGTTCGCTTGTCCTCGTGCGGAAGAACCAAGAAGAGTACCGCATCTTCAACTTCCTGCGCCAAGACGCTATGGGTCGTGGTGCTACAGGTCCTCGTGGTGATCCGGGTAAAGATGGGAAGAACGGACGTCTCGGTCGTGATGGTGCTCAAGGTGCTACCGGTTGCGAAGGTGAGAAGGGTGATCCGGGTGAGACTGGTAACCCAGGCGTCGAAGGTAATCCCGGCATCATGGGCTTGCAAGGTCCTGACGGTTGTGAGGGTGCATCGGGCGATCGTGGTGTCATGGGTCCACAGGGCCGTAACGGGTTTGAAGGTGCTCGTGGTCTCACTGGGCCAAGTTGCGATGAAGAGAACACTGGCGCTCAAGGTGCACAGGGTGCCAAGTTCGGTAAGGGTGTTGCCTTTGGCCTAGCCGCTGCCTCTGATCCAGAAGTCGCAATCATGGGCTTGGATGACGATGGTGTCGATGCCGTTGCACCAACGTGTGGCTGGACTGGTAAGCTGTGCGGTGCAACTACTGCGCCAGCAACGCCTGCTCCTGATACATCAGCGCCAGCTAACCCTGCACCTCCACCTACTGCATCTGCGCGCATCAGCCTGTGTACGAGCTTTGGTAACCAGAGTCCGAAGAGTTCGTGTGGTGGTACCTCGACTGCGTGGTATGTTGCATGGGCCAACTTCGATGCTGGTGGCGGTGTACTGGGCCTCTCGGGTCTTCCACTCGCACGGCAAAACACTGCATGGTGGCCAAACAGTGTCGTCATGTGTGGTACTCTGGCCGCTGGTGCAGCGTACACCTTCGAGTTGATTACTCCACCGGGCGTTGCCTCCACCTTGTTCCTGAACTGTGCGATCATCAGCCAGACGGACTATCCAGGTGGCACCACGCGAGTCACGAAGACACTGGACAAACCCACTGAGGTTCGCCTGCGCTTCCTCAACAACGCAGCGCGCATCCCAACGTGGTGTGCCCTGAAAATCTACAACGCCTCCACAGGCGAACTGCTGTACTTCACGGGTAAGAATGCCAAGAACGCCGGCCTCAAAGGTGAGTTTGCCTCATCCAAGACTGACGACAACTGGGCAGGCAACAGCTCCGTGCAGCAGTACCTATAAGGATTCAACATGACAGGCTTGACTCGAATCCACAGTTCGTTGATCTATGCCCCAGGTGAATCAGACCAGACCGAAGTAGTGGTTAGGGACGAACACCTTGAGGCCAGTGCGCCGCTTGAGTCGGATATCAGTGAAGTCTCCAGCGGCTACTACGATGCCCAGCTGGGTATCCTGACGCTCACCATGAGCAACGGCGATATCGTTCGTATCAATGGCTTTGCCACAGCAGGTAACATCCCTGCTGGCCCCACTGGCCCTCAGGGCTTGCCGGGTAAAGACGGTCAAGACGGCCGTGATGGTAAGGACGGTGAGAAAGGCGAAGAGGGTTGCCAAGGCCCAGCAGGTCCACAAGGCGCCACTGGTGCTACCGGCCCTGATGGTCGCGATGGCATGATGGGTCAGCAAGGCGTTCGTGGTTGCCCAGGTCCCAAGGGTGCACCGGGTGAACGCGGACCCACTGGCCCACAAGGTCCAATCGGCCCCACTGGTCCCAGAGGTGAGCAAGGTCCTACTGGTAAGCCGGGTGCTCCTGGCCCTGCAGGTACCGTGAACATCGTCGTCTCCACTACTGACCCTGGTAACGTGGGCGCTGGCTGGCTCTGGGTTAACCCAAGCGCCACTGAAACTCCTGCATCGGGTGGCGGCGGTGGCGGCACTGTAACGCCTCCTGCGACTGACCCACCCATCGGCACTCCATGGCCATAACAAGGTGACCTTATGCTGACTCGTGTTCCACTCAAATTGCTCGATGCCAAAGGTCGCTCTGGTAGTGACGTGCGCTTCGATGGTAACAACGTCGTGGTGGAAGAGGATAGCCTCAACCAGAACGACTACGGCATCACGGCTGGCAACTACGACGCCACCTCTGGTACCCTGACGCTCGTCCTGCGCAATGGTGAAAGCCTCCAGCTCTCTGGGTTCACCACTGTCAGCGACATGGGCGTTGGCCAAGCAGGCCCTACTGGCCCAGCAGGTCAAGATGGCCGTGATGGTCTCAATGGTACTGACGGTGAGAAGGGTGCCACTGGTTGCCAAGGCCCAGCTGGCCCTCCCGGTCGTCAAGGCCCTCGCGGCGAACAAGGCAACCCAGGGGCTACAGGCCCTAACGGTGCAACTGGACCCACTGGCCCTGATGGCAAGGATGGCGTCGTTCAAATCTGGATTCAGACCGCTGACCCAGTGCTGGATGCTGCCGTCCACGTTGTCCCTGGGGCACTGTGGGTCAAGCCATAAGTTGGAGTTCTACCAATGAGTAGACTAAGAATCAGGAATGCGGCCAACACCAAGTGGTTGGATATCTGCCAGAGTGAATGGCGGGTGCGCAATCCAAGCAACACAGGCTGGACACGCATCAC